TCAGGTAGCGTCACGGCGGCTTCCCTTTTTCTTACCAAAGTTCAGCGCTCCCTGCATGGCGGCATCGGAGGTATCCGATAGCGTCCGGCCGGAAAGTTTACGGTCAACGTCCTCCCAGCGCCAGCGAGGTGTTCCAGTCGGAAAGGTATCGCAGGGGGGTGGCAACCGGCCGGCATCGACCCACTGGTCCCAGGTGTTGGGAGAGATATCGAGCTCCGCGGCACCGGTCTCCCGACCGACATAAGACGGGGTCCGATCTCCCTTCAGGCGGTTTTCCGACTTGCTCGCCGTCATCACGACTTCCTTGCCTCACGCCAGATTCTTCGCACGCTCAATGTTGGGAGATGCATTTTCTCGTGCGTCATCCACCGCACACGAGATGGCCAGGCCGCGCTCGACCGGGTCGATGCCGGGACGCATGCCATGCCCATCGCCGGCAAGATGCCGATGCCAGTTCAGCAGCGCGGCCGCGGTCGAGATGGTGTGATGTTTGGCCTTTTCAAAGTCGCCGGCCGCAGCCGCTGTGGCAGCCTTCTGCGCCAGATATCCGATCAGCCAGAACCAATCGAATGCGGTCTTGCCGGCGTCATGCTCGGCGGCGAACCGCATGACCTGGTGGCCGGCCTCGAGGCGGGTACCCTCGAACCAGTCCTGGATCTCCGGCGAGAACAGCGCCGCGGCGGTGCGCAGCGCCCAAGCATCCATCCGAAGCGTGTCGGCATAGCCCGGGTTACCCTTCCAACGCTCCACCTGGCGCTCCATGGTCTCGGCGCGCGCCAGCAACTGCTCTTGGGTGAATGGCACGTTCATCAGATGAAGCCTTTTTCCTTCGCCAGCCATTCTGGCATCGTGAAGGTCCCGTCGTCGTTGTGCTCGACCTGCGACTTCGGCACCCACTCCGTGGTCTTGCCGTCGAAGATCTGAAATGCCTTCGGCGACTCAGCCCGAAGCTCGGCCGCGATATCGATCAGTTTCGGATCGCTCATGGCCGGAAGAGCTCCGTGAGTTCGGCGGTACCGCCGCGGACAGTCAGGACGTCGTTGTCGCGAAGTTCCTTCCATCCTGAATTCCAGTGCCCGCCGCGCGGCTGCACGCCCAGCACTTCGGCCACCTCGGCCTGCGTCATGGTCCCGCCGTTCGCGTAGATGGTCCGGAGGATGTTCGGTGCGGCGCCCGACAGGCTGCGGCACCACATCTCGACCAATTCGGCCGGCGGGATGCTGCCGGTCACCGCACCGGAGCTCGGCGATGCGATCCAGATGTGTTCGCCTTCCTCCGCGATCAGCCCGGACTCGAGCAGGGATTTCTTGCCGGTGTTGAAGTGGCCGCCGCGCGCCTTCAGGCCGGCGAGTGTCGCGACCTGCTTCCAAGTCCGGCGGACTGGCGGATTGGTGTCGAGCACGGTCAGCATCTTCTGGCCGGCCGAGTTGAGCGCGCTGCTGCCGTTCGCCGCCGGCGTCTGCCGCATCGGTCGCGGTTCCGGGGCGCTGCGCGGCGGCGTCGCTTCGGCCGGCTTCGGCGCGAAGGAGTCGACAACCTCGATCCGGATGGAACTGAGGGAACCGATGAAGCGGCTCTCAAGCTGGTGAAGCGCGGCCTGAAACTCCATCGCGAGATGTTGGATGCGGCCGGCGAGATCTGCGCTGGCTTCACGCCGCGCGCGCTCAAATCCCTCCTGGCGCGCCGCCGCGATCGCCTGCGGTCCCGCTCCGGCGGCGGCGCCGAGTTGGGACTCGAGCCGCATGATGGTTCGGCGGAGTTGTGCCGGGTCCTCGTTCTCGGCCTGCTTGACGGCATCGCCGATGATTGCGCGCAGGCGGTCGCGATCGACGGGCGCCGTTGTGACCTGCAGTTCGGCGTCGCCGTCCGTCGGTGTCGCGGAATTGTCGAAAGTCGAGATCTTCGGAAAATGCGCCAGGTCGGCGACCTGCGCCTCGCCGGAACAGATCCAGCCGGTGCCGGTCTTCAACGAGGCGAGGGACGATGAAACCCGCTCGAAGGTCACCTTGTCGACGTTGGACTTCAGCCACTTCTTTACCGGATCCTGATCGGCCGGCGCCGTGAGCCGGTGCGCGATCATTGTGTCGCAGCTGCCGAGCACGGCGTTGTGAAGGGCCTGGGTCCGCTGGGTCACCACCATCAGGCGGATACCCTTCGACCGGCCCGCGGTGGCCAGCTTCTTGGCGTTGTGGATAGCGAGGTTCTCGGCGCCGATGCCGGCACGCTCCTTCGGAGCGAATTCGTGCGCCTCCTCGATCACGAGATAGACGACGCCGCGCATCCGCTTCATCAGGGCAGGGGCGAAGTCGTTGAAGAATTTCTGGAGGCCGCCGGCGTTGAAGTCCGCCATGTCGATGATGGACAGCGGCAGATCGCCGGTCGCGACAAGCTCGCCGATCGCCTTCCCGGCGGAGTCGTGCAGCGAGACGTGCCCGCGCGGACCGCCAAGGATGTAGAACGGCAGGCCGGCGCGCTGGCCGTCGGCGCTCGACGTCATGCCCCACCAATCCGACTTGATGGGGTCGAGCACGCAGACTCGAGCCGCCGGATTGGCGGCGAGGATCTGCTCGACTGCGAGCTTGGCGGTGGATGTTTTGCCCGAGCCCGTCTTGCCCAGGAACGCGGTGTGCTGCTCCAAAACGGCGCGCGGGAATACGAAAGTCATAGAGGAACCTCCTTAAACCGAATGAGGGGCGTGTCGCCGCGGACGTAGAGCGGGTGTTTCGGGCTGCCGCCTTTGTTGAGGCCCAGACACCACAATTCGTGCCGGTCGCGGCGCAAAGCGTCTTCGACATCCACCGCGAAATGCACGAGGTCGCGGTGAAGGTTGCCCCAGGCGCATATGACCTTGGCGGCTTGCTTCGCTGTGTCGCGGATGAGCGGCAAGTTGCCTTTGCTGCGTGGTACCACGCCCGGCTTGAGCAGCGCCGCCGGCGCCGTCGCGCGGTAGTCGCAGACGTTCATCATGGCGAGGCCGTCGAAGCCCCATTCCATCGAGAAGTCGATCACCTTGCTGAGGGTCGGGTCGTCAACTTTGGCGTCCGCGACCGACGGGTTCATCCCGATCCAGAGAACGAAGTTGTTCGGCAACCTGGTGCCGGCGGTGAAGAGGTTCACCCACTTCCGGGTCAGGATCAGCCGATAGCAATCGAACTCACCGGCGAACATGGCGTCGCCGTGCACGCCGTCTGCCAGATTGAGCCGGACCTTGCCGCCGGGGTTGTGGATGGCAGCGTTCATGACGCAGCCCCAAACTGCGGCTGGCCGCCCTCGATCAGCGCCTTCTTCCGGGCCGCGCAGGCTTGGATCAGCGTGTCGTATTCCGGTGAGCCGATCAGGATGTTGTTCTTGGCGAGGTAGGGGCCCGACCCGTGGTACCAGTTCTCGAGGTCCACGACGGTCGCGGCACCGGCAATCGCGGGGAGCAAGAGATCGAGCGCTTGCTTCCGCTTCACGACGGCGCGCCGCTCGATCTCGCGGCGAGCGTTCCAGCGCCAGTCCTCCCCCATCTTGTGTTCTTTGTTGGCGAGCCAGTCCATGTAGCTGTCGTCGGCCGCGGACAGCGCCTTGCCGTCGAATTGGCCGAAGTCGAACTTTGTGAAGACCGCGGGCTCGGCGCTCCACTGGACGAGCGTCTCGACGGTCTGATGCTCCAGCAATTCGAGCAGCACCAGGCCGCAGACGTAGGAGTCCGGCGCCGCGCGGTGGGGTGGCGACGCCCGCTCGGGGTCGGCGGGCAGGTTCAAGAAATAGCGAAGCGCCTGCAGCTTGTGGCTCGCGAAGTCGGGCCACTGGCGAAGGCTGCACTTCCATGTGCAGATCCAATCGGCATGGATGAGCGCATCGAGATACTGCCGCTCGTAGTGGGCGGCATGCGCGGCGAAGATGATTTTGCCGTCATCGTTCGGCGTCTCGACCAGCATGCGCCAGCCGTCTGCCCACGATGGTGCGTCCTTAACGTCGGCATCCGTGATGTGGTGGATGCCGGACGACTCCGGTGGGATCGGTCGCGCCGGCCGGATGAGCGATTGCTTGCTGATCGACGACAGGCCCCAGATATCGCTGACGTTCCTGAGATCGGTGAAACCGATCTCGATGACTTCGTCGGATGGCTCGAGTCCAGTCGTCTCAAGATCGCACGGGCGGATGATCATCCTCAGTATCCTTCGGGTTGAAATCGGTCCTGGCAGCCGCAGGTGCCGTGGACGAGGGCTCGGCCGCAGTCCCAGCAAACCTCGGCCCGAGGCTCGTCTAACTTCACCAGGTCTTTGGGGTAGGCCGTGACGAACTCTGTCTCGGCCTCATCGGAGAACATGACCTTGGCATCGAGAATCATCAGCAGCTTGTCGCGCTTCTTCGTCGACCGGCCGACGACGGTGGCCGACACGTCGGTTCGAGGCGGAGACGCAGCATCACCGACAAAGTTCCGCCAATCCCAGACGCCGACCCGCACGCGGGATCCTGGAGGAAAGTGCTCAGTGAACGGGAGGTCGCACCTGATGCGCGCGGACGATATCGGTTGCCCCTTCAGCGCCTTCATGATGCTGGTCTTGATCTCGCATCCGGTCCTGACCGAGCAACCGAGGCATGGGCGGTAAGAGGTCATGCTGCGCTCCATCGTCCGCGGCCGACCCGTACGCCGGCGCCCAGCTGGAGCACCTGCCGGATTTTGGCCTGGTAGTTCGGGTTGGCCGCGGTCTTCGGGTGGGACGCGAAGGCGCGGTAGATATCGGCGAGGGCGACGGGACCGCGCTGCGCGCGCATCCAATCGGCGATGACGTCGTGCCAGGTCGTCTCCAGCGCCAGCACCACGACGCTGCGCGGCAGCCGGAGCGGCACGAACTGACCGAAGTCGCGATCGACCGAAGCCAACACCTCGGCGTGCCGATCGCTATAGGCGCAGAGAGCCGAGGGCGCGCCGGAGTTGCCGGCAGTGCCGCCGCCCGGCATGCAGAAATCGATCCGGCCGCGCGGGAACAGAACCGCCGAGGCGCGATCCCAGACGTGGCGGAAGAAGGTTGCCGTCTCGGTGCGGGCGAAGATCAGCGCGATGCCGCGGCCGTGCTCCGCCATCCTCGCCATGAACCGGCCGAGCAGGCCGCGCGAGTAGGGCGGGTTGAGCCAGACGTCGCCTTCCCAAGGCAGGATCAGCCCGTTGTCGGCGATCGTGTAGTGCCTGCGCGCCGTCCGCCTCGGCTGGTCAACCATCGCGCTCGGATCCAAGTCGTAGGCTTCCCAACCGCCGAGCATGCGCAGCAGCCAGGGTGGCGTCAGCCAGTTGTCGGTGCGGCCGCGCCGCGGAGTCTGGTGACCGCCGATGCCGGCGAAGAGAGGGGCGCTATGCATCCGCCGCCTCCTTCACTGCGCGCCGCTCGCGCACATCGGTCCGACGGCCGATCCTGAGAAAGCCGAACGGAAGATGGATCTCGATGTTCGGCCCGCCGAAACAGACGTGGAGCCCGAACGAGAGGTGGTCCCAGCCGGAGCGCCAGAAGTAGCAAACCCAGGCTTCGCCCTCCCAGCCGAAGAGGCGGGTGCGGCGCAATTCTTCCCAGCGAGACCAGCTCTCCTTCGCCCGCCGTGATTTCTCCCGCTCCTCGGCCGCCGCCATGAAGGCCACGCCTGCGCCGACACCGTCGCGATACGACGCGTCAGTCCGAAAGCGATCGCGATCGTAACCAGCGTCCTGCCGATCGGTCATGGCGCCATCCTCATTTGCCAAACGGCGCCGTCGATCAGGTAGACGATGCGCTCGCCCCATGCCGCCAGTTTCATCGCGGTGCTGACGCCGGTGTCGCGGACCTTGTTCACGATGCCGTGGATGGGGACGAAGATCGTGATTTCGAAGTCGGTGGTGATCGTCGCGGCGACTCCGCGGGGTAGGATAGCCATGTTGAGCTCGGCGCTGTCGGCCGGCCCGGTCCATGCCTGATAGGTCGTGAAGGTCCGGTCGAAAGTCAGCTCGATCCGGTTGAAATTGCCCTGGCCGCTGATGACCGAGAAGGCGGCGAAGCGGCCGGCAGCCTTACCCGAGACGATTGTCCCGCCGTCGAGCTCCGGCACCCGGATCTGGGAGATACCTCCGGCATGCGGCAGCACCACGAAGGCGTTGCCGAGGGCATCGGTGACGGCAACGTCATCCAACCAGGTCGTGGCGCCGACCAGTATGCTCCAGCGCCGATCCATGATCATGCGCGGCCGACCGACATCGTTGAGCTCGAGCTCGATCAACTCGCGGTCGGTGACTCCGAAGAGCGTCTCGCCGGCACGGAAGATACGGCGGAAGGCCATCGGCTGCTCGGCAAACCTGCGTCCGCCGGCGCTGCCGACCATCTCGAACGAGATGTGCGCGAAGAGGATCTCGTTCTGGGTCGGGAGCGAGATCAGCCAGCCTTCCGGCACCTTGATGACCTCGGCGTCCGCCGGCACGTTGTGCGCGATCGCCCCACCGGTCGCGAGGTCGACGACTTCGCCGGACGTCAGCCGAGCGGCGCCGTTGGCCCAGATCCTGGTGACGGGGTCGCCGACACGCGCGAACAGCTTCTCGAACACCAGCGCGCCGCCGCTCGCGGTCGTGACAGCGCGCATGATCAATGCCGCCCTAGCAGACTTGCCGGCCGCCGTCGGCGCCGGCGGTGTCCCGCGCTTGCCGAGTTGGAATGTGGTCTGAAACCAGTCCAGCAGCGGGCCGGGGATGCAGGCGAAGTCACGGACCGAGAGCGGCATCTTGGCGCGCTTGTCGAAGACCGAGGCGTTGTCCTTCATCCTCTGGACGAGATCGGCAGGCTTGTAGCCCTCGATCCGCCCCTTGTAGGGGTGGATACCGGTGAAGACCTGGAACGCCACGATGCCCCAGGCAAACCAATCGGTCTGCGCATCGAACGAGGCGGCGTGCCAGTCGCGAATGGACGGCATGATGACCGAGGCGCCCCAGCGGCCGATCGCCCAGGAGTCGACGTCGATGACCGAGGCGGTCGCCGCGGCACCCTTCCGGAAGCCGACCAGCCAGTTGAGCTCGTTGGCGTCGACCAGGACGGCCTTCTGGCTGTGGGCATATTCGACGATCTCGAACATGGACTGCGTCAACGCGACGGCGTCGCCATCCGCGAAACCGGTCCGCACCCGGTAATCCGACACGAATACCCGCGACATCGGCTCGCCGTCGACGAACGGCATGTAGAAGCCGATCGGCTTCCTAGAGTCGTCCAGCACGAGACCCTGCGGCGCCACGATGCCGGCATGCTTCAGGCCGGCCAGCGCCTTCACCTTCTCCGGCATGCCGTCGCGCGCCATCTTGGCGGCGTCGGTATAGAGCTTCACGATGGTCTTGCCGGTCCGGTAGATCGAGCCTTCGCCGCCGGAGGTGACGTAGTCGGCCTCGCGCAGCGTCACGGCGCCGCGGCCCTCGAGGTGGACGCTGATGGTGCCCCTGCGCGCCATTACTCGGCCTCGTGATCGATGTGGATGCAGGCCATCGAGATATCGTCGATCGGGCCTTTACCGTGCGCCTGGCAGTCCTTGAGGAACCGCAGCATGCGGCGCTTCACGAAGGCGCCCTCGGCGGACTTGAAGGACATCAGCTGCGCGACGACGTCGCGCCAGTCCATGCCGTCGATTTGGGTGACGCCGTCCGAGAACACGGCCACGAACTCGTAATTGCGAGGAGAGATCGAGTCGGACAGCCCTCTCAGGAAATCGTACAGCGGTTGCGGGATCACCTTTTCGGTTACGACGCCATCTCGCCGGATATGCCGTGTGACCGTCATGGCGTCGACGAACTCGCCGCCGTGGGCCGCGATGAAGCCGGCGTACTTGTCGTCGGCGTAGGCTCGATACACGGGCATGTTCTTCGCCCAATCGAACCGGGTCATGATGAGTTCCCGATCCGATTTGGCAGCGATGACGCCGTCTCCGATCAGTCTGACCACGAGGCTCCGGTCGGTGGCAGCCACATAACCGCAGGTCGCCAGCATGTCGGACTGCTCGAGTCCGAGAGCGGACTGGGCCAAGTCGTCCAGGATCTCGCAGCGATCATCCACGGTAAAGGTCGCGAAGTATCGCGGGACGGTGAGGGTGAGCGCCTGGAATGTGCTCCGCGCGATGACGCGGGCGCCGACGTCGGTTTCGCCGCCGCTGCTGCAGCCGTCCGATATGACGCCGATGGCGTGATCGGGTGCAGACTTCGATAGCGCATAGTCCTGGCACGGCAAGCCGCCGCGGAGATGCTGCGATCCAATATGGAAAGCGTGATCAGCTGTGTAACGCATGGGATTCTCCGCGGCGGGTCGGTGTCAGATCGTGGCTGCGATGGCCTGGCTGGGCCCGCCGGTGCCGAGCGCCTGCGACGTGCTCGAGACCGACTGCGACACGAACTGGGCCAGCTTGGCGAGCTTGCCCTTGGTGACGTCGCCGGCGTCAATGTACTGGGTGATGCCGGCCTCCTTCTGGAAGCGGTTCAGCGCCGTGGTGCAGGCGGCGGCATTGATCCCGATTAGGACGCTGACGTGGCTCTCGAGGAATTCTTCCTTCCTCGCCCGCTCGATCTCGGCCTTGATCATGGCCGGTGAAGCGGCTCCGCCGGTGTCCTCGCCGTCGGTGATGATGAAGCTGATGCCGTTCGCGTTGAACTCCTGGTCGAAGAGCATCTTGGCGTAGGCATTCGCGGCGCCGACACCGACATAACAGGCGTCAAACAGGGGCGTGCCGCCGCCGGCATGGAGCGCGTCATAGGCGGTCTGGTCGATGCTGGCCAACGGGATGAAGCCGTGCACCTCGTTGAGGCCGCCCCGGTAGGAACTGCTGAAGGCGGCGACGCGGATCAGCAGGTTCTCGGACCGCGGGGACTTCCGGCAGGCCTCGACCGATGCCTTGATCATGGCAATCAGTTCCGAGAGGAACGGCGAGACCGAACCGCTCATGTCGACTTCGATATCGACGAGGGTGTACTCGGTGGCGCCGAGGCCTTCGATGCGGGCGCCGGTGAACGAGAAGTTGCAGCCGAGGTTGTGGGTTTCAATGTCAGATCCGTCGAGACGGGGCATTGGGGCTCCTTTCGGGAATTCGGGTGATGGTGTCGGGGATCAGGCCAGGAAGGCGTCGGACGTCGTGAGGACGAGTCCGCGGGCTTCCATGTCCTTGAGGAACTGCTGCGCGATCGCCGGGAAGTCGGGGCCGCCGGGCGTCTGCGGGACCGGCGACATGCAGTCCGTCAGGATGTGGATCTTGCGTAGGTGGTCATCGCCGATGTTGTCGACGATCTGCCGGATGGTGGTCGCGACGCAATGCGAGGATGCTTCGCCGGCGATGGCGATGACGTCAGCCTCCTGCAGCACGCTGAGGAAGCCGCCGTTCAACTGCGTCGACGGGTCCGCGGGATCCGGCACCTCGGCCATCAGGGCTCCGTAGTGTTCCGTGAAGGTATTGGTGCCCTTGGTCACGAAATCGATCGTGGCGAAGTTGGCGCGCTCCCAAGCGGCGAGCTCTTCACGGAGCACGTCGACGACGTTGTGGCCCCAACTGCCAATGATGCAGTGCTCCGGCCAGACCATCAGAATAAACTTGCCGGCAGCCTCGAGCGCCGCGGTGTAGTCGAGCATCCGCTGGCGGTAGCTCTGATTGCGCGGCTCCCACATGCCCGACTTTATGTCGGCATTGGTGATCATGGTGAACGGGGCAGGGTGCTTGCCGTCAATGCCGCGCCAGAAACCGGGATGGGCGACGTCAATGACGCGATGCGAGTCCAGCGTGACATGGATGTCGTTCAGCCGGCGGCCGATCCGCCTGACCATGTCGGCGACGCGGGTCATGTCGGCAACCGCGCCGGTGACGGGAAGGGCGGCGCCCTTCTGGTCCATGAAGTCGTTCTGGGGGTCGATGACGACGAGATCAGCCTTGACGTTCTTTCTCAATGAAACCTCCTGTGTGTGTTCAACCGTAGAAAAACCTGACGCGCTTGCCGCAGTGGCATTGAGCGGCGCAGCCGCGGATCAGCGGCCCGAATGAGTCTTGTTCGACCATGTAAAAGCGGATGGCGGTGTAGCCGCGCTTCTCGAGCGCCGGCGTCAGAATCTTCCGCTCGCCGTCGTAGTAGTCATCGAAATCAAACTGTTCCGCGTCGGCGCCGAGAAAAGTGAGCAGGTCGCACGCTTCCTCATCTTCTTGTTTGCGCTCCGCAATGCGACGGGTCCTGGCCGCAAACCTCTCGGCTTCGCCATCTGGAACGGGAAGGACGGACTTTTCGAGCTCGATGCCCTCGTTGATGTCGAGGCCCTTCTTCTCGAACCAGTCGCTATCCGGCATGCCGCCATATGCTGGGTGGGTGTTTGCCGGATCGGCGCCGTCGTAGCGGGTGACCTCCTGGCCGCTCAGCCGGTCGGTCCAGATGACGTCGTAGATCGTCGTTCCCTCTGGCGCGTAAACCGAGCGGACATATCGCGGGATCATTGCGGGGGTTGCGAGCTCAGACATGAGCGCCCTCGCGCTTCAGTGCATCGGCGATCTCCGGCGTGACTTTCCCACCGGTCTTCGCGAGATAGGCCGCCATCAGCGCCGCGGTGAGGTTGTCGCCCTCGAACCGGCGTTCCTTCCAGTCGGTGAAGTCGCCGCAGACCTCGACCGCGCTGTCGGGCCCCATGTTGAAATCGGGGTTGTCGCAGAATAGTGTGACGCTGTGGGCCTCATCAGCGCGCAAGGCCTCGACCAGCAGCCATGCCGCAGGCAGCGCCGGCTTTCGGGCGGACCATGCTTCAATGGTGGCCTCGCAGTAGCATTCGGTGCACTGGACCTTTGGGGTCTCGATCATCTGACCGCGGGTGGCGGTCCAATGGCTGAAGAGGTTCAGCTTGATCGATTGGCAAAGGGGACACGGACCAAGTTCGGTGAGCTTACTCATGCTGCTTTGCTCGCGTTCTTGACCTGGGCGTAGTGCCAATCCCGGACGGTCCGATAGGTCAGCCCGGTCAGGAGCTCGGTCGCGCGTCGGCACTGCTCCAGCGAGAACATGCCGAAGTGGCAAGCATCGCGATCGATCCCGAGGTGGTGCGCCAGGTAGCGATAGAGGCGGGACCGAGCCGCCTTCAGGATCTTCGCCTTCGCTTTGTGGTCCTCGGGGGCGTATTGCCCGGTCGTCAGCGCACTCTTCCAGATCGGATCGAAGACGTTGTCGTGCAGGTTCGATCGCGCTGCGCGGGTGGCGGCATCCGCCGGCGTGCCGAGGCTCTTCGTGGTGCCGGGATGGCAGCCGCAATAGCTCTTGCAGCGGTCGCATTTGTAAAAGTGCTTCCAGTGCAGATCACGGCGGTTTGGATAGATCTCTTGGCCGGTCGTCAGGCGGGTGGCGGCGCCACAACAGATGGGTGCGGAATCGGTCATGCTGCGCGCGCCTCCGGCATATCGATGTTGGCTTTGATGACTTTGAAGGTGAGGGCGACGACCTCGGGGTTTGCGTCCCAAGAGCCCATGCCGTGCAGCGCTCGCCAAAGCGCCGAGAAGCAAGCGACCGCATCGGTGCCGCGGTTCAGCCCGGCCCAATAGTCGCGCTCGCCGCGGTGCTCGACGCCTTCGGCGAGGGCATCGGCCTCGCTGATCGCCGTCAGTCGCTCGATCTTCGTCGCGGTGACTATCAACGTGATCCGCGAGGCCCAGCGCGGCATATGGATCGAAGGGACGCCCGCACCGCGCTTGCCGCCGTAGTTGTAAAGATCGACGAAGTCGTCGGCCTCTTCCGCGTTCTGCGCGGTCGACATGATCCAGGCATTGTCGGCAGCGTAGCGGACGCCATCCCATCCCTCGGCGTTCGGTTCGCCCTTGACGGACTCGCGCACCCAGAGTCGGTCCCCGACCTCTACCTTCTGCCACTGGGTCGGCGGCCAGGCGATGCGCGACGAGGTGTCGTCGAGACCGCTGACCTTGCAGCCCTTCTTTCGTAGCTTTGCCGCCTGTACCCCATCTTCGTCGTCGTAGACGGTGAACGGCTCGCCCCACGCCAATCGCCGGGTCATGGTCTTGCCAGTCCCCGGGGCTTCGACTTCGCGAAGCAGGCCCTGCACCATCGGCGCGCTGAAGATGACCGGAACATCCTTCACCGTTGCCCTCAGAGCCGGCTGGAGATGTTGATGTTGCGGGCGGTAACCGCAGTAACGATGCGCGGTACGGCATAGGTCGCACTGGCAATCAGCGACAGCGTGATCGTCAGGACGGGGTGATCCGAAACCCAGTTGAGCAAGTCCATCAATGTTCTCCCTCTTCAAAAACCGCCTCGCAGATCGCGCGGCACTTCTCGATGTCGAACCGGTCATCGGTCCGAACTCCGCTTTCCATGTCGATCCAGTACCGACCAGGCATCTGCTCGAGCACCGACATGACGCCACTGATGTTGTCGGGGGAGATGCCGCCAGCGTAGCCGACCAGCCGATCGGCTCCGGGGTGCATCGGCCAGGCCGTCGGTGCGACGCCGGCGCCGCCGCTGCGGTCGAAGAGCCAGTCCACGGAGGTGTCGGTCGGGAACGTGTCGGCGCGGGTCTGCGCGATCGCGCGCATCGATCCCCAGCCGTTCCGGAATTCGATGATCTTGGCCGGATCTGGTTCAGCGTGATTCACCTGAATCCGCTCGAAGTACCCAAGATCGACCGGGATGGTGTCGACGATGGATTCGCCCGCCATGATGCGGCGGCTGTAGTCGCCGCAGAGGTGCGCGGACAGGCGCAGCCCGCTCCACATGAAGCGAGACAGCGCGTCCCCGTCGGGGTAGCGCGGATCGGTGCCCTGGCGCTTTGGGCTGAACAAGATGCCGAACTCGACCGGGTACTTGATCGATAGGACGTGGATGTCGTGGAGCTCGGTCCAGTTGTCGATCCCGGTGAACGTGATGAACTCAGGCTTCATGCTGCGGCTCCATGATGCTGCGGCACACGCAGCGGATTGTCGTAATCGGCCGGCAGGAAGGCCTGCAGGTCGCGTTTGACGTAATGGCGGGCGCCGAGCTCGCGACAGACCTGCGTGACGTCGCTGGTGTAGGCGGCCCAATCGATTGTCTTGGAGATCTTCGAGACGTAGTTGGCCTTGCCGATCTTGTAGAGGTCGACGAATTCGTGGGTGGCGCGGATGATCGAGATCGAGGCCGCGGCATCGAGCGTCGGCTCGAGCGATACCCAGGTGAAGATCCCGGCATCATGGAACGTCCGGAGGACGTCAATCCGTTCCCATGGCAGCGCGGCGTTGCGCTCCCATGTCAGTGAGAAGTCATCGTCGAGCGAGGTCAGCGTGCAGGCGTAGGCGTCGCGCTCGCGGCGGTATTCCGGCAGGAAGGGCAGGGCGCGGCGGCCGCCCTTCGACAGCGTGCAGAACGCCATGCCGGCCTCCTTGAGGGCGCGCATCGTCTGCCGAGTCAGGGAAAGATCGCCGCGATGGAATGGATCGCTGGAGAACGTGATGAAGATCTGATCAGCGGGGTGGCCGTCGGAGACGCCGGCCGCCTGATAGCGTCGGATATCGCGCTCGAGGCGCTGCATGAACCCGGGCCGCGGTACTGCGCCCTGGTCGAAAGTCGGCCGCGGGATATGCGTCGCAGGCGGGACATAGCAGTAGGCGCAACCGTGCCCACACCCGCGATATGGATTGGTGGCCAGCGGCGCGTATTCGCCGGCATTTCCCTTTGGGCGATAGATGACATCGGCGCCAGGTACGATCGGCTGATCCGTGAAGTGTCCGTCGGCGCCGATCATCGGGCACCGTCCTTTGGAGCGGCATCATCCCACTCCTTGTCGCGGCGCCGCTTTTCCAGCATGTTCGCGTAAGCCTCACGGAAAAGTTCAAAGTCCGAGAATTCCAGCGCAGGACCGCCGCCGTCGACTTTCAGCGTGTACACCGACCTGGCCTTGCCTTCGTTCTTGCCAGTGCCGACCCAGGACGAGACATAGCCGATGACATTCGTCTGCTCGTCGAGCAGCTCATCGCCGTATGTGGATCCGCCGCTCGCGCGCAGATGCATCACGCGCCGACGAAGGATGCGCGGAACCGCGGCGGTCAGAGTGGTATCTGGCGTTTCTGAGGTCGCGGTCATCGCTCACCCCCGATCGCGCAGGGCGTGCCGTCGCCCATCTCGGCCATGACATCGGCGACGACCGGCGAGAACTTCCGGTATGCATGAAGTGCGGTCGTGTGATCGCGGCCGCCGAAGCTACGGCCGATCCCGCTGTAGCTCGTGCTGGTCAGCAGCTTGGCGAGGCACATCGCGATTTGACGAATGCGGGTGACACCATGCCTGCGCGAATGGTGAGTGAATCCGTCTTGACTAACCTTGAAGGCGTGGCCGACTGACGCCTTGATCAAGCTGATCCGGCGCTGGTTCTCCGGCGCCTGACGAAGCAGGTTGCGATATCCTGCGATCGATCGGCGGATAGCCACTCGCTCGGCCTCGTCGCTGAGCCTCCGGATCTCCTCTGGGGGCCGCCGCGTCTGGGACGTGATGATGTCCTCGACGGTCGCGAAGGCGAACGGTGCTGGCAGGAGGAGGGCGCCTGGGCGCGGCAACGCCAGCACGTCGCGGCGCCACTGCGGCACCACGACCGGCAGCCGAGCACGGACCTCTCGATAGTGAGCCGACAACTCAGCCGACGACCGAAATTCAAGAGTTACTGACGTCGCCGGGTTCATCCAAACCTCCGGGTTTTGCGGTTCGGGAAGGTCGACCGCCCGCGGATCTTCCGCTTCGGTTTCGCCGGCGTCGGGTCGGTCATCCGCTTGATCTTCGCGCGACGATGGGAGTCGGAGCCGACAGTGGTTGCGCCGTTGCCATGGGTCCGGAACTTGTGGCCGGCGATGGTGCAGGCATCAATGAACGCCGGATCATTGGCGGGCGGGATCGTGTCATCGGTCGCGGTGTCGAACTTCCGCTCCCAAAGCGCGGGCCTGTGGTCGAACTGCGTGTTCTCTACGGACCCCAGCTTTTCCTTCGTCTGGGCGCAGCGACCGCCTTGTCGGATCAAGACCTCAAGCTTGACCCGGCACGGCATAGCCGGCCGCTTCCAATCCGCTGGCGGGCGATCGAGGACCGTCATCGTGTGATGATCCCCTCGACCTTCTTGTTGCAGGCCGCCAGGTCGACGGAGCCTGTCAGGCGTTCACCGTGCACGGCGTAGATCTCGCCGCGCTTCTTCTCGGCGTCGCCTTCGAACCGGCCATACTTGTTGAGCCACTGCTCGGACATCTTGCCGAGTTTCTGCGGGCCGCCGTTCTCGATGGTCAGCAGCGCGCGGTGGTACGAGGAAAGGTCAGGAGCGGACGCGCCGTTGCCACGAGATGCGTCCGCTCCGTTAGCGGTCGAGCCTTGGGGGGTGCTCGACTGCGGTTTGCCGTCCTGGGCGGAGGTTGGGCCGGACAGCAAATCAGGTTGGGACGAGCCACTGGCGGTGCGCTCCTGGCTCGTCCCTTCATCGGCGGGGGCTGGCTTCGCCGACGTCTGCGCCGAGGTGGCAGCGCTGTCCGATCCGGCCGCAGGTTGATGTCCTGCCGCATGGTCGGATGGATGCGCTGCCTCCGCCGCGGCGGAATCTGTGGCCGGCTTGTCACCGGCGGCTTGTTCTTGGTTCGCCGCACCGGTTACCGCGGTCTGCTGATCTCCACCTGAGACCGCATCCTTCTTCACCAGCGGGTTGTAGTCGGGGTCCGCCTGGGACGGCTTCTCCTTGGCGAACATCTCCTCGACCGTGGCTTCGCCATTCTTGATCGACATGAACATGCCGCGCAGCGTCGCGATGTGCTCGAGCCGGATGTCAGCCTCGCCGTTGACGTCGAGAGCCTCGAAGATCTGATCGGGCGTGACGCCATAGGTCGCGAATGCCTTGATGGCCTTGTCGCGATTCTGGGAAAGCGTCGCGGTGGTGCCGGCGACGACCTCGCGGGCCGCATGATATGCGGGCCGATAGACGCCGCGCGGAATGCCGGCGAGGATTGCGTTACGCTTCGCGATCGAGCAGGCGGCGTTGCCAGTAACCGTGATCATGTCTTCGGAGAAGAGGTTGCCGCTTGACGTCGAGATCCTGCGCCGCACCGTCGCGGTCGAGGCCATGTTGGTTTCAAGATCGTGGAATGTGCCGACGGCCTCGACGTACTTGTCCTTCTTGTTGACGGTCACGACGTGAGCTTCGATTCGACAGTTGCCCCAGCATTGGGCCGCGATCTCGGCCAGGCGAATGCTCGGTCCTTCAATCGCCGCGTTGGCGGTATCGGTCGAGTCACCACCGCCGCGGTTCTGCTGCTTCTTCTTGCGGACGAGCGCGTACAGCGACTCCGCGGCCGTCTCCTCGTCCAGCGTGGCCAGGCTCTTGATGTTGCCGATCGCGCGCGAGACGTTCCGCGGATACATTTTGGCGGTGGCGATCTGGCCGTCGATCTCGGCGCGCAGCATTGCCGGCATCGCACTTTCCACCACGACGGCTGGCAGCGTTTGACGTTCTTGGTCGCGATCATCGACAATCATATTCATCGTCAGTCCTCAGAGGTTTAGGTGAAAGCCCAAGACGGGAAGTCGGTGTCGCCCCAGACTTCAGCCGGGAGCTCCGGCACCCAGTCCTGGTCGAGGCCGAACTTCTCGACGTAGAGGCGGTAGTTCTTGATGGCGTCGTCGATATCGACGGCGGCCTGGCGGAAGATCATGCTGCCGAGATCGAACTCGGCGACGACCGGCTGCGGCGCGCCCGAGGCCTTGATCAGCACCCAGACCCACTTCAGCGCCTCGTCGGATCCGGGGTCGCGTTCCGCGACCGCCAGGGCAGCAAATACGGACTCGAGGAAGGCGGGCGAGTAGGGGCAGTCGAAGACCTTGCCGTCGGCGAATAGCTTCGCGGCCACCTTCAGCGCGCGGATGTACGCCGCGGCCTGCAGGTCGTACCGCATGCGCGAGATCGCCTTCTTCGCTCCCTCTCTCAGCCTCTCCTGCAGGAACGGCCGGAAGGATTTCAAGTCGACCACGGCATGTGACAGCAGGTGGTCGATGCGAGCTTTCAGTCGGACGCCGTTCTCGACATAGAAGATCGAGACCTCCGACGCGCCAGCGGTGAAAGTGCCGTCTTCCATGACGGGAGCTAGCTTCGGCTCTCGCTGCATCCATTCCACTGCGCGCTCGATATGCTCGATCGCTTCGCGCGGAATGATGGTCTTGCCGGCGTGCTCGGTCTCGAACCGAGCCATGATCTCGTCCCAGATCGGGGTGCTTTGGTCGAACTCGCGGATCGCGGTGGCCACCAAAGCCTTGGTGTTGCCGATCTTGGTCAGTCCTAGCTTCTTGGCGTGCTCGCGGAGGTGATCCATCGTCACGAGCGCCTTGGGATAGTCGGACAGTGACGGCGCGATCGGGAAGCGCTCGGCCAGGAACTGCTTTCCCTCGAGCGCGCGACAATGGATCGCGCGGCCCCACTTCAATTGGAACGTCTCTTTCTGCTCGGCGCCGTGCAGGCGGCCGTGTTGGTATTCGATCGGGTCGATCACCAGTTCCTTCAGCTTCGTGGATCCGAGCGAGGTGTCCTGGTGGTACTTGTCCTCGGGCACGCCGAAGTAGATGCCCGGCTCGAATTTCACGGGCTCGATAGCGTCGGCATCAGCGATAGGGACAACGGCGTTCATTGGTCAGTTTCCGGAGAAAAGGCCGCGCGGACCGAAACCCGTCGCGGCAAGTTGGGGAGGAGCTGTCACTCCGCGGCTTGCTGCTTGGCGCCGCGGACGTGGCCGTCTTCGATGACCACCGCGGTCGGCCGGTTGGAATTAACGGTCTCGGCGATGACGAGCAGATCCTGCTCGTCGGCGAGGCGGACGAGGGCAGCCCAGGACTCGTCGTCCAGAAGCGCGGCGTGCTTGGTCGTCAGGAAACGGAGACGCGGCTGCAGCTTCATCGCGATGGCGACTGCGAGGCCGAGCTTCTGCGCTTGGCTGGCCTGGGCTAGCGGGTGACCGTCGAGCAGTATGACGCCTTCCCCGAAGGACAAACCCGGTATCGGCATGTCGGCGCGGGCAATGGCTTCCTGCTTCTCGGTCTCGCGGGCGACGATTGCCTTGCTGAGGGCTTCGGACTTGGCCTCGAGCTCTGCCGCTTCGCTGGCGAGCCGCTCTTTCTCGACGCGGGCGCGGGCCGCGGCGGCTACTTTGGCATTCGTCTCGCGTGCCGCGGTGATCTTGGCTTGCAGTTCCTGCGTGTCGACAGATGGAGGCTCGTCGCCGGCCTCGCTGATCTCGAGCCGGATCTCGCCAGCAGCGTTCTCGGCGGCGTCAGCCTCGGCGGTCAGCTTCTCGATTTCGGCCTGCAGTTGGCCGATGCGCTGGCGCGCAAACTCGGCCGCATGGTCGCGCTCCTGCGCCTGCTGCCGGCGCGCCGCCTGGTCGGACCGGTAACGCTGCACGGCGCCGTTCTTGTCGGCAGCCTCAGCCAGTTCCTGCACGAGCGCGGCCTCGTCCACCGTTTCGGTCGGCGCGGTTTGGTCGATGACAATCGCGTCGGCTCGAGTCCGCAGCGCCTTGGCATCGCGGTTGACCACAGTCCGGGCGTCGAAGTCCGCGTCATTGGCCTTCGCTATGGCGTCGAAATCGACGCCGGAGACGAACGACTTGAGCAGGTCAAACTGCTCCTTTGGCTTCTTGCTGATGAAGTCGAGCGGATCGCAGCTGAGGGCGCCGATCAGGGTGTTCAGGATTTGCTGCGGCTTGTCGGACCGGAAGCCGTCCTCGTTCTCGATGGTGAGGCTGGTCGACCAGTCGCCGTCATCCTTCTTCTTGATCCGGCGAGTGACACGATACTTCAGCCCGGCAGCGTCGCCGATATCGACGACGATATTGCCCATCTTGGCACCGTCATGAACCGGATCGGCCGGGATCATCTTCTCGCCGCCGAGCGCGGCCCACAGCGCGTCAATCACGCTGCTCTTGCCCTGGCGGTTGCGTCCGGTGAGCTCGAGGACGTTGCCGTTGGGCTGGATCCGCACCGCGCGGACGCGCAACACGTTCTCGACGTCGAGGGAAAGGATCTTGAGCGGTGAGGGCTGTTCGGTCATGGGAGCCTATGGTGAGACGGTTGGAAGTGGGGTTCTGAGGAACTGCGGCCGACCCGGCGGCAGACCGGTGCCGTCGTCCTCGTCGTCGGCCGCGGCCAGCTGCTCCCTGCGGACATCGTCCAAGGTGCGCGGGCGCTGAACCGGTGCGGGTCCGGGCGGTGCCGCGATCACCGAGGGCCGCGGCGCCGTGGTGCCGTCGGCGCGCACCGGAGCGACGGTCGGCGCCACTGCCGGCGCTCGGCGCGCGACATCAACGGCAGACTCGGCGAGCGACTTCATGCTGTCGCCGACATCGTGAGCCGTATCGAAAAGGCGCTTGGTGTGCGCCTCGAGGAAGGCATTTCGCTCGAGCAGTTGCCGGACTTCTGCCCTCGTTGCCGTGAGCTCGGCCTGAAAGTTCGACGCGCGGTCATCCGCCTGGTCGAGCTCGCGCCTGAGCATCACGATCTGGTCGCGCGCGGTGTTCAATTCATCGATATCGGCCTGCCAAGCCTGACCGATGGTTTCCATGTTGGCGCCGAGCCGCAGAAGCACGGACGGCTCGAGCTCAATTCGCCGCTCAGCCATGGAAGACCCCCATGGCGGCCGACGCCTTGACGATGCACCCAAAGATCATCCCCGCGATCGCGAAGAACGCCGCAACTTCCCGCACGAATGTTCGAATAGCCGCCATCAGGAAGCCGACTCCTTCTGTTGCCGATCGGTGACGAAGGCGGCGCCCAACAGCGCGCCGAGAACGAGGCCGAGCAGCAGCGCGGCGCAGAGAAGCTCGACGGTCGCGCCCTCAATGACGAGGGCGGCGATGACGGCCAGCAGAACGAGAATGATGGCGCGTTCCATCTTCATGCTGCCACCGCGCTGAAATCGATCGGGCCATCACGGCGCGCCAGCGCGATCGCAGCGGCCAGGCGCGGCTTGACCTGGGAATACGGGCGCGCCTCAGCCGGTTTCCACAGGATCTGGAAGGCACGGGCTTCGATCTCGTCGACCGTGCCCTCGAAAGTCATGCCGCTCGACCGCAGGATCACGGCATAGGCGCCGGTGAGGTCGAGGTCGAAGGTGTCCGGGGTGCACCTGGTCATTCCTGGATGCGCCATTGGCTATCCCCAATCCCTGTTTTCTGAGGCGAGGGCGGTGTCGAAGCGGTCATCTGTCGCCACGTCCTCTGGCGTCTCGTGCCGAAAGCCGAAGTCTTCCGGCCGCGCCACCAGTCGCTTGACGAAGTTGGCGTAGGCCGCGCGCTCTTCCGGGGTTGCGGCGGCGTGCTCCCCCGCCGGCGCGAAGATGAGACGGGTCCAACTCGGCGGCAGGCATTCCGTGATCACGGGCGAGCCTCCTCGCCTGGAGTACCGGCGCGCGGAAACGGCAGGATCTTCGCGCACATCTCGGGCGTGGTGGCATCGTGACGAGCCGCCATCCGCGCGGCCGCGCCGACCTGGAGCGCGGCAAGTCCCTTGTGCGTGTCGATGGCGAGCCCGGCGATCGCCAGGCGCAATTCGTCCGCCGTCGCGCCGCCGCGCGCGGCAAGCGTCCTCAGCCGCTCGATGGCCTGAATCTGGGCGTGCTCCAGATATCCGGCCCGGAAGGCGAGGTCGTCGATGATGGCGGTCGGATCGAGGGAAAGGTCCGTCATGCCGAGACCTTTCCCGCGCGACGTTGAATTTCGAGATTGCGGATGGCGCGGCGATCGCGCTTGGTCTGCGCCGCTGCCTTGGCGTCGTCCGGGCTCCAGCGGCGCTGGCCGGCAAACACGACTTTCCCGTCAATCCGCTCGATGACGTAGCGATCGGTATCGACCACGAGCGCGCCTGCCTCGTCGCGGCGGTAGCGGATGATATAGCCGGCCTCGTCGTCGGCCTCGATCACGTCACGAACGGCTTGGCCGTCAACGGTGATCTCGGGGCACACGAAGAAGAACTTCCGCCAGTCGCTCTTGCCGGAGACGCGGATCAGCATGCGCAGTCCTCCTGCACGCGCTTCGCGACACCGAAAGCCATAGCGGCTTCCTCGGCGCGACCGGCCGCCTTCAGCGAAGACCCGGCATTGAAGAGGGCGAGCAGCAGGTCGCCGCGGTCGCGGACCGCGCGCCAGTAAGGCTTCACAAGGAAGAGCGCACAGAACGCGACGCCGGTCCCGAGTGAAACAACTGCTGTGCCGATGTAGCCGAGCACGGTCATGCGCCTTACCGATCCGTCGGGATGTGGAGGGCGGCGATCTTGTCGGCGTCGATTGAGCGGACCCAGATCTGATCGCGGGTGCGCCAGGCTTTGAAGCCGGCCGAGCGGATCGCGTTGATGATGCGGGCGGTCAGGTCGTCGGTCCGGCCGTCCACCCACAAGATCCGCGCACCGCCGTTGCGGTACTGGTCGGACGAGTCCTTCACTCCGAAGGCGTTCCGGCGGTCTGTGGTGACGTTGAGCATGAGGCGTGGTCTCCCGTGGCATCTGGAAGATAATTCCAGGCAAGGAGACCTGTCAATAAAAAACTGGAAATAAATTCCAGACAGGATTATGACGGCTGAGCCGAGGTCCGCGGCGAAGGACCCGCCGCCATCCAGTCGAAATGCCAGTTCGGAGATCTATGGGGTGAGTTCCCGAGGCTACATCAAGCTCTTTCGCTCGCTGTACGCGCACGAGTTTTTCAGGCCCTCCGCAATGTCGGAGCGCGAGGTATTTATCTGGATGATCAAGGAGGCGGCGTGGAAGCCGCGACAGCGCCGGTTCGGTCAGTTCTTCGTTGATCTCGATCGGGGCGAGCTCGCCGGCTCGCTGCGTTTTCTCGCGGAAAACTGGCTATGGAGCGTAGGAGCGGTGAGGGGCTATCTGGGTCGGCTCGAGAGGGAGGGCATGATTAACACACGGTCCGACAAGGGGGTCACGGTAATAACCGTTTGCAATTACGATCATTATCAAGGTGACGACCAAGTTGATGACACAGTGGACGACAACGTCTCAGCACAGCGTCAGCAAGGTCCCAGCACAGCGCCAGCACACGGCCAGCACAATACAGAAGAAATAAAACATTCAAGAAAGGAAGAAGGGGAAGAACATATTGCGCCCGTTGCCGGGCGCGAGATGGTCCCTGCACAAGGCCTTTTTGGCGATGATGGTCCGGCCGAGGAGCGGCAGCCGAAGCGCAGAGGTAGGCAGACGACGGGGCGGAGGACGAAGCTCCCCGCCGACTGGGAGCTTCCTGAATCGGGTTGGAAGTATGCTCGGGACCGCGGCTGGAACGATGATCACATCCGGTTCCAGGCGGAGAAGTTCAAGAACTTCCACGCCAGCAGGGGTAACCTGATGGCCGACTGGGATGCGGCATGGCGGACGTGGGTGGGGAACGACTATGACCGCCGGACGCCTCGAGGCGGCACACCGGCGGCGCCGAGCCGCGTCGACACCGCGATCGAGGGGATGATGGCGGGTCTCACTGAGGAGGATTTCCATGCGCGATCTCGTTGATCAGCCGCGGGGTAAGCCGCCGGCGCCGCCGTCATTTTCGGGGCTCGAGCCGGCGCTGCGCGAGCTCGCCGCCGCGCGCGAGGCGGCCGCTCTGTCGGACGAGCCGAGCGCTGAGTTGCTGCGCACTCTCAACCGGGCGATCGAGATCCATGGGCAGAACAAGGCGACCTTCGACCAAGCATTGGCGCCGATACCTAAAGCCGGCGCGGTCGCCTATCTTGGCCTGCTGCTGCAAGCGTTCCCGAACGGCGGCGTTCAGCAAGCCAGTGCGTTTGGCCAGTTCATGCGTGAAGACGTCATGTCACTGGATCCGTCATTCGGGGCGGTCGAGATGGCTTGCCGGCGCTGGCGACAAAAATCCAAGTTCCTGCCGGCGATCGCCGAGATGATGGTCGAGGTAAGGGCGGCCCGCGACGAGCTCGCCGGCATCGCCGAATTCGTCGAGCGGCTTCCGGCGATCCGGAACTCACTCGCCGCGAGGTTGTCGCGCTAGCGGCTGGAGTTCGCCTTCAGCGCGTCGCCGACCGCCTGGCGAAGTTGCCGATCGACGGTCTCGACATAGCTCGAGTCCGTTGACTGTCCGGTGGCGCGGAAGGTGCGTTGGATCTCGCCGAGCTCTTCCTGTTCCGCGATCAGCTTGTCGACCGTTCGCTTTCCGCCAAACTCGGTCTGGTATTTTACGAACGCCGATTTGCAAGCCTGCCTCACCGCTTGGTTCAGCGATGTGCGATCAGTGCATTCCGCGAAATAATTCAGCAGCGACCGCAGTTCTGGCTCGCCCATTCGAGCGATCTCGGTGCGAGCGGCGCGGATCGACTCCTCGGACGGCTGCGCCGCTTCAACCCGCGCGCCGGCGCCAAGACTGATCAGGATAAACGCGGCGAGGGTGGATCTCGACATTCCAGCCCCAGCCGCCCTGACCGCGGCATCGGGAGCAATGGATGTGCTTTCCAAGCTCATCGATCGTGGTCTCCGGTTTGATCCGAAAATTCTGGAGGTCTTCGCAGGTCCAGACAACAGAGTGACCGCAGTCTGAACATAGGATTTCAAGGAAAGGCTCGGAAATAACGGTTTTTGCAGTGTTTTGACGCCGCATCGCTCTTCGCTCATGACGATGTATGCCGGCATCATTGAATCTTTCCGAGCCAGAGTCGACGCCACCAGATGTGGTGGCTAAATGAACTCCACGCCTACAATCGTGTGGATGCTCTCAACCAGGTTCGCGTCGAACCGAAGTTGCTTCGGCGGATTGTACTGCTCGAGGACCAGTTCTTTCCGCGAGAACGAAACGAATTCCTTGGCGTAGCCGTCGAACTCGTTCTCAACGCCAGTCCGGATCTGCACAACGACGAGCGAGCCGCGCCGGTATGGAAGCTTAGGATTGACGTAGACCTTGTAGCCATCCTTGATGGCGGGAGACATCGAGTCCCCGGTTTGCTCCACGCTGTAGCCCTCGGCGACCGCCTCCAGGCTGGGTGGGCGCAAAATTTCGCCGACCTTTTCCCCGTTCAAGACGAACCTTCCATCACGACCACCCGCGGCCCTACCGTAGATTGGCACTTTGTCGCGCGAGTACTTTGTTTCTTTTTGTTCGCCCGTAAGGTTTGGGGTAACGTTAAGATCGTCAAGGCCAACATTTGGCTCAGCGGGATTATGGTTACCCGTAGTTGCGCTTCCGTCACGCAACCATTGGACGCTAACGCCCAACGCTTTCGCGAGTTGATCCATCGTTTTGCCGCGAGGCTGCTCGACGGGTTTCTGCTTCGCTGAGATTTTTTCGTAGCTGTAGATTTTCTGAACCATCGCGGAGATCGCGTCCGCGTCTTCGGTGCCGACGATCAGGCGTGCGAGATCTGGCACCGAGATACCCTTCGACCTGCGAGCAGAGCGCAGTCGGTGGTTCCATAATATTGGCGGCGTCTCCAAGTTAAGTCCTTTGCTTGGTTCCAGAATCTCCATGGGTCCAGTGTAGGAACTGGAATTATTTTCGGAATGGAATTCGGATGCCTTGTGTCCGGAATTAAATTCCAGTAAATTCCAGAGGCCATGACAGATGCCTCCGCAGACGCTCCGACCGCCGATCGTCCCAAGACGGTCCCCGAAATCATCAAGTTTGCCGGCGGCGCCGCGGAGATCGCGAAGGCCTCCGACGGGATCGTCACGATCGAGGCCGTCTACAAATGGCCGAAGATCGGCATTCCCGACCGGCATTGGGGCGTGATCCGCGGGCTGTGCGATGTCACAGCCGAGGAACTCTACGCCGCCAACGTCGCGGCGCGGACGCCCGCTGACGCTGCTGGTCGGTGAGGGCGTCGTCATGACACGCCGCCGATCACGGTCTTCAGCGTCGCGGCTTTCGTCGACAACCTCGTCGCTTGGTCGATCAGTTCGGGCTTGCGGATGGCCCAGTGTGTATCCGTGCGTTCAGAGGCGTGCAGCAGCAGCTTCTCCGAAAGGCGGTCGAGCATGACCGCCGCGCAGCTCCTCGGCACCAAGCCGGCATCGATCAGCATCTGCAGCATCGCATCGAAGCATTCTTCCGCAATCAGCATTCGTGTTCCGGCCAGGGCGGCGCGCGCCCAGTCGTCATCTTTGTCAGGCGTCGACACCACGGCGACGCTCGAATTGTGTTTGTGAAAAAAGGGAGCATTCATCATGGGAACAGCATCGCTTGCCGCTTCGATCAATGCAAACGGACACGCTGCACGATCCGACAGTTCGAAATGCACGAACGTGCGGTCGATGAAAATGACTGCTGAAATCATTCGCATTTCCCAGAACGGAGCGAACCGCGGCAGCATGCGGAAGCTCCTTGCTGACCTCGCTCATTGCTCGCTGCGGACGATCGACAACTGGATTTCGAAGGATCGCTCGATCCAGTTTGAGCAGTTCTTCAATCTGCTCGATCGCACCGAGAGCGCCGAGGGCACCGCGTACTTTGAAGCGATGTGGGAGCAGGTGCCGGAGCGCGTGCGCGATCGCTTTTTTGAAGCGGAGGCGCTGCGCCGGACGCTCGCCGAGCGTCAGCGTCAACGCGAGATCGAAGACCGCGAGGCGCAGGCGCGACTACGTCAGCTGAACATGGACCTCAACGCCTCGAAGTGACTTACGGGCCGCGCGGGACCGCGGCGCCATCAAGCCTGGAATTCTTCGTGATCAACCTCCTCTCTGCTGCGGCCATCGCTCTGGCTCGCACCTGCATCAAACGCTCCGACTATCATCGCGGCCGTCGGGACGTTTGGATCGACCACGCCGAGTTCTGCTCGGATGTTGCCAAGTGGCTGCGCCTTGGTGGCGCGAAGTCGTTTGGCGAGATCCGATCGGCGCGAAAGGCGGCGCGACCATGAAGCAATCCACCTGGAGCGAAGACCGGGTCGCGCAGCTGAAGAAGCTTTATGAGGACGGATTGTCGTGCTCGCAGATCGCCGCGGAACTCGGGCAGGTTACCCGCAACGCCGTGATCGGGAAGCTTCATCGTCTCGGCCTGGCCAACAGCCGGTCCAAAGCGGTCCGGGAAAGCCGAGGGCCGAAGCAGCGTCGTGGACCTGCGCCGCCACCGCGCCGGCAGACCATCATCCGCCAGGTGCTGGCGCAACCTTACGAGCCCGCGCCTGAAAAGGGGGACGAGGCCGCCGGCAACTCGACCGACTTCGATCCGAGCGTTCCGCAAGATCAGCGAAAGGGCGTTCTCGATCTTCGCGAGGGTGATTGCCGCTGGCCGATCGGAGATCCTGCGACGCCCGATTTCTATTTCTGCAACGGTCGCGCTCTCGTCGGTCTCCCGTATTGCGCCCATCATACCCGGTTGGCCTATCAGCCGGCGCAGAACCGCAGGGGCAGGGAGACGCAGGAACAGCGCGCGGCGCGAATCCAGGACCATCATCGTGCGCAGAGGGCGTCCACGTCATGGTCATGAAGTCCGCCGCCTCGACCATCATGAAGGACTATGCCCGCAAGGAATGCGTCGTGTCCTTGATGACGGTCGAGCATGCCGGCGGCAAGGACGTCGCCGCCATGGTGGTTGATGCACACCTTCAGGCGATCGCGGCATATCTGATTGGGTCGGTCGGCCGCGAGAAGGCGTTTGCCGTGTTCTCGCAATACGCCGATGAGGTGATCAAGCCGACGTTGCCGGCGGGAGGTCCAGCATGAGCGGCCTCACCAACGCCCAAGCAGAGTGCGTCGAGTTCGTGCGGCAATGGATCTCGGATCGCGGCTCGTCGCCGTCCTATCGGGAGATCGGCAGGCATCTCGGCATCCGCGGCATGGGCGCGGTATCTCACCTGATCAATGAGGCGGTCGAGCGCGGTGCGTTGCAGCGCATACCGGGCCGGTCGCGGTCACTGTCGGTCTGTGGGCCAGGCATCGGCGATGGTCTCGTCGTTCACCCGTTGCCCGAAGTGCGCCGCGCCATCCGCGCTTATGCCGATGAGAACCGGATCTCGGAGCGGACCGCCGCCGAGGAGGCGCTGCGCGCGTATTTCATGGAGCCGCAGTGCTGAGCATCACACCCGATCAACTCGAGATCCGGCGACTACGCGAGCGCATCGCTCAACTGGAGGCCGAGAACACCCACCTCAGCCGGCTGATCGAGGCCGATCAGATCGTCTTTCCGCGAGAGTGGGATCTCCTTCCGCAGGAAGCCCGCGCGCTACGCTCGCTTTACACCGCGCCGAACGGCATCCGATCGGGTGAGGTGCTGCTGCGCGCCATGGTGTCCCGCAGCGCCACTGCCGACGCCCACCTGGTACAGGTGGTCATCTGCCGGTTGCGGGCCAAACTGAAGCACCTTGATATCGAGATCGAGAACCGCCGCAGCATCGGTTATGGCCTGACGCCGGCCTCACGCGAGATCGTGGCCAAGTCGCTTGTCACCCGCGAGGTGCGCGCATGAGTTGGTTCTTCGATCCGCTGCCGATGTTCGGCTTCGATCTCGCGGTTATCGATCCGCCGACCGAGTTCACGCTCTATTCGGCGAACGGCAACAGCAAGTCGGCTTCGGCTCAGTACGATATCATGTCGTGGCCCGACCTCGCCAAGCTTCCTGTCGGGCATCTGATCCGAGCGAACGGCGTCATCTTGCTTTGGGCCTGCCCGCCGACGCTGAACAAGTCGATGTGGCTGCTGGAGCAGTGGGGCGCTCTCTACAAGACCGAACTCGTGTGGCCGAAGCGTCGGCTCGGCACTGGCTACCGTGTCAGGGGCATGCACGAGTCTATCCTGCTCGGTGTGTTCGGTAACGAATACCAGATCCACGACGCATTCTATGGCGAGATCGAGGGCAAGGCCCGCGGACACTCTCAAAAGCCGGCGGCATTCTACGACCATGTCCGCGAGAAGACGCCGGGGCTGATCCGGTGCGATCTGTTCTCGCGCGAAAACCATGATGGTTTCACGGCCTGGGGCAAGGAGGTCGGAAAGTTCGATGACGGCAGTCGGCCGGAGCGCCGCCGTAAGCAAAAGATCATCGCGCCGACCCCGCTGTTCGACGCTGCCGAGGCCGCGGCATGAGGGCGCGAAACATCAACCATGACCAGGTGAGGGCGTGCCGCGCGCGACGTCTGCGCACTGCGGCGATCGCGGTGCGCGTCGGCCTCCGCTGGCAATCGAAACGGCCCATCGACTTCATCACCCACTGACCAACCCCGGAGAATCCCATGACGACGCCTGCCGACAGACCAAACGAGCCGACCCAGAGCGCGCTCGACGCGTTCAATCTCTCCCGCATTCGGTCCGCGCAGGCGGAAGCGAAGGCCGCCAACGAGTCGAACAACACGGTCAAGAACCGGCTCCGCGGCGTGTTCGCCATCACCTCGCAGCAGGGCATGAATAACGACGCCGCCAAGTTGGCTATCAAGCTGTACGAGGGCGGTGACGAGGCGATCGACGCCTACTGTACCGAGGTTGAGCGCGCCGGCTTCTATCTCGGTTTGCTCGGCAAGACGCTGAGCCCGCGCCAGTACGAGCTCTTCGGTATGCGCGGCACCGGCCCGACGCCGGAAGACGAGCGCGCGAAGCGCGAGGGCCGCGCCGCCGGCTTCAGGCTCGATACCGAGCCCGGCTCCAAGGAATCCGACAACCCGTACGAGACGGGCTCCATCAAGGGGCAGGCGTGGCTTGCGGCATTCCGCCAGGCGCGGTCGGAGCGTGACGCCATCATGGCCATGCCGCAGCCGACGCCGGACGGCGGCGAGCAGGGCGAAGGCGACGACGGCAACGAGGCCTGATCGACCGAGATGACCGGCGGCAATTCCGCCGCCGGAAACCATGGAGGAGAGACCGTGAAGAGTAAGCCGTTTCTGTACGAACTGAAGGCGACCGTGAGCATGATCGAGAGCAACGAGAAAGGCACCGTCATCGGCCGTGCCGAGTATCAGGACCATGTCAACAGCTATCTGGTTCGCTATCGCGCCGGCGACGGCAGGCAAACCGAAAGCTGGTTCGACGAAACCGCGATTCAGGCCGCCTGATCGCGATGAAGATCCTTGGCTTAGATATCGCGACCACGACAGGCATCACGTTGCTTGACGGCGAACGCTATGTCTGGGCCCGGGCCTTCCATTGGGAAGGCAAGAATTCCGGGCAGGTGTTTCGGCATTTCCGGAAGACGCTCTACCAGATCATCAAGGACAATCAGGTCAAGCACGGCGCAGCCGAAGAGCCGTTGCGCACTGACATCGAGCTCAAGGGAAAGCCCACTGAGGAAAACCCTGAGCCGGCGGCGACGCGCCCGCCGATGAAGACATTCCAGCGGATTTACGGGCTGTGCGCGATCGCCGAAGAGGTCTTCGCCGCCCATGACGTTCCATTCATCTACGTCAATCAGGGGACGTGGCGAAAGGCCTTCACCGGCAACGGCCGCGCGACCAAGGAAGCGTCCCTCAGTTACGCGCAACTGATTGACCGAACCATAACCTCCCTCGACGCCGCGGAGAGTCTCGGCGTGGCCTGGTGGCTTCGCGGCCATCTGGACCCGCGCTTCGCAGCACCGCGCGGCGATCTATTCGAACCGACGCTCACCCCATCCCGAAAGGAGACACCGTTTTGACCGCCTTCAAAGCAATCGTTGAGCATTCCGCGCTCGTCAAAGTCATGGGCCGCGTGGTCCGCGTGGTCGAGAAGAGGAACACCATCCCGATCCTCAGCAACGTGCTGCTCGAGGTGGAGCAGGACAGGATCCGCCTCCGCGCCACCGATCTTGACATCGAGATGACGGACGCCGTGAAGGCCGAGGCGGCCGCGAAGGGAAGCACAACCGTCCCGGCCGGGCTGCTCCACGACGTCGTCCGCAAGATGCCGGCCGGCTCGCAGATCACAATCGAGCAGGAGGGTGAGGTCGTCGTTGTGAAGGCTGGCCGCTCGCGGTTCCGTCTCCAGACGCTGCCCCCGTCAGACTTCCCGAACATCAGCATTGGGGACATGACGCATTCGTTCGCCATCCAGGCGAAGGATCTGCATCGGCTGATCAAGCGCGTCCAGTTCGCGATCTCGACCGAGGAGACCCGCTACTATCTCAACGGCATTTACCTGCACACCCACAAGGAAGGCAACGTCAACCACCTGCGCGCGGTGGCGACCGACGGCCATCGGTTGGCCAGCGTTGACGTCGACTTGCCGGAAGGTGCTGCCGGCATGCCCGGTGTCATCGTTCCCCGCAAGACGGTCGGCGAGGTCGACCGGTTGTTCGCGTCGACCGACGGTGAGATCCAGGTCGAGCTCAGCCAGGGCAAAATCACGTTTACCTCGGGCGATATCGTCCTGGTGTCGAAGCTGATCGACGGCACCTTCCCGGACTACGGCCGCGTCATCCCACAGAACAACGAGAAAACGCTGAAGATCGGCAGCAAGAATCTGCTCGAGGCCGTCGATCGCGTCGCGACCATTTCCAGCGAGCGCGGCCGCGCCGTGAAGGTGTCGCTGGCTGAGGGCAAGATTACGCTCCACGTCACCAACCCCGACGCCGGCGCCGCCACCGAGGAGCTCGAGGCCGAGTTTACCGGGGACGCCATGGAGATCGGCTTCAACAGCCGGTACCTGCACGACATCCTGGCCGAGGTCCAGGGCGAGTCCGTCAACGTCAATCTCGCCGACCCCGGCTCGCCGACCATCTTCCGCGGGACGGACGAAGGCTCGCTGTACGTCCTCATGCCGATGAGGGTCTAGATAAGTGGGCCGTCGCAAAATCCTCGTTGCCGACCTTCTCTGCGGCGCCGGTGGTTCGTCCACCGGCTGCGCGCGGGCTCTCGCCGAACTCGGGCTCGAGATGGAATTGGTCTGTGTCAATCACTGGGGCGTCGCGATCGAGACGCACAAGAAGAACCATCCGCTCGCCCGGCATTACTGCGAAGACATCGCCGCAGTGCGGCCGCACATCATCGTGCCAGAGGGATATCTCGATCTGCTGATGGCGTCGCCGACGTGCACGCATCATTCGGTTGCGCGCGGCGGCAAACCGACTTCCGACCAGCAGCGTTCCGACCCCTGGCATATTGTAACCTGGCTGACCGAGTTGCGCGTCAAGCGGCTGATCATCGAGAACGTCTGGGAGTTCATCGGGTGGGGCCCCGTCGATCCGCGGACCGGCAAGCCCATCAAGAGCCGCAAGGGCGAGTATTTTGCCCTCTGGATCGACACGATCCGCCGGCTCGGTTTTGAACCGGAATGGCGGAAGCTCAACGCAGCGAACTACGGCGACGCGACAACCCGGCAGCGCTTCATTTTGAAGGCGCGCAACGACCGCAAGATCGTGGCCTGGGCACCGCTGACGCATGCCAAGCGAGCCGACGACACGCTGCTATTCCCGGGCATGAAGCCGTGGAAGCCGGCGCGTGAGATCATCGACTGGTCGCTCAAGGGCCGGTCGATCTTCAACCGCTCGAAGCCGCTGGCGCCGAAGACGTTGGCCCGGATCTATGCGGGCGCGGTCAAGTTCAACTGGCCGGAACCGTTCCTTGTCGTTCTCCGCAACCACATGGACGGGCAGAGCCTCGACCGGCCGCTTCCCACCGTCGCGGCAAACGGCCTCCACATGGCGCTGGCCGAGCCGATCCTGCTGAAGCAGAACTTCCGGCGGGACGCGCAATCCGTAGACGACCCAGCACCGGCGGTGATGACGCAGGCCCGAATTGGGCTAGCCGAGCCGCTCGTCCTGGCTACCGGTAGCGGCGCGGCCCGCCCGGCGAACGATCCTCTCCCCACTATCACCACCGGCGGCGCCGGATCTAATGACCCGGGCTGCGCGCGGCCGATGCTGGTCTCTCCCGTGATTTCGTTCGATCAGATGATGGCCGAGATCAACGGTAACGCGGTCGAGCCGTTCATCCTCAATCGCCACGGCGACGGCTTCGCAGAGACCCGGGCGCACTCGATAGGCGATCCGGCTCCAACGGCGAACTGCGACGGCGGCGGCTACCTGGTCGAGCCGTTCGTGCTGTCCCGCCACGCCGGCGGCGCGCCGCGGTCGGTCGACGAGCCGACACCAACCCAAGTCGCGAAGCAAAGCCACGTCCTGATCTCGCCCTACTACGGCTCCGGATCTGGCGAGACCTGCAAGAGCGCCGAGGAGCCGCTGGACACCGTCACGTCGAAAGGACGGTTCGGCATGGTGGTGCCGGTCACCCACACCCAGGGCGGCAACGCGGCGCGCGACCTTGCTGAGCCGTTGCCGACGCTGACCACGGCGAAGGGCGGCGAGTTCGCCATGGTTATGCCGGTCACCCATCACGACCGCAGCGACCGCGTCCGCGATCTTGGTGAGCCGATCCCGACTGTGACGACGGCCTCGCGCGGCGAGCTCGCATTCATCGCGGCGCAGTTCGGCGAGCGGGAAGGGCAGGCGCCGCGGGTGCACGACATCGCCGAGCCAGCCCCGGCAATCACTGCCACCGGTCACGTCAACCTCGTCGAGGCGACTCCGCAGTACGACATCCTCTTCCGGATGCTGGAGCCGCACGAACTCGCCGCGGCGATGGGCTTCAACGAGGACGAGGCCGAGTACGAATTCGCCGGCACCAAGACCCAGAAGATCAAGCAAATCGGCAACGCCGTCTCGGTCTCCCTGATGAAGGCCGAGGTCGCCGCGATTATGGCGGATGCCGCGGTCAAGGCAAAGCCGGAACCGGCCATCATCAAGCGCGCTGCGAGTGCCTGAGATGGCGAAGGCAGCACCGATGTTCGCCACGGAAGCCGCTCTCTGCAAGCGCTTCATTGGCGCTTTGCCAGAGGGCTGGACCGCGTATCCGGAAACCGGAAACTGGGACATCCTTCTCGTCAGGGATGTCGACGGATTTCAAATCGGCATCCAAGCGAAGCTGCGCATGGGCCTGCACGTCATCAACCAGTCCCTGGATGAATATGGCGCCTGGGACGCCGACCGAATGGCGCCGGACTGCCGAGCGGTCTTGGTTCCGGACGAGCACGCCGTCGGCTACGAATTGATCTGCGCTTACATCGGGCTGACGATTATCCGGGTTTCGCCGACGAAGAGGCCCGACCATTACCCGGTGTGGTCGGAGCGTCCTGCATTCCGCCCATTACTGCCTGATCTTCAGCATTCCACCTGGCGCGATGACTGGCATGAGTGGGCCCCGGCATTTCGACACCGATTGCCGGAATATGTGCCAGATGTCCTGGCGGGCTCTCCATCACCAGTGCAGCTGACGTCTTGGAAGGTGGCTGCGATCAAGATTGCCGTGATCTTGGAGAAGCGCGGCTATCTGCTGCGCTCGGACTTCAAGCACGTCAACATCGATCACCGCCGCTGGTTGCCATCGGGCGGCGGCTGGCTCGCGCTCGATGCCGGCCGCTATCTCCGCGGCCCGCACTTCCCGAACTTCAAGCGGCAGCACCCCCGCGTCTACGAGGAGATCGCAGGAGACTACGACAAGTGGAAGCCGGCCGACCCGCTGGCGCCGCCGCCGGTTGCCGCGCCCGAGCCGAAGCAGGAGAACTTGCTTTGACAGAACGTGTCCGATGCTGCGTGCCGTTCTGCCGGCGCACCACTGGGCGGTTTGCCCCGCCCACGGAATGGATTTGCGGCGACCATTGGCGTGCGCTGCCCGTCGACCGGCGACGCGTCTACGGGCGCCGCAAGCGCGCATGGCGCCGGTATCACCACGAGAATGATGGAGCGGCTTGTGATCGGCTCTGGGCGAACCTGAAGCGACAAGCGATCGAGGCGGCTGCAGGGTTGGCATGACGCGAGAGGATACTGCCGAGATCAAGAAGCGCCTGAACGAAATGCTCGAACAGGTGCTGAAGCATTTCTGGCCCGGTCATGTGACCAAGGGTCGGTTGGCTTATTGCGCGCCGGCATCGCAAAAAGATCTCGGTTCGTTCGTCGTTTACCTCGCCAAGGTGGGCAAGTACGAGCGTGGCGCATGGGTCAGGAGTTCGGCCGGCATCGGCGGCGATGAGATCAACCTGTTTGCCTATGGTCTCACCAACAGCCACAGGGCCAACGCCGAGGTGTTCGACCGGGCCCGGGAGTTCGTCGGTCTCGATCGCGCCCGCGAAGAGACACCGGAAGAGCGAAAGAAGCGGGAAGACCGCGCCGAAGCGGCCGCCGCCAAGCGCGCCGCTGACGATAAGCGGGCCGCTGAGCATGTGCAGGCGCGCCAGCACACAGCGGCCGAGATCTGGTCCGAGGCTGTCACGATCGCCGGCACGCACGCTGAGGCCTATCTTCTCGCTCGCGGCATCCCAGTGCCGCCAGGTGGCTGGGATGACTGTCTGCGCTTCCACCGCAGTGTGGCCTATGACCTCGACACCCGCCTCTCGTTCCCGACGCTGGTCTGCCGTGTCGATGACGTGTTCGGCGACTTGACGGCCATTTGGAAAATCCACCTCGACCCAGCGAAGGCCGCCAAGGCGCCGGTCGACAAGGCCAAGATCGGCGCCGGCGTTGCTGCCGGCGGGGCCGTTCGGATCGGCGGCGTCGCGGCGCACATCGGTCTCGGCGAGGGACTGGAAACCTGCCTGGCGGCGCGCGCGCTGGTTCGCTACCGCCATCCAGTTTGGGCTGGGCTCAGCACCAGCGGCGTCTCTGGCTTCGAGCCGCCGATGGAGGTGGAGCGGATCACGTCATTCCCGGACGGCGACAAGCCATGGCGACGCCAAGACGGCGACCTCGTCCTCACCGAGCCGGCGGGCCGCGCCGCGGTCCGCAAACTTCATGAACGCATGGTGGTGGTCGGCAGGCGGCACGACAGCCAACCCGAACCACGCATGCGAACCGATTACCTCGACATCTGGAACGTGCGCAGGCACCAGGAGACTTACGTTTGAGCCGCCGCGAGACCCCACAATCCAACAAGCCGACCCAAAACATCAGGGCCGAAGAAGCCGTCATTGGAAAGATCCTCGGGGCGGCGGAGTCGTTCTGGGCGGTTTCGGACCGGCTGCACGCCGATCAATTCACGCTCCCGCATCACCGGGCCATCTTTACTGCGGTGGAGGACTGCTGCCTCAACGGGCCCGGCCTCAGCCTGTCGCTGCTCGAGTCAAAGCTGCCGGTAGAATTCGAAGGCATCGGTTCGGTCGAAGCGGTCCTAGCGGTGCTGATCGAGAAGGCCTCGGACGTCAGCAGCGCACTCGACTTCGTAGACGATATCGTGCTGGCCTGGCGCGAGCGCGCGCGCGTCGAGCTCGGCAAGATCGCCACGGCGCCGGGCAAGACCTTCGACCAGACGCGCCAGGACATCGACGACTTGCTGCGGGTCGTCGACGATCACGACCGGGTGCGGCACGCCGTGACGCTGGGTGACGCCGCCACCAGCGCCATGACGAAGGCCGGAGAGGCCTACGAGCACCGCGGCAAGCGCGCCGTGGGTGTCCTGACCAAGATCCCGGAGCTGGACGAGGTTCTCGGTCCAATCGTCGGCGGCACTACAGTCACGCTGGCGGCGCCATCGGGCCACGGCAAATCGGCATTGATGGCGCAGATCCTGCGCGACAACGCCGGCCCGTCGCTGGACGAGACGAGCATCTTCCCGGGGTTTTCGCTCAGCCTCGAAATGTCGGCGGAGCAGATCGCATATCGCGACATCGCGTCACTGTCCGGCGTCTCGGTAAAGAAGCAGATCAGCGGCGACTTCAACCAGAAAGAATTCCTCGATATCCGGCGAGCGAAGGAGCAGCTCGAGTCCATCAAGGTCTGGGTCCAAGACCGCAGCCGGATGACGATCAAGCAGATCGGCAACGAGTTCCGGAAGGCGAAGCGCCGGTATGGCGTGAAGCAGTTCTGCATCGACCACCTGAAGCTGGTCGAGCCCGAGCAGGAGCATTGGAACGTCGTCCGGACCGTCGAATATGCGTCGGCGTACACCAAGGATCTTGCCAAGGAACTCGACGGCGTCGTTTGGCAGCTGGCCCAGCTGACTCGCGAGGGGCAGCGCGCGCCCAGCTGGAAATTCGGCAGCGGCGACATCTACGGCGGCGGGCTCATCGTCGAGAACAGCGACATCATCATCGGCTTGACGATCCCGAAGATCTGGCTCCGCGACAACGAGCCGGAGCCGGCGGGGGAAGACAACCCGAAGGGGCGAGAGCAGCGCGATCGCTGGTTGCGGGAATATGACATCTGGAAGGACAAGGCGGCTTTCGCCGTGTTCAAGAACCGCAGCGGCACCGGCAGCAAGTGGAAAGAGATCGACTTCAACGGCCCTCGGATGATGTTCGGGGGCAATGGCAACAGAGAGGAAATCCCATTTTGACTCTCAGTTGGTTGTCCGCTTTACCTCGCCAGCAAGCGCGATTGTGATCGATGCGCATTGAAGGCTCGGTGTTGCCCCAAGCAGGCTTCACGGAGAGGGCCGCGCTCGATCTACGAGGGCGCTCGCGACATGGCGCGCCAGATCGCGAGATCGTGGGAGGGAGGCACCTCGCGCCGGCTCCGCAAGAAAATCGAGATGTTGTTCGCGCACCTCAAGCGCATTCTCAAGCTCGACCGTTTGCGTTTACGAGGTCCGAACGGCGCGCGCGACGAGTTCATCCTCGCAGCCACCGCCCAGAACCTTCGAAAGATGGCCAAGCTGATCCCGATGCCCAGCCCGAGGCTCGCATAGGGTCGGTAGAGCAGTTCGGCCACGTCGCGACGGAGCTATTACAACGAAAACTGCCGGCCTTTTTCAACGGAATCGACCCATAGCCGACCAAGGGAGCCCGCCTCGGTCAAGCCAGGCGAACACGGGAGAGGGAGCCAGTTTATTTGGCGTGCTCATGCTCTACGCCCAAGCCTATCCGATGCGTGAATGGCAAATATTCGATCGGGCTCAAGACCGGACCAATGCGCTGACTAATCGAATCCTATGCACACCCCGCAGGGTAGTCCCTTTTCCCCTTTTGAGGTTCCTTGACTGCCAAAACAGCAGGAATAACACATCAATACAACTACGAAGCATTTTGAGCCGTTGTGATAGCAGGCGTTAGCTTCGCCGTTCGGTGAACAAGCGGGCCGATCGGAAGACGATCCCCCTTCCCGTGCTTGAGAGTGAAGCTGTAGTCGAACCCTTAAATCGTCCAGCCGGTTTGCACTGACGTGACCAGTCTGGCCAAAGACTAGAGCGCCTACGATTGTCAAACAACAAAACGATCTAATCATAATGTCCTCCAAAAGTAGGATCTTCGCGAGGACGCCACGCCTATTTCGGAATGGACTTCACCGCAGCCAGCAAATTCTCAATCTCTTTTGCTGTGTCGGGACTAAACAAGGCTTCTCCTGTCACCTCGTATGACGTCCAATAGAGTGTCTGCCCATACTTGTTCTTTATCGGCTTATTCACCGCGGGGTTGAAATCCGCCGGACTGAACTTCTTCGGCGGTCGGTCATTCAGTGTAGCCTTCGAAGACTTGACGTCTTTAATGACAAACTGAATCTCAAATTTATCGTGGTTGTTGAACGTATCCTCGCTGAGGAAGATGACAACATAGTTGTGCTGATCCAGCGGATTCCACGATTTTGACCGCTCGTAGGCGTCCGTCTTCGGCGGCTTGAACGCATGCGAACTTTTGATCGCCTCAATCAGAGGAGTTTTCAAGTTCGCAACTTTCTCATCTGTCTGTGCGATAGCCGTCTTATCGTCGATAGGAATGCGCGAATTGATCACCGAATCGTAAACGTGAACCTGTGACGCCGGAATACCAAGGCTGTTATCGCCGGTACCCGGAACGGGGGCTTGTTTCCTTTGCCCCACTAGACCGACTACAAAATCATTTGCCTTTTGCGTCATGAGGGCTTCGATCTCGGCGGCGTTAAGTGGCTCCCAATTGTTTACTTGAGCCGGCTCCAAATTGAGGGAGTCATCGGCGTATTTCTGCAACAAGATCGGATGAGGCAGAACCACCCGAGTCATGTCCTGCATGAACTTCCCACCATTCTTGTTTGGATCGAACGAGAACCACACGCTCGCTTTGTAAGTCGTCTGAGGGTCAATATTTGCAAGGCTTCTCAGAAAATTACGGGCGGCTTCTGCTTTCGCAGGGTCCCCCGAGTGAAGATCGTCAATGAGTTGAAGATACCGTTCGCCCGGAACAGCCCTTATCGCTTTTTCTGCAATGTATTTGACATCTGCGCGAGTTTTATCGAGTTCGTCTTGAAGCCTTTTCGTCTCTTTGTCCAAGCCTAAAAACTCGACAAGAGAAAAGGACAAAGCAGGCGAACTGAACAATGACAGTAGAAGTGCAAGAAAGAATGCTTGATTGCGCGTTGCAAAAAACGTCATGAACGCCTCCTCCAAAAAACGCCCTCTCTTCAATCTGCAATAACCAATAGCTACAGCACTTCAGTACCACCCAGACCAGGCGGGCCACGAATTGCAGAGTGCTCACAGGTTCAAAATCGTCGGCATGCGCGAATGGTATGAAGCCAAATACCAAACCGGCGAAAAGCAAAGCTAATCCCGCCGCAACCGTGCGATGATGGTCGCGCTCAACTCTGCGCTGGCATGTGAGAACGTCGCGCGCCATGCCGTCTCCGTCGGCCAGACAACGTCAAAAGTTCATGCACGTCTGGATGGTGCCACAGCGTTGGTGCTATTGTAAAGGTTGCTTCTTGGCGCGGCTGTGCGTCGTAAGATCGCTACTAGTAAGTGGTGGCTGCGCCCGCGGTCCTACGCTCCGTCTCTAATAGTCCAGTTGGTGGCCTAGCGAGGGCAACCTCCTGATGTCTCCTGTTGGCTGACGGTCTGTATGACCACCGGAAAGGTCGGCCGTTCGAGGGTAACCGGAAGTCCTCGGTTAGGTCGCCACGTCGACTATCGCAACTTAGCTACGATTGACCAGAGGCGTCGATGTCCGGCGAAGCGAAATCACCGGCGATGTATGAGTACCTCCCGGGTCAAAGACAGATCGACGGTGGATGAGCCGTCAACTTTCCGCTTGCAATCGTAGACAAATCACCTCCGCAAAACTTATTCGTGATTCTGCGTGGAGGATAGAATGTCTCAAGCACAGATCACGGATATCGCACCGGTACACGTCGACAAGGAGCGCGATCGCCGAGCCCGTGCTTTCATGCGCGACATCCGGCGCGCTCGACCAATGGAGTCGTACAAGGGGCTGACCTATGAAGGTCAGCTCCTGTTTGAGGAGACGCGCCGCCGGCAGCGCGTCATCCAGGAGTTCGTGGTCGAGTACCTGATGGACCGCGACACCGAGGGTGCGCGCCGCGTGAAGGAGGCCTTGCACCGGAACAAGCTGTTCCAGCAGGGCTTCCGAAGCGGGACGATCGACTCCACCGACCCGCTGAATCTCTGGGGCAAGCCGCTCACCAAAAAAGAGCAGAAGGCGGCAGACGAAGCCGAGCGCCTGGCCAGCGGCCGGCGCAAGCACACCATCCCGGACCCACAAAATCCAAGGCTCAACGTACTGGTCGACACGGTCCGAGCGTCGCACCTCAATCTCACGGAATCCAAGAAACGCGGCGCCGCGGATCCAGAGGACAAGCTGCGCCAGAGCGCCGCAGATCGCTTCCGACGCGATTTCGACTTGGCCACGTTCCACGGATCGCGAGGCTTCGCGCTGCAGGACAAGGTCGATGGCGGCGGCGGCGGCTCGCCCTCGCACACCATCGCCCTCGAGGCCAGCGGACGTCTCCGGGATGTCGAGCGCCGGCTCGGCCAGCGGCAGTTCGACATCCTCCTCGTCAGGATCGGTCTCGAGTGCAGCAGCGAGGACGTCCGGATGCATGGCGGCGAGGAGCATCGCACCAACAACTCCGACTTCCGGATCGCGCTGAACGCGCTGGTGAGGCTTTACGACGGTGTCGAGATCATCGACCGGACATGGGACGCGGTACGGCGGTTGAAGACCGCTGCCGGCATGGGCTTGCGGAAGTAGGGCTGGATCGATGTCGCTTGGAAGGTTTGCCCCCAACACCCGTGAGACCCCCCTGGAAACGAAACAGCGGGTTTGGCGTGAATACGGTCTCCTCCTGGTCGACGTCGATCGCGACCAGATGACCTGGGATCAGCGCGAGATGCTTCGCTCGATGGGCCGGAAGATGTTCGGCCCAAGGCGCAATGAGAAAGGGGGTGGGCGGTGACTCGAGCTCGCATTCCGAGCCTCAGCTCGCGCATCCAGACGCTGGACACCCGGAAGGCGACAATCCTGCCGAAGCGCGCGGATCCTCACTACCAGACCGCCGAGCACAAGGACTGGGCCGAGAAGGTGAAGCGGCGCGCCGGCTGGCGTTGCGAGTATGTCGAGAACGGCCTCCGCTGCGAGCGCAGCCGCGCCAACGGTCACCAGATGTATGCCGACCACATCAGGGATATCCGCGACAATCCGGAACTAGCGCTGGATCTGACCAACGGGCGCTGCGCCTGCAACTCGCACAACACCAGGTCGGGCATTCAGGCTCGAGCAAACCGCATGAGATCGTAGGAGGGAGGCATGTCAAAAGAGCCAACTACGCGCGCTGACGGACTCCGCGCTTTCCGCGAAGCCAACTGGGAGCGTAATCAGGCGTTGAAGCGCGAGCTTGATGCCCGTGATGCCGCGGCCGCAGCAAAGGACGCGCCGACGACGCCGGCAGCGAAGCGATCGCAGCCGAAGAATCGGCGCACGACGAAGAAGAAGCGCAGCCGGGCCGCGCAAAATCGATCGTAGCCCGGGGGCTATTCCTCGATCTCGTCGTCCGCCGGCATCTGCCGAAGCTTCTGATAGGGGAATTTCCCGAGCTCGGGATGCAGCCGATCCTCTTCGATCATCGCCGCCGCCGCCATGCGAGCGGTGCCATGGGCATTCGGCAGCGTCATCATGGTGAGCGCGATCGGCACCCAGGTCGGGATATCGTTCCCGCCATTCGCCCACTTCTTCACCGTAGACAGGTTCTGGCACCAGACGCGCGCGAACGCCGGCACCGACATGCCTTGCTTGGCCAGCTCGGCCTTGAAATCTTCGCTCGTGATCTTGCGGTGAGCAAATCGGGGTGGTGACATCTCGAGATCCTTTCCGGTTGGGCACAGTCGCCCGGAATCGGCCGTAGCCGAGGGGGTAGCACAAAATCGATCGTAGCCGGGAGTCCCGGCCGATCAGGTGTAGTCGAGCGGATTGACCTGGCGCTTGCCGACGGTCATCACCGGCGGGATGGTGCCGCGCTTGATCGCGCCGAGCCATTGCGCCTCCGTTCCCGTGAAGCCTGGTGCGGCCTCCACATGGTGGCCGGCCAGCCATTTGGCCAACGCCTCGGGTGACGGGCAGGGTGGCGAAACCGGCGTGCCGGCGCTGGTGGTCTCGTACAGCTGCCAGTGCGTGCGCTGCGCCGCTGGCCAAGCCGGCATGTGGCGGGTAGGATCGGGCGCGGGCGCATCCGGGGCAGTCTCCAGCAGCGGGACATACCGGCCTCCGGAGTTGCGGGGGTGCTGCCAATCGGCGGGCACGCGTCTAACCTGTCTCATCTTGATTCCTTCCTCGTTTGGCGCGCAGCAGCGCGCGGGCCTCCTTTAGGTCGGCCCGGGTCAAGGGTTCTCCGGACTCGAGCCGCCGCAGCAGTTCGGCTGCCCGCTTGTCTCCAGGCTCGGCGGGCTTCTTCCATCGCCGCGCGTCGCCGAGGCGCTCGGCCCGCTGGTCGCGGGTCAACTCTTTCCAGGGCCTCAGTGTCATCAGAAAAGCGAGCCTTGCGCCGGCGCCGACGGCTCAGGGTTGAGCCGTCCGAGGTGTTCGATCGTCTCGCCGATGATCTGTTCTCGATCATCGTCGATGAGCAGCCAGCCGTCATCGCCGCCGGCCGGGTCGTACACCACGAAGTCGCCGCCCCAGCGTTTGAACAGCCGATTGGCCACCAGGCGCACGCCGGCGGGAACGTCGGTCGCGGCGTCGAACTCGGCACGGGTCACGACCTTGATGCCGGCGGCTGAAACCATTTGTTCGTTGGTCATGATGTTGCGGCCTCTATCTCCCGGAGAACCTGCGCGGCGCGATCTGCCGCGGCGGTCGACGGATCGAAGGTGCGGCGCCAAGCACGGACAACCTCGCGGGAACGGTCGTGGTCGCAGTACGTGCAGTCGCGGTCGTTGATAGCATGCCGGCGCAGCATGGCCCGGGCCTTGAAGTCATCGAGCGTGGCCGGCGTACCGGTCGCATCCAGGAAGGCGAAGAACCGCGCGAGATCGCCGACCTGACGGCCGTATTCATTGAGCGTCTCGCGGGTGTGCTCGTCCGGTGAGACGTATCGGTGTGGCACGTCGAGGGCATTGGCGACGTGACGCGCGATGTAGCCTGCGATCTGATCGCGGCCGCCGAATTGACCGCCGATATTGGAGACCATGCGATAGTCACGGGCGAGGTCGCGAGCCTGATTCATCAGCGCTGCCAGGCGCTCGGCACCTTCGAAAGTCGAGCACTGCGTGATGTGCTCGTCGCGGAGCGAAAAGAAGTTGTTGTCAAGAGGGCCTGTTTTTAGACGGACAGTGACATTGTCGAGACCGCGATGGGCGAAATAGTCGCCGATCTCGATCGGCGGTTTCGGTGCCGGCAGTTTGGATTTGCGTCGAGGCATTTCGGACTCCTCTCAAATCGGCCGTAGCCGAGGGGGTATTGGGAAATCGGTCGTAAGCGGGAGGTGCAGCCGTCTCTATGTCGCAGATCGCGCCGCGGCGTAGACCGTGGCGGCGAGCTCGTCGCGGATCGCGCGGCCAACGTCGGAGTCCTCCGTAGCGGTCAGCCAAAGCCGCTCATCGTCCTGGACGACGGCCGCCGCGGCTTCCTCCATCGTCTTGCCGGCCATGACGTGCGGCGCCATGCGGGCGATAAAGGCCTTCTCGTCGTCGGTCAGCTGGCGTTCGGGCGGCGAGGCTGGCGGGGTTGCGAATGCACCGCCGAGCGCTTCGATGATGGCGGCGCGCGCGCCTTCGATGGGGCCGGAGTAGATATCGGGCTTCTTGGTCGTCATGAGTCAACCTCCTTCCTATGCGGGTGTGCGCCAGGTGTAATCGGTCTGCTGTCCGAAATGCCGTTCCCAGTAATTGAGGAATGACAGGAACACCGCGGCGCGATCCGAAACCGTCGCGGCCTCGAACGCACAGCGCTTGATGCATTTGCCCGTCGCGGTCGCGATTATCTCAATTGTGAGCATGAGGAGCCTCCGTCAAATCGGTCGTAGCCGAGGGGTCAAAGGGCTGCGCCGCAGTCGATGCAGACGCCGCGCCCGCTGTCGCGGTGCTGGCACTTGTGACGCCGCGCGCGCTGCTCAGCCTCTTCCCAACGGCTGGAGAAGTCGCGCAGCCAACCGCGCTGCTCCTCGGAAAGCGTCTCGTCGGCCAGATGCTCATCAGCGCTGCTGAGGTTGAGGCCTTGCGCCTTGTTCCAGGTCTTGTACTCGGCGCAGAGGTCGTCAATTCCCATTTCGGCACCAGAGGCGAGCGCAAACTCAAAAAGGTGGCGCTCCAACGCTTCGAGGTCGTCGCTAATCCATTCGTCGCGCTCGATCAGGAGGTGATACGTCCCCTGCGCGCGCGCCTCGTCGGGCCAGGTTGACGTCATGCCCTCGATATAGAACGTCCCGAGGTACAGAAAGCCGGGCACTGGCTCGGTTATCCCCATATCGGTGCTGATGGCTGCGCCGATGTCGGCGCATTCGGTGCGGGTGGCCTGAAACTGCTCGAAGGTCATGGGCATTCGGTGTCCTTTCAAAATTGCGCACAGTTGCGCGGTTCAAAATCGATCGTAGCCGGGAGGTAGGCGCAGCCGGGGGCTATCTCGGCGGCGGCCCATCGATCACGACGAGCGCCGTGTTGACCATCGTTCCGGCGGCCTTGAAGGATCCCGGGGGCAGGGCGCGATACTCCACCGCGATCGGTTCGAGCTTCGCGCGCTGGCGCGGTCCGTCGGCGCAGATGGCGACCAGTCGGCCGTCAGGTTTCAGGAAGCGCCGCGCGTTCTCAATGTGCTTGATGTCGGCGCCGCGCTCGAATGGCGGATTCATGATGATCCGGTCAAACTTGTCCGTTGCGCCGGCCATGTCGAGAAAGTCCGCATTGATGACGGTCAACCCGGTGAAGCGGTTGGCCAGCGCCTGGCACAGTTTGGTGTTGATCTCGACCGCCACCACCTGGAGACCATCGGCACAGTTGCGCGCGGCCTCGATAAGCGCGCCGGTTCCTGCGCTCGGCTCCAAGATGCGCTGCCCGGGCCGGATGTCGGCGGCCTCGGCGACGTCCGCGGCAAGTTCGTTCGAGGTCGGGAAGAGTTGAGGCGCAACGACGACTTGAACGCCGCCGCCTTTCAGCATGGCCCGCATTGCCTCGAAGCTGTCCGCCGCGGTCGGCTCCGGCGAATCGGCCGTATCCGGGACCGGGGCGAGAACGCGCGGCCGCAGGTCCGCCGGCACCGCCTCGGCTTCGAACGGCACGCCAGCCAGTTCGCAGAACTGCCGCCAGGCCGTCGCCTCATCGTCGCACCAGTCGGTGACGTGCTGGCCGAGGCCAACACGGAACTGGCCGAGTCCGGTGATGATCTCAGCGCCGATGCGCTGGGCCTCCGCCTTAGCGTCGCCGAGGCGTCGCGGCTCCTCCGCGGGCGCAACCGGGACCAGCGCCGGCACGGCCTCGGGCTCGTCCTGGGTGACGGTCTCGACCGGTGCGCCGGTGATCTCGCCGACCGTTGCCAGCATGGCGTCAATATCAACAGCGGGCGGCGCTACATACTCGGCGACGAATTCCGCGGGCGCCTGCGGCTCGGCTGCCGGCGCGATCTTGGGCGGATCGACGCGCTTTGCATCCGTAATGAAAACTTGCTGTTTCTTCCAGAATTCGCCGGGCGTCGGCATTTGCCGCACGCGATGCGCGCCGTGGGTCTCGGTCTCCTTCACCTTGCCGATATAGGAGAAATCCGAGAACTGCCGGCGGCCCTTCCATTCGGTCTCCGTCATCTCGCGGAATCCCTCGCCGGGATAGTTGCAGAGCGGCGGCAGCTTGGTTGCGGCCTTCGCTGCGGCGACGTTCTCGGCGCTCGGCGCGCGATAATCGCGGATGCTCTCCACCTTCCAATGCGCTTGCTTGCCGCGCGATCCGGCCGGCGTGGTCGTCGTCATGCTGGAAACTGAACCGTTAGCGCCGCGGTTGACCTTCAACACCGTAACCCATTCATCGCTGCGACGTGTCTGCACCTCGCCGCCGACGGCGAAGGCGAAGCGGTCGGCCAGCGGGTTGGCGGTCGCCTCGGTGCCGATCTGCTCGGCCAACATCGCGCGTTCATAGGCCAGCCGGTTGTCATAGTGCGCAACCCAACGGTCTCGCCAAGGCCCGGAACGCTGCAGGCTCGGAATCGCGATAGCGGCGGCCTGCGCGGCGGTGATGACGTTCCCGTCAATTGCGGACCAAAGGCCCATCGGTCCCTCATACTGCGAGGCGGGCGGATCGCGCGGATAGTCAGCCAGCGGAAACGACATCGACCAATAACCGCTGCTGTTGGCCACGGTCAGACCGGCCGCGCGCTGCTTCTCCAGGTCGGTGATGCCGGCGACGATCTGCCAGGCCTTCAGCTGCCTTTCGGTTTCTGCTTGCTGGCGTTCCAGCTTCCGCTTATCGGACTCAATGCCCTTGATGCGGCGATGACGCACCGCCGGCAGTTCCTTGTATTTCGCGTGAGCGATGGCGCCGGCCGCGCGCGCCGTCCAATATTTCGAGGTGTCCCAGAGTTTGAGAGCCTTGCGCATGCCGGAATCCATGCGCTCTTTGTCCCTGCGGGCGCTCTTCTCCGAATGATGGCCGACCAAGATCGGCTGCCCCATCGCGAACCGTTCCGCGATCTGGTCCACGGCCTCGCGCGCGCGGTTGGCTTCTGAAAGCCGCTTGTCGCTGTACTCGTCGAAGCGGTCGGCGCGATCCTCGGCGCGCTCTACCAGGCTCTTGTCCTCGTCGCCGATCTCGCCACACATCTCAATCAGCAAATCTTCGGCGCTTGGGCTCCAGGACGGTTTGACGAACAGTTCTTGGCGCGGCGCCCACTTGAAGCCGGCGGCCTTCACGCGCGCGTACTCCTCGGCGTCCAGGCGGTGCGCCGGATAAAGGCGCAGCTTGTTATCATCGGGCGAATAGGTGGCGGAATGCTGCATGTGTTTCTGTCCTTTCGATTTGCGCACAATCGCGCGGGGGTGCTTCTCTAATTTGTGTCGGCCGAATCTGTCAAGCGGTGTTGCGCAAAATCGGCCGTAGCTCGGGGGTGCAAAATCGATCGTAGCCGGGACTATGCCGCGGCGGCTTGTTCGGCCGGCTTTTCCTCGGTTTGCGAAACGTCGAAAACCGGCACCAGGATAAACCGCACCGACTCCGCCACGGCCTCGGACGCGGCGCCTTCCGCGCTCGGCGGCGCTGAGGCCTCGGCCGGTGCGCGCCGGCCGGACGGCGCAAAGATATAGATTGCGGACTCGCCTTTCCGCACCGCGCGGCCGGCGGCAAGCCATTGATTGAAGCCGCCGAGCATGGTTGCGCCTTCGCACTGCATCGCCGCCAGCATGTGATTTTTGCCGGATATCGGCCGCGCGTCCGCGGTGAGGATCGGCGCGCGCTGCAGCCAAAGCGCCTTTTGCTCGTCTGTCATGTTGGCGATTTGGCGCGCCAGCTGCGCGGCCTTTTCTTTGTTGGGAGTCGGTTTCCGCATTGTCTGTATTCCTTTCCGTTTGCGCACAATCGCGCGTGTCAATTCGAGAGGCCGAGGCGCGCCGCGGCCTAGGTCAGTTCCCAAGCGCGCAATTCGACGGTTGAGCGCTTGCCGCGCTTTAATTCGTCGCAACGGCGCGCGTATTCCTCGGCCTTGGCCGCGGTATCGAACCGCGGCGATAACTCGCCCCAATGGTTGAACTCGGCGCGGTCAACTAGGCGAAACCTTGCCCCGTCCGGTTGGATATCGAAACCATAGGCGTGCATTGCTGGCGACTCCGACTAGGCCGAGCGGATCGCGCAGAAAGGCGCAACCGGGAGGGAATGACGAGGCGCGCCGAGCGATGACGAGGCCAGGAAGCGCGCGACGCGGGAAGGCGCAACCGGGAGAGGCGCGGCCGATTTTGGCGCGGGCGCAACCGGGAGGGAATCGGCCGTATCTGGGAGGGATGGCGCCGCCGCGGTTTCGACGCTGGCGGAATTGTCCCCGACAAGCCGCAACCGCGGCGCCTCGGCCTCGGCCTTGGCTGCAGCTGCGTGCGCCTCGGCCTCGCGCTCGGCGCGCCGGCCGGCCTCGGCCATAGCCTCGGCCTCGGCCTTTGCCGCGGCTTTGGCCTCACGGATTGCGGCGCGGCGCCGCGCTTCAATTTCCAGCCATGACAAGCCGCCGAGGCGCGCGCGATAATCGTTAATCTGCGCGCCCAACTCGGCCGCGCGATCCTCATTGGCGCCGGCCAAAATCTCGGCCTCGGCCGAGGCAATGAGGTAATGGCCGCGGTAGAAGTCGGCGCGCGTCAACTCGCCGGCCTCGGCCTTTTCCGGCAAGGCCGAGGCCTCGGCGGAAAGCGCGACATGATCGAAACCGCCGCGGCGGAATTCGGAGGTTTTGGCGTTGCATTCGTCCGCGCCATACTCGGCGCCGGTAGCGTCACAGATGGCGGAAACGATGGCCGGAACGTTCACGCAATCCGAACCAATGGCCGAGGCCTTGCCGAATTCCCGGGCGATCCGCGCGCGGTAGAAGGCAAAGGCAACACGCAAGCCGCGGCCGATGTTTACCGGCTTGCCGGGAAGGGAAACCGCCGGCGCGCAGACCACGGCACCGCAAGAGAACGTCACAACGATGATAGGCGATTTGCCTAGACGTTTCGTCGCGCTTGCCGGGATATCATAATCCGACCATGGCGCGCCGTTGTCGGCGCCAGTCTCGGCCGGCGCGGCCTTGGCTTTCGCCGAGGGAAGGGAGAGGCGCAGCAAATCGGCAATCCCTTGCCAGTTCGCGCCGTCAGGATCCTGTTTAGCGTTGTCATAGGCGATAATTGCCAGCGCGCGCCGTTCCGTTGCCTTGGCAGCCTTTGCCGCGATCATATCACTCTGTTGCATGGTCCATTGTCCTTTCTGTTGCGCACAATCGCGCGGGAATAGTGATGGAAGGCGAGGCCAGGTTAAGCGGTGCACTTCGCACGGCGCCGCGCGTCAATCTCGGCGCGTATCTCTTTCTTGAAGCGCGGCGCATACCGGCCATTGAATGCCCGTAGTTCCGCAAAGGCGATATCGGCCGCGGCCTTCGCAAGCCGGTATCGCGGATCAAACTTAATGCGGTCCGGCGTCAATCCCATCGGACCGCGCGCCGGAATCCCCATCTCGGCCGCAAGGCTTTCTGTCACGGCGCCGAGGCGCGCGCCGGCCTCTTTCATGCGGCTATCCAACTCGGCCGCGGCGGCTTGGAATGCTGCAAAATCCATTGCGCTTTACCTCATGCTTTCGTCGAAACGTGCGGCCTCAAAATCGCGGCTTGCCTGTTCAGCCTCGGCGCCGGTCAACATGCGTTTGGAAACCGGATAATAGAACGCGCGCGTTCCTACCGGGATAAAATGCCCGTTCCGGTCATTGGCCGGATATTTGGTAATGATCCATCGCGGATCGCCGCCATATCGTGCCATGTCTGTCTGTCCTTTCGATTTGCGCACAATCGCGCGTTTGAATTCGACGGCGCCGGCCTAGTAGCCTGCAGCCTCGGCGGAATAATCGCGTTGTATGCTTGCGGCGGCTTGCCAGTCCGGAAACCGCGCGCCGTTTTCAACGTCATGGTAACCCGCGGAAAGCCTATCGGCCGCGCAGCTGCAAACGCCATTGCAGGTTAGGCGTCCATCGCAATCCGCGCCATCGTCGCACCATTCGTTAGTCACGGTTTGCCCGTCGAAAGAAAAGATATTGGACTCGCGCGTCCATCCCTCGTCTGTTCTGGCGCCGTGCGAATGGTGCAATGTTTGGCCAGTCCGCAACGCAATACGAACAAGGCCGGATTTGTGATAGTGCCAAAAGCGCGCTGTTTTCATGGTGCGGTATCCCTCACGGAAGGCGGTTAAAGACGGAATGATAGGCCGCGGCCTCGGCGATGCATTCGCGCGCGGCCTCTAGATTGCGAGCGCGGGCGATAGGCGAGTGTTTCGCGGCGCGCCGATAATGAGCCGCCCAACGCAAGGCCTCGGCCGCAAGAGCTCGGCGAGGCCGGCAAGATAGACGCGACGTCCGCAAATCAACCGGACCGATTGCCCGTTCTGCGCGCGCCGTGAATTCGACGCCGTTGCAGACAATCCAGAATGTCGCGACATGATGGCGCCGGCCTCTCGCCTCGGCGCGTAGCGCGGAAATGGTGCGGCGGAATGCATCGCGGTTCATGCTGCGCGCTCCAGTTCGCAAACCGGAATCCATCCCAGCGCGCGATCATAGGAGGCCGCGCGGGCGATCATTGGCGGCTTGCGCAATTCGTCATCCGGCGCGATGACGCCATAGCGTTCCGGCGCGGCGTCAAGTTTCGCCATGGCTGCAGCATGTTCAGCGGCGCGCCAGGCATTGAAGGCCGCGACGATATCCGCCGGCAATGCCTCGGCATATCGGACAAGCATGCCGATTCCCGTCCGCATGGCGCGCCGGACGTCATCGCCATTTGCTATCGATAGCTCATAGTCGGAAACGGAATGACGGATGGAAACCTCATAGTTGCCGGTTTGATCCGTAACGCGATAGTAGACAGTCCCCATAAAGGAACATTGCCAAGCGAATTGCGGTTTGCGGTTCATGGTCGAAAGCCTTTCGATTGCGCACAATCGCGCGTTGGTCCGCTTTGGCGTTCCGTGCTGCGCAGACATGCTGCGCAGTGTCGCAACGTCAAATCAGGGGAAGGCCGGAAAGCCGGGATAGCGTTTCGGCAATCGCGTGTGTTTCCGTTTGGATTCCGCAATCGGTAATCGCGAGCGCGCAACCGTCATGCTCGCGAGCGTATACAGTCCAAAAGGCGGAATCGTCCGGCGCGCGGTTTCCGGTCACATTGCTTTCGCCCGTGTCCGGATCATGCCGGACACTGCAACCTCCAATTTCCAGCGAACGAAAGGCGGACCAATCCGGCGCCGAGTAATCCGTACAGCAATTGAAATAGACGGCGCCGTCTAGTGTGACTGCAGGCATTGCCCTAGCTCCCTTAGAGGCAAGAATTCAGAAACGCGCGCTTGCCATCGCGCACCGCGGCGCGGCGAGTCCGCTTGTCGCTCGGCCGGCGGTCGGAATCATGCTTGCGATACTTCATTTGCCTATGTCCTTTTCAAGTTTGCGCACAATTGCGCGGTTTCGGCGGTTTGCCGGTTATGCCGTGACTTGCACGGCATAGGCTGCAAATCGCGTTAGTTGATCCGTTCGCATGCGCCGGTTTTGGCGTTCCAGCGTATCAGCATATCGTTTGCGCGGATCGAAAGGCCGCGCGACATGCGGACGTTCCGCGGGGCCGGCCGGCCGGTTTCGTGCAACCATTGGCCGAGGCGAAACGCAATGTGTGTTGCGCTACTCCACAAGTGCGGATTGGCCGAGGCCGGCGCGGCATATCCGGCCGAGGCGTAGGAAGTCAAATCATCAGGCTTTGCCATGGCGCGCGCCTCACATACAGCAAGCGAAAATGACAAACGTTCCGACGAAAGCCGCCGCGCAGAACAGGATAAAATCGGAATTCTCTCTCATTGGTCTAGCCTCTCGATTTGCGCACAGTCGCGCGGTTGCAGTCTTAGAAGGCGGCCTAGCTGGCCAAACGATGAAAGCCGGCATTGGTCCAAAGCCAGGCATAGAGCGTATCACCCGGCATGCTACCAAATCGCAGATACGCAACCGCGATTGCGTCATGGTAACGCGCGGCCTCGGCGCCGCGGATAACCGCATATCGGCCGCTAGCCTTATGGATTAGCGCGCAAGTGCCGCGGAATCCCCAAATCTCGGCGCGGTAGATCGCCCCATCATGGCAAACGATAATCGGCATTGGCTTTGCTCCTAGCGGCGGTTGCGGCGCGCGCGGCGCCGGATCGAACGGCGCCGAGGCGTTGCCGGCGCATACAGAAAGGGAGCTAGGATGGCCCAGCAAAGGGTATAGATCGCTGCAAGCATAAAACCTGCAAAGGGCGGGTTGGCGATGCAAAAGGAAATGAAAGCGGCGAGCATGGCGCGGCCTAACCAATCGGCCGCGATTGATCGGCGGACACTTCGCAAGAAATGACGCGAAAGCACGCAATGCCTTTGGCATTCAGTTCCTGATATTTGGCCAGTGAGATACGTTCAGCGAAGCGCGCGCGATCAACGGCGCGGTTGCTGGCATGCTCGGCGGACTGTGAGAATAGACGGATATGGAAGTCACAACCGGTAGCAATGCGGCGGACTGTGACTTGATAGGCGATAGTCTTTGCCATGTCGGCGGCCTTTTGATTTGCGCACAATCGCGCGTTCCGTTCGCCGCACATGCCTAGAAAGCGCGGTGCCTGTCAATCCCCTAATTCGCTGCTCTGTGAAAAAAGATAGGGTTTCGGCCGGCCGACCTCACACTACAGGGAATTGCGGCCTATTCCTGCAGAATGGCGTTTATCCGGCCGAGGCGGAAGGCCTCTTGCATGGGTAGCGCTGGCGAAAGGCCGGCGGCGATGGCGCGACACTTCAGCGCCAGTTCAGCGCTACCGCCTTCCGCGCGCACCGCTGTAACCGTATTGGGCGAAACGAATAGCGCTGCAGCTGCAGCACCATTCGAAAGGCCTAGCTCTTCCTGCCAAGCGATGAATTCGGCCGCGCTGATTCGCAGTGTGGCGCCGGCCGAGGCATAGGCGCGGCCTTTGCCGGCTTGTCTCGGCGCCGAGCTATTCGCCTTCGCTGCAGGCATGTCGTTTTCCCTATCCCGTGAGTTTGAACAGTCCATCTAGCGAATAGCTATCACAGAACAGGGAGAGACCGAGGCCGCGCGGCGCCGTCATGCACCGCCGAGTAGCGGAACCGGATTTGACACTCCGACTCCAGTTATGATTCAGAACAGGCATTCGGCGCAGTGTCGCTGCAGCCAACCCGCCGCGGGAAACCTCGGCGGGTTTTGCGTTTCTGGCCTCGGCGCCTCGGCCTCGGCGGATGGACGCAAGGCCGCAACGTCAACCGCACCACGCCACTAGGCACGCTAGGCGAGAGAGAAGGCGGACGGTTACCGCGCGCGGCGCGGCGCCAGCGGCGCCAGCACAACGGATTGACACTAATCGGCCAGGCTATCGGCCTCGGCCATCCGGCAAGCCCTCGGCGCCCATAGCTCGGCGCGCCTCAACCGCGCCAATCGCACGCAAAACCCGCCAGAACGGCGCCTAAACCCGCCCATTTCGCTAGCAATCCGGCCGAACCGTACCCCCGGGGCAATTTCCCGACGGCGCGCGGACCCGGGACCGCTCGGGGTGGCACCTGCACAATTTTTTTGAGGCGGCCCGAATTTTTGGCCGGAACTCGCAAAATGACCGAAAAACCGACCGCCGACGAAAATCCTGCGGAAGCCAGCGATCGCGCTGAAGCGAAGCCGGCGAAGCGGAAGGCGTCGAAACCGAAAAAGCGCGGGACGTCGAGCAATTCGGCGAAGCGCAACAAGGGCGGTCGTCCGGCATGGGCGCCGTCGATCGCGGACCGGCAGACGGTCGAGCGGCTGAAGTTTTGCGGCGAGTCTGAGGCCATGATCGCCCGGGCGCTGAAGGTCGATGTCGACACCCTGCGCAAGCACTGCGCCAACGAGCTCGAGAACGGATACGCGAACCAGCGTGCTGAGGTGACCAAGCTTCTGTTCGAGGCCGCGCACGCGAAGAACGTCTCGGCAATCAAGCGGCTCGACGAAATGGGTAAGGTCTCGCGCGCGGCCGGCTCCGTTGGCGAGCGCGGAAAGCCACAGGCCGCTGCTGCGGCGGCACCGAAGCCCGCCAGGCTGGGGAAGAAGGAAGAGCGTCAGGCGGCCGCCGAGAATGTCGGCGGCAAGTTCAAAGCACCTGAGCCGCCTAAGCTGGTGGTGAACAACCAGTGAGATCCTGGTCAACGGCCTGCCCGGACTGGGAGCGGAGGATCGTTGCCAGGGAGAGCCTGATCCCGTTCGGGCCGCTCTTCCCGAATGAGGCCTATGCGGCACTTGAGGTCTTCAAGTCGCTGCACATCGTCGACGCCACGCCGATCGAGGACTCCGAAACCGGCGAGATGCGGCCGCCGACGTTTGGCGAGGCCGGCGAGCAATGGGTATTCGATTTCGTGCTCGCCATCTTTGGCGCGTACGACCATTCGACGGCCAAGAGGCTCATCGACGAGTTCTTCCTGCTGATCAGCAAGAAGAACGGCAAGTCGACGATCGCCGCGGGCATCATGATCACCGCGCTGATACGGAACTGGAGGCATTCCGCTCAGCTCCTGATCTTGGCGCCGACGATCGAGATTGCGAAGAACTCGTTCGACCCGGCGCGCGACATGGTCTACCGCGACGAGGAACTGCGTGACCTTCTTCATGTCCAGGAGAATTTTCGGCAGATCACGCATCGGGTCACGAACGCGGTGCTCCGGGTCGTGGCCGCCGACACCGACACCGTTGGCGGTAAGAAGGCGTCCTTCGTCCTGATCGACGAGCTCTGGCTGTTCGGGAAGCGCGCCAACGCAGAGGCCATGTTTCGGGAGGCGACGGGCGGCTTGGTGTCACGTCCGGAAGGCTTCGTCATCTTCCTGTCGACGCATTCCGACGAACCGCCGACCGGCGTGTTCCTCGAGAAGCTGAAGCTCTACCGCGATATCCGCGACGGCAAGATCTCGGACCCGAAGAAGCTCGGGATGCTCTACGAGTTCCCGGACGCGATGCTCGAGGCCGAGGCTTATCTCGACCCGGCAAACTTCTACGTCACCAATCCGAACCTCGAAGTTTCCGTCTTTTCGGAATGGATCACCGACAAACTGACCGAGGCGCGGCGCGGCGACAAGGCCGGGCTGAACGTCTTCCTTGCGAAGCACCTCAACGTCCAGATCGGATCAAAGCTGCGGGCCGATCGCTGGGCCGGCGCAGACTTCTGGAACAAGTCGCAGGAAAGGGTCACGTCGCTCGAGGATCTGCTCAACCGCTGCGAGGTCGCGGTGATCGGGATCGACGGCGGCGGGCTGGACGACCTTCTCGGTCTCGCGGTGCTGGGGCGAGAGAAGAGGGCAGCTGGTGCCGCCGAGGATCTGTCGAAACGGAAGTGGCTGCTATGGGCGCGGGCCTGGGCGCACGAGATCGTGCTGGAGCGCCGCAAGCAGATCGCCACCGAGCTCGCGGAGTTCGTCAAGGAAAACACGCTCACGATGGTGGAGAAGCCCGGCGACGACGTCACTGCGGTCGCTGACATCGTGGTGCGGGTCGAGGAGTCGGGAAAGCTGGCGGAAGGCCCCGCGATCGCAGTCGACGCCGCCGGCATCGGTTCAATCGTGGACGAGCTCACCAGCGAGGCCCGCGGCTTCGAGAAGGAGCGCATCGTCGGCATCGCGCAGGGCTGGAAGCTGAACGGCGCCATCAAGGACGCGGAGCGGCGGGTTGCCGCCGGCACGCTGATCCATGAAGGCACCCGGCTGATGTCCTGGTCGATCGGCAACGCAAAGGCCGAGCAGCGCGGAAACGCAACGCTCATCACCAAGCAGATCAGCGGTATGGCGAAGATCGATCCCCTGATGGCCGTGTTCGACGCCGTCTCCCTGATGTCGATGAATCCGGAGCCGGCGGGCTCAGCCTACGAGGATGACGACGTCGTGGTGTGATGCAGGCGGCCGCGATCGCTGCCCCGCCGCCTTCTCGCAACTCATCAGGACCGAAATCGCCCATGGGTTGGATCAACAACACCGTTGCCGCAGTGTGGTCGCTCGGTCGTCGTGCAGACGATTCCGGCGAGCAGGAGGAGCGCTACTACGGCGACGATGCTGATTTCTATTACGAGTCGGTAGGCAAGCGGTCGAAGGCCGGGATCCGGATCACACCGATGATCGCGATGCGCCTGTCGGCGTTCGCGGCGTGTGCCAAGGTTCTCGCCGAGACCATCGCGAGCCTGCCGGTCTCGATCAACAAGGTCATGCCGGATGACGGCCGCCTGCCGGCGCCAGGTCATCCCGTGGCGGAACTGATCCGCTTCCAGCCGAACAAGACGCAGACCGCGGCCGAGTTCTGGGAGTCGATCATCCTGCATGCGGTGCTGTTCGGCACCGGTTACGCCGAGATCGTTCCGGGCGCCCGCGGTGCGGTCGACCAACTTAAATTCCTGCGCAGCGATCGCGTCACGCAGGACCAGCTTCGTGACGGGACGCTGCGGTTCACCGTCACCAACCCGACTTCCGGAGGATCTCGGGTTCTTCTGCAGGACGAGGTGCTGCGCATCCCGAGCCTGTCGCTCGATGGCGTCAATGGTCTCAGCATGCTGGATCTGGCCGCCGAGTCGATCGGCCTCGGCGTCGCCGCGGACCAGTACGCCTCGCGGATCTTCTCGAACAACCTCAACATGGGCGGTTTCATCACCACCCAGAAGCGGATGAGCCCGCAGGCGGTGCGGCGTCTGATCGCACGCCTCATGGAGAAGTACGCCAGCCCGGAAAATTTCCACCGTCCGGCGGTTCTCCAGGACGGCGCCAAGTTCGAGCCGGCTTCGATGAAGGCGAGCGAGGCTCAGCTGCTCGAGGCCCGGAAGTGGCAGATCGCCGAACTGGCGCGCTTCTTCCGCATCCCGCTGCACATGCTCGGCGTCGACGACCAGACGAATCGGTCGACGGTCGAAGAGCAGTCCATCAACTTCGTGAAGTACACCATCCGGCCTTGGGCCCGGAAAATCGAGCAGGCGATCCGCCGCGACCTCATCATCGCGACCGGCCTGTACGAGGTGAAGTTCAATCTCGACGCGCTGGAGCGCGGCAATCTCGAAGCCCGCCGGAACTATTGGTCGGCGGCGCTTGGCACCGGCGGCGCCCCTGGATGGATGACCATCAACGAGGTCCGCGTCGCGGAGGGCCTCAACCGGATCAACGAGCCCTGGGCCGACCAGGTGTCGCGCGGAGCGTATCAGCAGCAGCAGCAGGCGCTGCCGCCGGCGGCCGATCAGCCAGCCGCGGCTCTGCCGGCGCCGCCCGAGAGGATCGAAGACAACACGCCAGAAGCCGTCGCGGCTCGAGTCGCCCGGAAAGAGAACCAGGCGCTCCGCAAGGCTTCGCTGAAGTTCGCCGCCGATCCCGACGGCATGCGCGAGTTTATCAAGGCGTTCTACGGCGGCCACGTCAGCTTTGTGATGCAGAATCTGCAGATCTCGCGCGACGGCGCGCGGGCGTACTGCGCCCACCAGCGTGACGAGGCCTTGGGTGCCAACGACATCGTGGCGTTGCTCGATCGGCGAGACGAAAAGCTCGCCGGCCAGATCGCCGCCGTCCTCAAGAAACACGGAGCCCAAAATGGGGAAGATGCAGCAGTTTAAGCGCGAGATCCGGAGCTCCAACGGCCGGATGTTTGCGTTCGACCTGCGGAACGGTTTCGGCGCGGTCCTCGGTGGTCTCTTCGAGCGCGTCGCGCGCGGCAAGGTCCACGACAAGGAAATCCGCGAGATCTATGGCCTCGAGGACGAGGACGGATCCGAGCCGAAGCATGTCCGGATGTCGGCCGGCCCGCAGATGTCGCCGAGCGCGAAGGCCGGCAAGTATACCGCGCTGGTCTCGCTGCATGGCGTCGCGCTCTACGACCTCGAGTACCAGCCGTACTGCTTCTCGACCCTGCTGCTGTCCCAGATCATGGACAGCCTGGCGAACGATCCGTCGGTTGACATGATCGTGCTCGACATCAACACGCCCGGCGGCGCCGTCACGGGCACGCAGGAGGCGGCCGATGCTGTCTATCGGGCCGCCCGCAAGAAGACGGTGGTCGGCATCATCAATCCGCTGTGCGCCTCGGCCGGCTACTGGATCGGCAGCCAGTGCACCAAGCTGGTCTCGGTGCCGTCGGGCGACATCGGTTCGATCGGCGTCTTCATGTGCCACTACGACTGCTCGGCGCTGATGGCCGACAACGGCATCAAGCCGACCTTCATCTATGCCGGCGAGTACAAGACCGAAGGCAACTCGATGGAGCCGCTGAGCGACGAAGCAAAAGCATTCTATCAGTCCGAGGTCGATCAGACCTATGACGACTTCCTGACCGCTGTCGCGCGCGGCCGCGGCGTCACCAAGGACGTCGTGCTCGAGAAGTTCGGCAAGGGCCGCTGCTACAGCGCTCCGATGGCGAAGCGCCTCGGCATGATCGACGACGTCGCCACGATCAAGATGGCTCTGCAGGGCGTTGGTCTCACGATGGAGATGCCGGAAGAGGGTGGTCGTCGTCGTCGCGGTGAAGAGCAGGGACCGGACGAGTCGGCCGACGCCGACACGGTCGCCGGCGCGAACGTGCAGGCTGAGGGGGTCCATGTCACCGAAAGCGGCGTGGCAATCCCCGGCAACCTCTTCGTCGATGGTGATATCCGCGCCCACAACATCACCAGCGCCACCGACCAGATTCTCCCAACGGCCGACTGCGGACGGGTGGCCTTCCGCATGGAGACCGAGGGCGAGGCTCGCACGTACTACGTGCTGGAGCACTGGCCCGCCAAGGTCGTGATCTCGACCGGGCTGATCGAGACCCAGTCCCCGTATCTGAAGGTCGCCGGCGAGACGGTCACGATCGCGGTCGAGAACGGGGCCGCGGTCTACAGCAAGATCGGTGTCTCGATGGCCGGCGATTGGATTTGTTCGCTGGCCGACGGCAGCAGTTTCACCGAGCCGCCGCCGAACAAGGCCGAGGCCGAACTGGCCGAGCGCAAGCAGGCCGCTGAGGCCCGTCGCCGCCGTCTCGCTCTGCTCAGCGCCTAAGAGGAAACGGTCGCGCCATGAACAAGCCCATGACGTTCCAGACTTTCGCCAGCTTCCTCGCGGCCGTGATCGGCGCCGAGCAGGCCGAGGACAGCGACCACCGCCTGGTGCCGGCGGCTTCCGTCTCCGGCCTCAGCGGTGTTTCCGGGCCGGGCGGCGGCTTCCTCGTACCCGTGGAGTTTGCCGCGGCGCTGTGGACACGCGTCTACGCCACTGGCCGCATTCTGGCGCGCTGCGATCGCCAACCCATCACCAAGGGCGACAAGCTCATCATCCCGGCGATTTCGGAGTCCGATCGCGGTGACGCCGAGCAGCCGGTGAATTCGCGCTTCGGCGGCGCCCGGATGTACTGGACCGACCAGGGCGGCGACGACAACGACTCCGCGCTGAAGTTTGATCTGCTCGAGCTCAAGCTGAAGAAGCTCCTCGGGATGTTCTTCACCACCGAGGAGTTGAACGAGGACGCGCCGGCGCTGGCCGCGGCGCTGATCCGGATCTTCGGCCTCGAGGCGGCATTTGGGATTGAGCGCGCGATCGTCGCGGGTAGCGGCGTGGGCGAGCCGCTTGGGATCCTGAATGCCCCGGGTCTGCTGACGGTACCGAAGGATAACGGCCAGGCGGCCGGGACGATTTCCACGACCAACCTCTCCGCGATGGCCGCCGGGCTTTGGGGCCCGTCACACGCCACGGCGATTTGGATGATGGGCAACGACGCCTTCGGGCAGATCGTTGCCCTGGAGGAGAGCACCGGCACCAAGCTGTTCGAGACCGGCCCGAACGGCGAGCGCCGGCTGCTGCAGATGCCCGTCGAGCTCTGCGAGTACACCGCGCCGCTCGGCGCCGCCGGCGACGTCGTCCTGGCGGACATGAGCCAGTACATCGTTGCCGAGAAGGAGCAGGCATCTGGCGGTTTGTTGAGCTCGATCCACGCGAAATTCGTGACCGACGAGATGGCGTTCAAGCTTCGCTATCGCGTGGACGGCGCGCCGGCGTGGAAGACGCCGATCACGCCGCGCAACTCCGCCAACCAGCAGTCGGCATTCGTCGCGCTCGGCGCGCGCGGCTGACCCTTCCGAAATTCGCGGAGTAGGGGCGCAGTCGCGACCCTGATCTTCGCGTGTCTATGCGGGCTCGGTCGAGACCGCAGTCTCCACTGAGTCCATCGAAACCCAAGGCGCCCCTTCCCGGGCGCCTTTTTTATTGAGGAGAGATCGAGATGACGATCAAGGCACTTCGCGACAAGAAAGCGGGGCTGATCGCCGAAGCCAATGCGCTCACCGCCAAGGTGGCCGATGGCACCATCACCGATGTCGAGGCTGCCCGCCTGTCGGCAATCATGGACGACGTCGCTGCCGCTGGTGACAAGCCGGCGCAGGTCAGCGAGTTGACCCGCGTCAACCAGGCGATCGCCCAGCAGGAGCGCCTGATGGACGAGCAGCGCTCGATGGCTCCGGCCCCGGGTGCGAACGCCGAGACCGCGGGCGAGCGTGCCGAGCGCACCGCTCCGACCGTGCCCGCCGAAGCGAAGAAGAAGTTCGGTTCGCTCGGCGAGCAGATGGTGGCGATCGCCAACGCCGGCAAGCGGATCGCCGTCGACGACCGCCTCGAGTGGCAGGCCGCCAGCGGCATGAACGAGGGCGGCGGCCAGGACGGTGGCTACCTGATCCAGCAGGACTTCGTGCCTGAGCTCATGAGCCGTGCGTACGACCGCTCGGATCTGCTCTCGCGCACCCGCCAGCTGCCGGTCAGCCCGGCCTCCAACGGCGTGAAGATCAACGCGCTGAAGGACTCGAGCCGCGCCAACGGCACCCGCTTCGGCGGCGTCCAGTCGTTCTGGACCGGCGAGGGCCAGCAGAAGGTCGGCTCGCAGCTGTCCTTCCGCCAGATGGATCTGCGGCTGCACAAGCTGACCGGTCTCCTCTACGCAACCGACGAGTTGCTCGAGGATGCCGTGATGCTGAACAGCTTCATCCCGGAGGTCTTCGGCGACGAGTTCGCCTTCAAGATCGACGATGCCATCTTCGAGGGCAGCGGCGCCGGCATGCCGGCCGGTGTCATGAAGTCGGCGGCGTTGGTCACCATCGCGGCTGAGGGCGGCCAGGCGGCGGACACCGTCGTGGTCGAGAACATCGTCAAGATGTGGGCTCGCCTGTGGCTGCGCAGCCGGCAGAGCGCGATCTGGACCATCAACCAGCAGATCGAGCCACAGCTGATGCTGATGAAGATCGGCAACATGCCGATCTACCTGCCGCAGGGCAGCATCGCCGGTCAGCCGTACGCCACGCTGCTCGGCCGCCCGATTGTCCCGACCGAGTTCAACTCGCAGCTCGGCGACAAGGGCGACATCGCGCTGATGGATCTGCAGCAGTACCTGACGATCCAGAAGGGCGGCCTGAAGCAGGACGTCTCGATCCACGCCCGGTTCATCAATGACGAGACGACCTTCCGGTTCGTCCTGCGCATGGATGGCCAGCCGATCTGGGATGCCCCGCTGACGCCGTTCAAGGGTGCCGACACCCTGAGCCCGTTCGTCACGCTCGCCGACCGGCCGTAACCAGCGGTCTGAGCACCGGGCGGCGGTCTTGATCGCCGCCCGCCTGCGAAGATCACCCCTGAACCCATCAATCCACGGAGAATTCCATGACTTCGCTCACCAGCGAGAAAGTCGTCCTGGCCGGCATCATCAACCCGGCTGCCAACGCGGCCGGCACCCTGACCACGAACTGGGTGTCGATGGCGACGTTCGAGGAACTGCTCGCGATCATCGCCGCCGGCGCCTTGGGCGTGAACGGCACCATCGACGCCAAGCTCCAGCAGGCACAGGACGGCACGGGTACCGGTGCCAAGGACATCGTCGGCAAGGCCATCACGCAGCTGACCCAGGCTGGCACCGACAAGTCCAACAAGCAGGCGCAGATCAATGTCCGCGCCGAGGAATTGGACCGCAACGGTGGCTTCTCGTTCGTGCGGTTGTCGATGACGACTGCCGTCGCGACGAGCCCGTCGACCGCCGTCCTGCTCGGCGTCAGCGCGCGGTATTCCCCGACGGCGCCAGCGGCGTCGCTGGTCGAAACCATCAAGTAGCCGCTGCGTTGAACTGACCTTCAGTTCAGCGTGAGCACCGAACCGCGGCAGCGCTCCCAAGCGCTGCCAAACCCATTCTTGCAGGAGTCCACCACGATGGATGACAAGGTGAATATTACGTTCGACCAAACCCGCGTGGTCGACAATGAGCACGCCGGCACCGCCAACGAAACCCGCTTCGAGGAGGGCAAGACGTACCCGCTGTCTCCGCGCTCGGCCGATCGCTGGGTGAAGCGTGGTGTCGCGCACTTCACGACTGAGGATGACGCGGTCAAGGCACGCGGCGCGTCGTCCGACGTTGCGCTCAAGCTGCAGGACGCCGATCGGCAGGATCCGAACGCGTCGCGCCGGCAGCCGGAAGGCACCGGTGGCAAGGACAACGCCGACGACGGAGATCTCAGCAAGAAGACCGTCGCCGAGCTCCAGGCCATCGCGGCCGAGCGCAAGGTCGACATCTCCGGCCTGACCAAAAAGGCGGACATCGTCGCCGCCCTCGAGAACGACGCCAAGGTGAAGGCCGCGATCGAGGCCGGCAATTTCGATGAACTGACCGTGCCCGAGCTCCAGAAGCTGGCCGCGGACAAGAACATCGACCTGGGCGGCAAGACCGCCAAGGCGGACATCGTCGAGGCCGTGAAGGCGGGCTCGGCGCCGGCGGCCGCGTCCTAACGGTCGCTGTGCAATCCCAGCGCCCGGGGCAATAGCCTCGGGCGCATGGCCCCGCGAGGTGCTTGCGCATGTTCTCCGTCGTCGAGCCCGCAACTGACCGCAAACTGACGACGCTGGAAAACGTCAAGACCGAGTTGGGGATCACCGACGGCACCGAAGACGCCAAGATCGGCCGCCTGATCGACCGGCTCTCGGCCATGGTGTGCGACTATCTCTTGGTCCCGGCCGCCGTTGATGGCTCCAAGACGCTCGGGCTCGAGACGCTGGAGCAGAAGTTCGTCCACAGTCCGTGGTTTCGGCGCCGTCGCGGGCAGATGATCTTGGCGCGTCATCCCGTCACCGAGATTGTCTCGGTCACGATCGGGACCGTGACAATCGACCCGACCGACTACGACTTCGACGGCGGTACCGGCGAGATGTGGCGGCTTGGGGTCGTTCCGCCGCCGAGCATCGGCTGGGCACCTGGCGTCCGTACCGTGGTCCGCTTCAAGGCCGGTTGGACGCTGCCGGCAACCGCCAATTTCACGCTTCCTCTGGCGATCGAGGGTGCCGTAATCGGCATGATCCGTGCCGCGCGGTTTGCCGCCGACCGCGATCCTACGGTGAAGTCGGAATGGACGACCGATATCGAGCGCCTTGAATACTGGGTCGGCCAGATCGGCGAAAACGGTGCATTCCCGCCCGATATCGCTGCCGCGCTCGAGCAGTACGGCTACGAGCCGGAGTTCGGCTGATGGATGCGGCAGCAGCAGCGAGGGCGCGCCGCGGCATCAACCGCCGCGGACATATGGTCCGCTTCAAGCGCGCGAAAGGTGGCGCGACCGCGCAGGTGAAGGCCGTAATCGAGGGCTATTCGCCGGACGAGTATGTGAACGGCATCACGGCGGGCACCAGGCACCTCATCGTGTCGGTGCTGGATCTGCAGGCACAGGGATTTCCGGTCCCGGTCGCGAAGGGCGACAACATCTATCTTGGTCCGAACCTCGATTGGCCGACGACTGTGCAAACGGTCGACACCGACCATCGCGAGTATCAGGGCTGCTACGAAATCGTCACGTCGGGTCAGTGATGGCCAGGATCTCGACGTTCGAGCGGGATCTCAAGTTCGCGACCGCTGGCATGGCGCCGGAGAACATCGCGAAGGGGCTCGCAGCATTTGCACGATCCGAGTTGTCGAAGGCCATCCAGGAAGGCGTCGGCTCGGAACGGTACGAGAAATACGTCAACGGTCGGCGCGACGCCGAGGAAGAGACGGTCGTGCCCCCGGGCCCGATCCTTTACGTCTTTCATTGGTGGCGCGAGATCGTTGAGTACGCGCTGCAGACCGCGGTCGAGCGATCGCCGGATGACTCGGGCCGCTACAAGCGCTCATGGTTCATCATGACGCCCGGTGGCGTCGTGAAGAGTTTCGACGAGATCCCGCTCAACGCGACGGTGATCTTGACCAACAACCAGCCGTACAGCCGCAAGATTGACGTCGGTCACATGCAGATGTCGGTGCCGCCGGGCATCATCGAAGACGTCAAGAAAGCCGTGATGGCGCGCTTCGGCAACTTCGTCACGGCGAAACGGACCCTGATCCCGCTCCCGGGCGGCTACATCTTGAAGGGCCACTTCCGGCGCGGCTATCGGCCGTACGCGCGGCGGAAGCTTCGGCCCGACACCATGGCCGGCGCGCAGATGACGTATCCGGCGCTGGTTCTGTCGATGAAGGTGTCCTGATGGATCTGCCCAACGACGAGGTCTACGACGCGATCCGCGCGCTCCTCGGCTACGTCGATATCGAGACCGGGGAAAAGGTCGACGGCCAGTGGGATTTCGCGGTCGCGCCGCTCGTCTATGAGAACGAGGGCGACAGCGCGCCGAGCGGCGAGATCTCGCCGTGGGTTCTCGTCATGCTGGTCTCGACCTTCTACGGACAGGAAAGCATCGGGGGCGGCGAGGGCGCCGGCGATAATCGCTGGGACGAGGAAGGCACTCTCTGGTTTCACGTCTTCACGCCGCGCAACACCGGTGCCGGCCAGGCACGGCGCATCGCGAAGGGACTTGTCCGGATGTTCAGGGGCCTGACGCTGTTGGAAGACCGCCTCGAGTTCTTGGCCGCTGATCTGGCATCTGGCGATCCCGGTGCCGAGAACGCGAACTACTACCTGATGTCAGCCAGCATCGCATGGGGCCTGACCGAGGCCGAATAGGAGCACGAGACATGACCGAGTATTCCGTCCTGAAGGCGTTCAACACCGTGAACCGCCGCTTCAAGCCCGATGACGAGCGCAGCAACGTCGTCAAGAGCGACGACGTGCTGGCGCCGCACACCATCGAGACGCTGAAGTCGCGCGGCTTCATCAAGGAGAAGGACGACAAGACGGCTCCGGTGCCGGCTTCGGCGACCGTGCCGCAGAACAAGCTCGAGACGAGCGCGCCGGCGGCCCCGGCGACTTCCGAGAAGTAACCCCACCAACCATCGCTGACCTCACGCAAGGCGCCCCATCGGGCGCCTTTTTTATTGGGAGAACGCCGTGACCTCATCCAACCGTACGCAACTCGCTCTCGTTCGGGAGACCACGCCCGGCGTCACCCCGACGACGCCGCGCATGCGCAAGGTCAGGATGACCGGCGAGTCGCTTTCCCTTGCGCCGACCTATGTGGACTCGGAAGAGATCCGCGACGACCGCATGCTCGGGGATCCGATCAAGACGAACGAGACGACTAACGGCGGCATCAACGGCGAAATCTCGTTCCCGGATGATGGATCGCCGCTGTCCGAGCTCCTCATGTCGGCGTTCGAGAATACCTGGGTGAACGCGCCGGTATTCTTCAACGACGGTACCGCGGACAGCGTCATTACCGATGCCGGCACGACGGCCAGCACCTATGCCGTGGTGTCCGGCGGAGCCGCGGTGAAGGTCGGCATGCTGGTGCGCGCGACTGGCTTCGGCCAGGCGGAGAATAACCAGGTCTTCCGCGCCTCGGCGTCGACGGGTACGACGATCGTCGGTGGTACCGGTATGGCCGCGGAGGCCGCTCCTCCCAGTACCGCACGGCTCAAGGTGGTCGGCTTCGCCGGTGTCGCCGGCGACATCACGGCACTGGCGGACGGTCTGGGGTCCACGGCGCTCGATTTTACCACGCTCGGCCTCGTGGTCGGGCAGTGGATCAAGGTCGGCGGCACCGCCGATGCCTCGACGTTCGCCTTCCTGGTGGCCGCCGGAGCCAAACCGCGCGCGGCCGCCTATGCACGCATCAGCGCGATCGCGGCCAACAAGCTGACCCTGGACAATCTGCCGTCGGGCTGGACCACGGATACCGGCGCCGGCAAGACGATCTCGGTCTTCTTCAGCGACCAGATCAAGAATGGCGTCACGCCCAACACGATGACGATCGAGAAGGGCTTCCTCGGCATGCAGACGCCGGCGTTCATCAAGTATCTCGGCATGCGGGTGAACACCTTCAACGTCGACATGCAGAGCGGCGACAAGCTGAAGTGGTCGGCGGATTTCTTGGGGCTCGGCGGTGACGAGACGACCGTGACGCTCGACGCCGCGCCGGATGCCGTGACAACCGGTGTCGTTATGGCAGCCAATGCCAACGTCGGTCGGCTGGGCGTCAATCAGGCGCAGCTTGGCTCCCCGAACTGGGCCAAGGGCTTCTCGGTGCAGATCAACAACAATCTGCAGGCGCTGGATGCCGTCGACTCCGACGCACCGGTTGCATTGGACGACGGTGAGTGCACCGTCACCGGAAAGCTGACCACCTATTTCGGCAGCCTTACCGAGGTGCTGGCCTTCCGCAATGGCACCCCGCGCAACATCAACTCGCGGGTCCAGAAGAATGGTCAGGCGCTGATCTGGCAGGTGCCGCGGGCTGTTTACCGCGGCGGTGGCAACCCGCAGGCCACGGCCAAGAATACGCAGGTCATGGCCGACTTCGATTACCAGGCCGCGCAGGATGTCGTTACCAACGCGCATATCCTGCTCGATCGCTTCGAGTACATCGAATAGTCGATCGCCGACCGTTCGGCCGAACAATTGTGCCGCGCTTCATGCGCGGTGCCCCGAAATACCAGCGATCTGGACCGGTCGGTGCCGGTAGAGGATTGGTGTCCTCGAGATCGCTGGTTCACCCCCTGGCGCCCGCCGGGCTTCCCTTGCTCACCAAGGTGACACCAAGCCATGACTGAATCCCCCAAGAAAGTGCGTAAGTTGAAGCTGTCGTCGATGAAGGTCGACAGCCAGAAGGAGCGCGAAGGCGACTGGATGCCGGCGCTCGATATCGACGATTCCGGCGATATCAAGTGGTTCGTCCGCTCGACGAACTACGCCGAGTTCAAGACGGCCCGCGATGTTATTCAGATCAAGCTGACCAACAAGCACGGCCGCAACGTCCCCGAAGACGTGCTCGCCGAGGCTTACGGAAAGCTCGCGGTCGAGTATCTGTTGCTCGGTTGGATTGGCCTCGTCGACGACAACGAGCAGGACATCGATTTCTCGGAAGAGACCGCGCGCGAGATCCTGACGGATCCTGAGTACCGGCTCGTCCGCGGCTCGATTTATCTCGCCGCTTCCCGCGTCGGTCTCCAAGAGACCGAGTTCGTCGGAGCCGGCGCAAAAAACTGAGGGCCGCCCTTCGCTACGAGCTCGAGCAGAAGGGCACGGACGAGTGGCTCGCTCAACTAGCCGAAGAAGATCCTGACGCCGAAGCATTCGCGGCGCAGGCGGAGCGGCCGCCAGAGGCTGAGCTCCCGATCTGGGCGGAGACCTATTGGCGCGCCTGGCATGCTCTTCGGTTCGATCGGCAATACGGGGCCATGGGCGGCCAGTCTCCGATCAGCTTCCTTTCCATCGATACCTACGCGCGGCGCTACGACATTCGTGGCGTCGAGTTCGAGACGTTCTTGGCATTTGTCAGCGCCATGGACGAGGAGTTTCTCGAGCACGTTCAGCGCGAGGCGGAGAGGGAAAAGGAAGCTGAGGACGAGCGCAAGCGGCTGAGAGAGGGAGGGCATCCAAATGGCGGGAACAGCGCTTTCGTCCCTCCGAGTCACATCTGACTTCGACGCATCGAGCTATGTCCGGGGCGCGCAGCAGAAGGTCGACGCCGACAGCAAGATGATTGCGAGCGACAAGGCTCGCAATGCCGCTCTTGCGCAGTCGGATGCCGCGCTCGCGAAGATCCCGGGCGGCATGGCCTCGGTCAGCAAGTCGCTGCTCGATGGCTATGGTGCCGGCGCGCAGTTCGAGGCCATTATCCGCCGCATCGGCAACGCCGCCGACCGGGGCATGGGCATCGATCGCGTCAACCTCCTCCTGGACGCGGCTTACCAGAAGTTCGGCCTGACCGCGGATGCCGCGTCGCTGGCCGAGAAGGGATTTGTCTCGATCGCCGGTGCAGTTGGCCGGCTGAACGAGGAATATTCGATCCATGCCGAAGTGGCGACCCGCGCCGCGGCCGCGATCGAGCAATTGACCGTGGCGCAGCGGTCGCAGGCGGCGATCAACGCGCAGTTCGGCATCGGCGGCGACACCAAATCGGCGCAGGAGAGCGCTGACGCCTTCCTGGCACAGTACGGCGGCCTCGAGGGGGTGGCGCGGGCCAAGGCAGCGGAAGCCGGTGCCGCATTCGGCGCGGATCTCGACCGGCTCATGATCGCCGGCGCGGCGAAGTCGGCGAAGGACGCCGCGAGCGTCTTCGATGCCAACCTGCGGCAGATCGACGACGTCGCCCGGATGCGGGCCGAGCAGGCCGGCGCCAATTTCCAGCGCAGCCTGACCGAGGCGCTGGGAGGTGGCGGAGCCTCGGCGACATCGCAGGGCGCAACCTATGAAGCTCTTGCCGCGCAGGTGGCCCGTCTCGACCAAATCGAGCAGGCCCGGGCAGCACATCTCGCCGCAAGCACGCAGCAGTCGATCGCGCAGGCCTTCGGCTACGACCAGGTTACCAAATCGGCGAGGGCGTCGGCCTCCGCGTTCATGGATATCGACGCCGCCGGCGCCGCCATGGCCGCGGAATTCGATGAAGCGATCGCGGCCGAGCAGAAGATGACCGCCGCCGCGGAGCAACTGCGCTCCAAGATCGCGCCGCTCGAGACTGAGTTCCAGCGCCTCGGCGCCGAGATGGCCTCGTACAAGAAGCTGCTGGCCGACGGCTACATCTCCACCGGCGAGTACGAGCAGGCGCAGGTGATGCTGGCGAAGCGGTTGACCGACGTCCAGCAGCAGCTGAAGAACGCCAGCACCACGGGCCGCGTCGCGTCTGGCGAGCTCGTCAACCTGTCGTATCAGCTGAACGACGTCCTCACGGGGCTGGCTCTCGGCCAATCGCCGTTCATGATCTTGGCGCAGCAGGGCGGCCAGGTCTTCCAGATCTTCCAGTCGTCCAAGGCGAGCATCACGGACTTCGCGAGCGTGGTCGGGTCGAAGTTCCTCGGCCTGCTCAGTGTTGGCAGGGTCGTTTGGGGCGGCATCGCAGCAGCGATCGGCATCGGCGTCGCGGCGCTGATCTCGTTCCAGGACAAGCAGCAGGAGGTAAACAGGTCGCTTCTCGGGTCCGGCCGTGCCAGCGGTGCGACAGCCGGCAGCATCAACTCGATTGCGGACGCCGGTTCGTCGCGATCCGGGCTTTCCGTGGCGGAGGCCCGTTCATTCGCGGCCACGCTGGCGGAGACCGGCAAGATCGCCAACGACAACATCCTGCCGATTGTCCAGATGGGCAAGGATATCGCGACGATCTACGGCACCGACGCCTCGGAAGCGGCGAAGACGCTGGCGCAGGCCTTCGCCGACCCGGTGAAGGGGGCCGAGGATCTCAATCAGCGGCTCGGCTTCCTGGATGCCGCGACGAAGCAGAACATCGCGGACCTCGTCGCCCAAAATAAGGTCTATGCCGCTCAGGTCGCGCTGGCGACCGCCGTGAAATCGGGTCTGGTGGATGTCGCCAACACCGTATCGACGACGCGGACCGCATGGACGGCCCTCGGCAACGCCGTTTCGAACGCATGGGATTCGATCGGCAAGAGCATCTACAACGTCCTGAATCCGGTGCAGGGGCTCGATGCGCAGCTGGAGGCAGCGAAGCGGAAACTTGAGCTCCTGCAGAGGACGAGCGGCCGCACGGTCGACCCGGACACCGGTTTGCTGGGGCCGATCGCTGATCCCGCCGCAACCGCCGCCGCCCAGGCACAGGTCGACAAGCTCACCGCCGCGCTGCAGCGGCAGAAGACCGCCGCGGAGGACGCCCGCAATGCGCAGCAATCACTGGCGCAACAGCAGGCTATCCGCACCGCGCTGCCGATTATCGGGCAGACGCAGGATCTCCAGAACCAGCTGAAGCTGCTCCAAGACCTCGCCGCGGCGCCGGATGTCGACCAGAAACTGGCCAAGGTCGGGCAGACCATGGATCAGCTGCAGCGCTCGATCGCGGCGACCAGCGCCGCGCTGGCAGCCCTGCCGAAGAACGCGCTCGTCGACTTCCTCGGCGCAGCGGCCAGCCCCGCGGAACGCCTCGCCGCCGGACTCGAGCAGATCCGTACCAAGGCGGCGCAGATCAACGCCTCGCCGGCCGACACCGGCCGCGCGACATCGGCCCTGCAACTCGATATCGCCTCGAGCGTCCAGTCGGCGCGGATGTCGGCGCTCGGCCAGTCGGCCGGCGTCCTCGACAGCGTCCGGCAAAAGACGCTTGATCTGCAGCGGGCACAGGAAGCCGGTGCCGGCCTGACGGCAAAGCAGATCAAGGACCAACTGGACCTCGCCCGCGCGCAGGCCGACGGCTCGCTCCAGATCAAGGCGCAGGCTGATGCGTTCGGGATCCAGACCGCGACCATCGGCATGTCCGCCGGCGCCGCGGCCGAGTATGTGGCCCGGATGACGGCTCTGACTGATGCCGTCCGCAACCACAAGGAACTGACCGACCAGGATAAGGCCGCGATCGATGCGCAGGCCAAGGCCCTCGGCGCCGCGGCGCAGGCGAATGCCCTCAAGCAGATCCAGAACGATATCCGGTTCGGGTCGCAGACCTCGCTGCTGTCGCCCGACGACGTCCAGATCGCGCAGCAGCTGAAGACGCTCTATCCGGACGTCGCGACGGCGCTGAACTCGGTCGAAGCCGCGGCTCTCCGCACCAACGCGGCGTTTGCATCGGTCTCGTCGACCATTTCGAGCGACCTGGTGACCGGCGTCACCGATGCGCTCGATGGCACCAAGAACTTCGGCCAGGCGTTCTCGGACACCTCGAAGCTGGTGATCCGCGCGATCGAGGAGATGATCGTCAAGCTGCTGGTCATCGGTCCGCTGATGCGCAGCCTCCAGAGCTCGTTTGGTGGCCTGACCGGCGGCGGCCTCGATTTCGGCTCGCTGCTCGGGTCGAGCGGCGTCACCTATGGCACGCCCGGTGCCGCCGGCAGCAACCTGTTCGGCCCGCTGGCGCCGAGCGCGCTGGGCAACGTCTTCGCCGGCGGCAAGATCGTGGCGTTCGCGCGCGGTGGCGTCGTGACTAGGCCGACATTGTTCCCGATGGCGAACGGCACCGGCCTCATGGGCGAAGCTGGTGAGGAAGCCATCATGCCGCTGCGGCGTGGCCCGGATGGTCGCCTCGGCGTCTCCGCCGGAGGAATTGGCGGCGGTGGTGCCGCCAACGACAACGGCGCCTCCGGCAACGTCGTCGTGAACATCTACAACGCGCCGTCGGGCTCGGATCCGCAGACCAGCGTCAGCCGGACCAACAACGGCACGCAGGTCGACATCGTGTTCAAGAACGCCGTCACCGGCCTCATGGTCGACGACGCGGCTCGGAATGGCCCGATCTCGCAGGCCATTTCGTCCCGCCAAAAGGGTTTCGGGAGCTAAGCGATGGCCCTTCCGTCCTGGCCCGCGGTCAACAGCCGACCGCAGAAGAGTGGCTTCCAGATCCAGAAGCGGTTCCTCGAACCGATCGCGACCGACATGGAAGGCGGCAACACCCGCGAGCGGGCGCGGCCCGGCGACAATGTCGGGACCATCGTCCAGACGATCAGCCTGACCAACGCCGAGCACGATGTTTTCGTCGCTTGGGTGCGCGACACGCTCAACAACGGCTCCGGCCGGTTCACGGCGCCGGTCTGGCTTGGTTCGGCATACGCCACGAAGACCTGCAAATTCGCGAAAGGTGGCAAGCCCAGCTACGTGCCGACGTCGTCGAGCCGCATCGCCGCCACCATGACGCTCATGGTGTTTAATCTCTGATGGCGACGCATAACGAAGCGCTCCTCGAGGCCTATGCGTCGTGCCCGCCCAGTGCGCGGGTCTACCACACGCTCGAGATCTGGCAGTCATCCTTCGATGTCGCGGCGCGGGTCGTCGCGAACGTCGGCGACGACATGACCTTCGGGATCGAGTTGTCGGCACCACGCAATCCTGGCGAAACGGTCACCTTCATCGCGTGTCCGTTCGAGTCCTCGTACCCGGAGCAGCGGCAGGGGCAGCCGCCGCAGACCAACATCAAGATCGACAACGTCAATCGCGAACTGCTGCCGAAGATCCGGGCCGCGCTCGGCTACCGCGAATACATCTCGGTCCTGTACCGGGAATATCTCGCCACCGACCTCACGCAGCCGTCCTACGGCGCCGTCGAATTCGAGCTCCGCAACGTCAAGGTGGTCGGCGCCTCGATCAGCGGCACCGTGATGGTGAAAAACCTGCAGAACAAGCGGTTTCCGCGCCTGACCAAGAACTACGACTACGTCCAATTCCCGAGTTTGCTGGCGTAATGACCCGTTCCGAGTTCCTTGCGCCGCTCATCGGTGAGCCGTGGGCCTGGCAGACCCGCAATTGCTGGGATTTCGTCTGCCACGTCGAGAAAGAACTGTTCGGGCGGAGACTGCCGCGTATCCCGGTCCCGAATGATTTCTCGAAGCGCTGGGTGCTGGAGTCCTTCGATGGGCATCCGGAACGGGATCTCTGGCGAGAAGTTCCGGAAGGGCCGGGAGGCCTCGTTTCGGCTGCTGACGGCGCGCTCGTCCTGATGGCTCATCTCCAGATACCGGCGCACATCGGCGTCTGGCTCAAACCCGAACAACGCGTGATCCATTGCGACGAGAAGCAGGGCGTCGCGTGCGAGACAGCCTTGGCGTTGCGCCAGATGGGCTGGAAGAAGCTCCGATTTTTTGAACCGAAGGAGAGATGACCCATGCGCCGTCGTTCATTCCTCGCCGCATTGTTTGCCGCGCCTGTCCTGGGGCCAGCGCTCGCGAAGACCGCGTCTCCAACTGCGGTTGGGCCGCGGGCCATTGATGCCAACGCCGGAACCTTGGCCGCGGGCACGATACGATCGCCGGACGTAAGGTGGTCGATCGATTTTGCCACCGGGACGATATCGATCCGTGACGATCTCTTCATTGACGGGCCGGTAACAGCGGCGCGCCTGTCCGAGATCTGAGGACCACGCATGTTCTTCGTCGTGAACACCGCTCGGTCCGCTTCGCTGGTCCCGACGGTCTTTGGACCGTTCAATTCCCAGGCCGAAGCCGAGAGCTCCATTCAGAAGATGCGGCCAGGGACCTATCAGATCGTTGGGCCAGCGGCTGAAGTCTCGAAGTTCACCGTCGCCCAGCCAGTCGTGACGCCAGCAGCATAGCCGAAATGCACGCGCCTCTTCCCAAACTGCCGCAGAACCTGCCGGCGGAGCGCTCCCGCGTGCGCCGATCGCGCCGGAGCGACTCTACTCGCCGGCCGGTCGTGCATCTCGTCATGCCTGGCCTCGAGGTCGCGCGCGCCGAGCCGCGCGCGCGAGAGACCGTGACCAGCTTCCTGCGCCGCACCGGCTGGGCCTGGCACGATCGCGCCTACGGCTGGCAGTTTGCGAAGGGGTTGCCGACCATCCTCGAGATCAACGGCGAGGCGGTGCTGCGCCAGGATTGGCGGCGCCGGCGGATCGGTGCCGCGGATCAGGTCCGCTTCATGAGTTTCCCGCGGGGCGGCGGGCAGGGCGGCAACGCGGTCAAGCAGATCATCGGCATTGTCGCACTGGTGGCGGTGTCGGCATTCGCTCTCTGGGCGCCGGTCGGCCTGTTTGGTCTCACCGCGGGCAGCTTCGGCGCGACGGCGCTGGGGGCCGGCCTCGCAATCGGCGGCACACTGCTCGTCAATGCCCTGATCCTGCCCAAGGCTGGCGCGACGAACTCGCCGAGCTCGACGCCGGATCAGATCTATTCGGTGACGGCCCAGGGCAACGTTGCCAAGCTGGGACAGCCGCTGCCGGTCTGGTACGGCCGTCTGAAGGCCTTCCCGGACTTCGCAGCGACGCCATGGGCCGAGTTCGTCGGCAACGATCAATATCTCAACCTGCTGCTCTCGGTCTCGATGGGCAGCATGTCCTACGAGAAGATCTACGTCGACGACACGGTGTTCTGGGACTCGACGAACGGCATATCAGCCTCGTTCGCCGGGGCGCAGGTCGAATTTTACGAGCCGGGCGCAACCGTCACGCTCTTTCCGACCAACGTCGACCAGTCAATCGAGGTCAACGGGCAACAGCTGCCGTCGGGGACCGGCACCTCTGGTGGTCAGTTCGATCAGAACGGCAACGCCTTTGGCCCGTCGGCGCGGACGCCTGGCGCATGGATCGGACCATTCGTCGCCAACCCAGCGGGAACGCAGGCGCAGTCGATCGCCGTTGACTTCGCGTTTCCAGCCGGCTGCTTCACGGTCAGCGGCAAGGACAGTTCGATCGGCTTTTCGAACGTTTGGCTGACGGCCGAATACGCGACCTGCGATGACGCCGGCACTCAAACCGGACCGTTCAATCCGCTGTTCTCGACCACCTTCCAGTACGCGTCACAAGCGCCGGTTCGCAATAGCGTGAAGGTCGACGTGTTCCCGGGCCGATATCTGGTCCGCTTCCGCCGGGAAGACGCCGAGCTCGCCGGCACCGCCGGCTCGAATTCAGTCATCTGGGCCGGCCTCCGCTCGTTCCTGAAGGGCAACAACTCGTTCCCCGACGTCTCGACCATGGCAATCCGGCTCAAGGCGTCTCAGTCGACGCAGGGCTCTTACAAATTTGGCGTTCTGGCTACCCGCAAGCTGCAGGTCTGGAGCGGATCGGCGTTCGTGTTGCAGGCAACGCGGAATCCCGGATGGGCATTCTTCGACTCCGTGGCGAACACGCAATATGGGTCCGGCCTCGGCATCTCGAAGGTCGATTTCAACGCTGTCGTCGATTTTGCAGCGGGCTGCACGAGCCGGAACGACACGTTCGACTTCCGGTTCGATTCCGCTGTGGCGGTGCCGGACGCTTTCGACAAGATCCTCGGCGTCTCGAGAGCGAAGCATTTCTGGCTCGGGGACACCGTGTCGATTGTCCGCGACGAGTGGCGCGACGTCCCGACCATGCTGCTGACCGATCGGGAGATCGTGCGGGATTCGACCGCGATCGACTTCACGATGCTCGGCGAGGAAGATCCGGATGCGGTCATCCTCGAATACGTCGACGAGAACACTTGGCAGCCGGCGCAGGTGCAATATCCGCCGAACAGCGACACCTTCACCTCGCTGAATGCCACCACGATCCGCTTGGACGGTGTCATCAATCGCGACCAGGCCTTCCGCGAGTGCGCTTTCGTCTATCTCCAATCCTTCTATCGGCGCGAGAACGTCACGATCGGCGTCGAGTACGAGGGCAGGGCGATCACGCTCGGTTCGGTTGTTCGGGTGCAGTCCGAATTGCCGCAAGCCTACGGCTACGGCGGTGCCGTGGTCGGCGCCGCCGGTTATGCTCTGACGCTGGATCCGGCTCCGACATGGGATAGCGGTCCGTTTTACATCCGGCTGCGCCGTCCGAACGGCAAGTTCTTCGGCCCGGTGCTGTGCACCGAAGGCGCCAACGCCGCGATCGCGAACCTCAACCCAGCCAGTCTGGGGGCAGCGGAATCGTCGCAGTCGATCACGCTGCCAGACGTCCTGGCCCGAGAGGATGGCGGCGAGCCGCCGTCCTTCGAACTCGGTACCGGTGAGAGTTCGTCGAAGCTCTGCCTCGTGCTCAACGGTTCGCCGAACGGCGATACCTGCTCGCTCAGCCTGGTGGTCGATGACGAGCGTGTCCACGCAACCGATCTCGGAACGCCGCCGGTGCTGCCGAGCGCGCAGTACCCGTCGAACGACAAGGTACCGTTGGTCTACGGCCTGAATGCCTACATCAGCCAAGGCACCGCCGAACCTCGACTGTTCGCCAGTTGGTTCCCGACCGAAGGCGCAATCTACTATGTCGCCGGCATCTCCTACGACGACGGCAAGAGCTGGACCCAGGTCTACGAGGGCGCCGAGAACCAATTCGACATCATCGTCAGCCTGGCTGCCGCAACGCTTCGGGTGCAGGCCGTCAATGCGACCATGCGCGGCGCGTACTCAACCGTCGAGCTCGATGCCCCGACGGTCAAACTGTCCCCGGGTCTCGTCACGCTCGAGTCGTTCAATGCCGCCTTGAAGAAGCAGGTCACGGAGGTGACCGACCAACTCAACGACGAGATCAATGAGGCGTTGCAGCGGATCTCGACGCTGGTCGGCAATCAGGACGCGCGCAACTGGCTGGACCAGCAGAAAGTTCGCACCGAGATTTCAGCGCGATCCGGCGCAGCATTCGCTGCGATCGCCGTCGTGCAGACGGTCGCGGTGAGCACCCAGGAAGCCCTCGCTGACTTCGAAACAACGGTCACCGCGCAGTTCGGTGATGTCAGCGCGTCTATCGATGAACATTCCACGGCTATCGCTACGTTGGATGGTTACGCCGCCGCGGCATGGTCGCTCACGCTGAACGTGAACGGCTACATCTCAGGCATTCAACTTGTGAACGGCGGATCGGGAACCTCGGCATTCACTGTGGTCGCCGATAAATTCCAGATCCAGTTGCCTGGCTACAATGGCGGAGCGCCGACGCCCGTCTTCACCGTCGGTACCATCGCCGGGGTCGCCTCGATCGGTATCACGGCGAATATGTACCTCGACGGGACCGTCACGGCCCGCATGATGAACATCGGTGTCCTGAGCGCTATCACGGCGAACGTCGGCACGCTCACGGCCGGCATCATCCAGAGCTCGGATGGCAAGGTGGTCTTCAACCTGACGGCCGGCACCCTCATTATCTCGGAGTGATGGGCGGTGTCCGTCCGGATCTACATTGATTCAACCCGGGTGACCGTATCAAAGCCCGGCTTCGATGCGCAGTCGCCACCGGCAGTCGACTACAAGTACCTCTCGCTGGACAGTCGTCTCAATCAGGGGCGTCCACTAGAGGTCGGAATTTTGCCGGGTTACAGCTTCCTGGTGAGCGGGAAGGTCTTCTACACGACCACCTATCCGAAGCCGCCCGCTGTCGACATCATTGCGTACGGTCTCAACTCGGGCATGGCCGCATACAATCAATCGATTGTTATGCGCGATGCGAACAGTAGCACCGCGATTCAGCGGGTGCCGTTCGCGGTGCTGTGTGAAACGAACGGATTTACCGCAACTGACTCTGGCCTGTTCACCTATAGGCATTCGCGGCTGTACGGGGCATCTGTCACCCTGTTCTATGTCGCTTGGCAGGTTCAGTGATGGCTCGGCGCTTCCTCATGGGCTTGCATCCAAGCCTCGGCGGTTACGGCGTATGGTTGTCGCGACCGGGGGTTGACGTCGTTACGGCTACAGTGCCGGGCGACTTCCTTCTCAAGCCGGACACCAAGAATGAACAAGTCATTTTGTCTGGCAGCGTTTTTCTGCCGCCATTGAGCGGTGACGTAAATATCCCTTTTACGGTGACGCTTCCGCAGAATCCCTATGTTGCGTTCAGAACGTACATCGACTCGGGCGTTGTTTCTTACCCGTATCGACTCGATATGGCCATGCCGCGGGACCTCACCATCGGCGGTGTCGTCTACTACGAGATCACGAACGGCTTCCGGATTTCAACCAACTCGCTGACATTCAACAACACCATCTCGGAGTCCTACGGCATCTACGTGGACTACATGATCTTCAATAGGAGCCTCGGGTGACGCAGCGGGTCCTATTGCAGGGCGGAGCCGGCGCAAAACTCGTCGTCAGCAAGCCGGGGATCGATGCGAGCGTCGCCAATCTCGATCAGACAGTCTTTGATTCCCGCTGGTCGGGTCACCAGTTCTATTTGAGCGGCACCCTGGACAGCATCAACGACAGCACTGCTCAGCTGAACTTCGGAGAGACGCTCGACGCGCCGCCGTTCATGCTCGGCTATTGCGATCCGAGCATTCTTCTGAACCCGGGCGCGCAGTACCTCATGTGCGAGTCCTTTCGCGGCAGCGGTACGGACTTTTGGATCTACGCTGCCGTGACGACGTCGGCCATCGTGTTCCGGTTCAAGTTCGGCAACCAGCAGGGACGGCTCTACTTCTCGCTGTTCAGGAGAATTGCAGGATGACAGGAGTGACACTCGACGCGGCATGGGCTGTTCCTGGCTACACACCCGCTGATGCCGGCGGACAGGCAGTCCCGCTAAGTCCGGAAGCCATTGCGGCCGGGGTCGAGGAGCCGGAAGCGATCAACAAGACCAAGACGCTCATCAGGCACGACGCAAGCGGGGTTATTACCCAGGTCATTCTCGATGCCGAAAGGCCCATGGAGGAAATTTCCGCGGCGTATACCACGGCTGGGATCGATCACATGCTGTACGACGGCCCGGTCGATATCAGAGAGGCCTACGTGGACGTCACAAAAGACCCGAAGGAGGTCCTGCCGAAGCCGGAAGTGGTCATCACTGGTGAGATTCGACCGATCAAGGCGGACGGTATCGACGCTCTGCATCTGACGGTCCAGCCGGAAAAGTTCACGGTTTATGTCTGGTACGATAACAAGCTGGTCCACCAGGAAGACGTCACCGACGGCGGCATCGAGTTCGCGATCGACCAGGTCGGCACGTTTAGGGTGACTATCGTCCCGGGGCAGCCCTACAAGGTCGGAGTCTTCGAGGTGCTGGCGCAATGAAGCTCAGCATCTCGCCGCTCGTCCAGGAGAAGAAGCGAGCGGAGCGTCGGATCAACGCGTTCCTCATGGTCGACGGTCACGACGTCGCGCATTCGCGCAAGCACATGCTAGCGTTGGCTGTCCAGAGCGGTGCGGCACCGACCGTCGAGTTCGAAGAGGCTGCGAAGATCGAGGGCAAGACAGCGCAGGAGCTCGCGGCCATCATCCTCGCGAAGCCTGACGACCTCATGATCAAGGAAAACAAGCGCAGGGCACTCCTCGTGGCCGCTCGCAATGCGCAGACCTTGGAAGAGTTGAACAAGATCCTCGAGGATAGCGGCGTCCCGGCACATTACGAGGATCAGCGGATGGCCTTGCTGCCGTAACCCGCGCGGAGCCGATAGCGGCTCCAGTCCAGCAACCACGAAGAAGTTTCAGTCGAGAGGTTCTCGAGATGACGGCGCTTGCCAGTTATTCCACCGGCACAGTCACTATTGCCGCCAACGGCACCACCGTGACCGGCACCGGCACGATCTGGTCAGGCGTCAATGTGCGACCTGGTGACATTCTGCAGGTCGGCAGCTTCCAGACGATCATTTCCGACGTCACGGATGTCACCCATCTGGTCATCCCGCAATGGGGCGGCGGCGCGCAAACGGATGTCGCCTATACGATCTGGAAGTGGTTTCCGCAGCGCGTTGTTGGCGCATCGGCCGCCCAAGATGTCAGCGACTTGGTCGGAGCGCTGAAGGTAACGGGGTTCTTTTGGTTCGTGGATGCGGCCTTGTCGGCCCCGGATCCATCCCTGAACGCCTCGGACGGTCAGTACGCACTCCAGCCGTCGACCGGAAAGATGTGGGTGAAGGAGGATGGCGATTGGACCTTCCTCGGCCTTTACAAGGGACTTAGCTTCAAGGGCGTTTACAATGCCGGCACGACGTACTCCGCCGGCGACGTGCAGACGACCGCCGGCACCTCCTATGTGTGGATCAATCCCACTCCTGGCTCGGGTCATCCAGCGCCTGATCTGACCTATTGGCAGGTGCTAGCTGCGAAGGGCGACAAGGGCGATACAGGCTCGGTGCCGTGGTCGGCAACGCTGAATTGGGCGACGGCGACGAATTACGTCGTCGGGCCGCCTGCCTCGATCGTCGTCGGTCCTAACAAGAACATCTATCAGTGCATCGTACCGCATCTGTCGGGCACGTTCTCGGCCGACCTTGCGGCCGGCAAGTGGTTGCTGATCGGTCAAAGTGCGACCGAAGGCACAAGCCCCACGTCACTACTAATCGGAGTTGGTGCGAAGACGTTTTCAACGCAAGTTGGATTGTCTTATCAGAACGGCGTCAGGCTGCGTGCGTCGTCAAACGCTGCGCCGACGAATTGGATGGAAGGCGTCTGCACCTACGATCCGGTGAACGGCACGATTTCGATGACGGCCGACAACTCCGGGGGAGCGGGCACGTTCGCTGATTGGAATTTCAATCGTGTTGGCGAGCGCGGCCAGCCCGGGACCGCCTTGTCAGCCGAAGAGTACAAATACTGGCTGGGCAAGGCAGCGATGCTCGATCCCGCTGCGTACGTTCATTACACAGGCAAGTTCTCCCTGACGGTTCCTGCCGGCGAAACGCTGTATGTGCTCAATGCGTGGTCTGCGCTTATTGCTGGCGGTACTTCGTCTTGGTTCCATCGCGATCTTGCGGCATCTGAGGCTTTCGAAGTTCCGGCAGGTACAACGATTTCGTGGGATAGCATCTCCTATACCGCATTCCTTTATATCTGCCGCCCCGCGCTCGTGATGAACGATCCGAAATACGTTGATCCGAAAGCGTTGTATTTTCAACGGATCAACGCCTTGCGCGCGATGGCGCTGTCGCAACTGTCTGCAACAGTTGCATCCGGATCTGCTCCTGGCGCTTCCACTGCTGCGTCCTTCCCCCCGGATTTTAATGACGGCATCCTGGCGCAGGTATCTGTCATGGATGCTGCATGGTGCATTCTCAGGGACGCACTACTCTGGGGAGGAGTAAACACCACCAACGAAATTTCTGACGTTCATCAGTACCGAACAACGAAGACTCTGATGACGGCGTTTCCGAGAGCAGCGTTTCCGTCCATTTTGACGCAGAACGCGAACGTGTCCGGCAATAATACTGACGTCTCAACGTTCATAAGCCGCGGCAATATCGCGTACTATAAGTTGCCTGACACCTGGCGCGCGACGCCGACGCGGGCATATCAGGCCGCAATTCTCGCGGATGCTCCGAGCAGATACTACAACTTCAATGAATTTGCCGGAACGACGGCATCCAATCTCGGTTCAACATCCAGTGCCGATGCGGGCTATGTGGGGTCCGTTGTCTTGGGGATGGCTGGTGCGCCCGGCGATGGTTCTTCGAGTATCGCTCTCAACTCCGCTGACGATTACGTCACGCTGCCTGCTAGCGCTGATTGGAATTTGGCCGGCTCAGACTTCACGTTTGAATTCTGGGCGCGGTTTGACAGTTTGCCAGCATCTTCGGCATCATATGACCCATGGTTGGTAAATGGGTGGGTCACGTCGAACGGTGACACCGATAATAGCTTTCTTGTTGCCGTTCAAAACAACAAGCTAGTTCTCTTGGTGAAGTACGCCGACGCCACATCGGTTACTCTCAGCAGCACCGTTTCGCTGGATGTGCATATATTTTATCACGTGATTGTAGGCCGCAGCGGCGGCAATCTGTTTATCCGTGTCGTCGGCAAAGAAACTCGGCAGACACTGGCCGTTACTAAAAACCTCATCACCCGGAATTCCAAACTGGTGATGCTGGGCAATTCGTTTGCCGGCGGCGCGTCTCCCGGAACGTTCCGCCTTACCGGTCGTCTTGACGAATTCGCCTTCTATAAGTCCGCACTCACTGATGCGCGCGCGGATGCTCATCATGCGGCGCAAATTGGTTGGTAGCTGCTATGCAAGTTGCCATATGGCACGACGCTTCCTGGATTGGCCGCGGCGCCGACTGGCGCACAGGTGTTCTAAAAGACTGGATTACATTTGTTGCCGGGATTCGCCGCAGCTTTTGCGGCCACATCGAAGCAACTCGGTAGTTTTGACTTCGGCCCAAAGTCAAAAATGATCGACGACAAGCCTAGCATGATGCCACCGCCGAAGATGATCGCAACGATCAGATAGTCCATCCTGGTCCAACGGTACTGCTGCACGGCTAATTCCATTCCAATTGCAATTCCTGAGTGGAAACTACCACCACAACCACTGATCGAGCAACAGCCCCCCTTCGAGGCGAGGTATCAAATGACCGACCTCGCGGCCCTGAACGCGTTGGGATGGTTGCGATCTACGTGGCGCCGTGCGTTCCTGTTAGTATTTTGCCGGATGCGGTGGCGGTCGTCGCCTCGATTGCATCAGGCACCCGCGCGCCGAACCGTCTGCGATATCGATCGACCGGCAAGACTACAAACCAGAGCAGCGCTGCGCTGAAGATGATTGTCGCGCAGACATAAGCGAAATTGTCCGGCGTCATCACCGACGGCGCATGGTCTTTCATCACCGCATAGACGAAGAGATGAGAGAGATACATCGGGTAGCTCAACTCGCCGATCATGCTGTCGATGCGCGACGTCCGAAAGGCAGCGAAGAGGAGCGGGCACGACACGGCGATCAGCAGGATCACTTTCGGATTGAGCAGGAAGAACGTCTGCGAAAAGTCCTGGATTGATAGTGGCGTCGCCAGCACGATGAACGCCACTCCGGCAAGGGTGAAAGCTCCTGCGATCTGCAATATGCCGACCGGGACCATCCGAAGCGCCTTGCTGGCAAAGTAGGACAGGCCGCCCGCGGCGAACATGGTCATTTCGGCCGGTGAAAAGCGGTAGTGCCAAGGATCGATATCGTGCGGCGACCAGTATCCGATTGCCAGGCGAACGGCGATGCCGAAGGCAAGCAGTCCGAGCAGCCGCAGCGGTGAGCGACAAATGAATGGCGCGATCGCATAGAATGTGAGCTCTACGCCGACGCTCCACATTTGGGGAACCAGCATCAGGCCGTTCAACTGTGGGCCCGGCTCGGTTGCGAAGTGCGATGTCGGAAAAAGTGATCCGTCTGGGCTGATGCCGAGAAACAGGTAGAGATCCTGGAAAAAGATCGCACAGTTGCTGAACACGACGAACGCGGCGCCGACAAAATCCAGGTGTTCGAGGCCGGCGACGAAAGTCGAGCGCTTGAGCACGATGAGGGTCAGCAGCGCCACGACTGCATAGGCGGGCCACAGCCGAAGGTACCGGCTGAGATAGAACTGGCTGACATCGCTATATCCGGCGCGCGTGTTGAGCACCATGGTGATCAGAAAGCCGGAGATGACGTAGAAACCCTGGACGGCGGTGATGCCGCTCAAGAGGCTATGACCGAAAAGCTGGCTGCCTGGCGCGTGCGTGACAACGACGCATAGCGCTAGCAAAAATCGAAATATTCCCATCCCGCCCCGCTTCTAAAATTGGGATAAACAATACCTCGCGTCAACCTTGCGGAGCAAGCGTTCGGGTTGCGGGAACTCCACACATCGTGCCACTTGGCTAAAGGGTTGGTTCCGCGTCGAATTTCAGGGGTATCGTTCGATCTTGCGCGTGGTGGCATTCGCTTTTGCGCGCAACTGGTCTGACGATCTAAGATAATTGCTTCCGCCCGAGCAGCTTCAAGGCCGTGTTGCGGCCGGCCACCATCAGAGGATATGCGAATCTGGAAACCGCTTCGGATCGAAAGAGAAGCGAGTTGAGCTTATTCAGAAATCCTGATCTCGTGCTGAGGAGCGCTAGGCGATTGAGCGCCAAGTGGCCATGATAGGGGATGCCGTTCAGAGAAAGGATCATCCCAGTGTTGACCTCGCGGCCCGCCTCTCGGTGATTAGCAACGAGTGAAGGATTTTCGCGGGCGTCGAGCAGCCGAAATCCAGGCACACTCTCCTGCAGCCGCGACCATCGGACGTAGCTCGAGCAGAATGGGCAGTCGCCATCATAGAGCAGATAGTTGGTTGGTTTGGTCATCGTACAGGCACCGACACTGCGTCCGATCGGAGTGTATCAAGTTCGTAGCCGGTTGGAACATCCCTGATGCAGGTTGCCCGCCAAATGAACCTGTAGGCGACCACCTGGTCCCAGTGAATGGCCGAATTTGGCGCGAAGGCGTTGTGGTTTTGCAGGAAATGCTGCGGTGGGAAGACGAGCCATGAAGGCCAGTACCATTTTGGCTGCACCACCCCCGCATGGAGCGCCTGAATCGCGGGCTTGATATAGGCGCCGAGTTTCATCGGGTCTTTCGGCGGCGCGAGGACGCAAGAATTCGCGGTCTCGCGATCCCGACTGTAATACGTGGTCCCAAAGAAGCCGGTAGGGATTGCGTTCTCCTTCTTCCATTGCTGGTCAAGAACAGCGTCGCTCATCAGGAGATAAGAGAAAAATCCGAAGACGCGCGGGGACACCCTGGCCGAAGATCCATCCGCGTTCACTGCTTCGATGATGACGCTGTTGAACCCGTGAGTTTCGTACCAACCGGCTTCGAAGATCGTGAAAGCCCTCGGCGCAAGCAACATCATGCCGACGAAGACGATCCGAGCCGCCCAACTGAAGGTCACGGTCAGGTAGCCCATAGCGATGGCGAACGCGATGTTGATGGACATCCAAAGGTAGAAGAAGATGCCAGTCAGTCCGCCGATCGCCAAATGCATCATGTCGTAGACCAGCAGCATGATGCGGACTAATGGCAGAAACGGCATTGCCACCAAGGCCAGCAACTGAATGCCCATGGTTAGGATGTTCATCAGCAAGATGTTTTCGCGGAAGGCGCGATAGAGAAACTGCCCGAGCGGCATGCTCGAGAAAATGTTGACACCGATCCGATCAGCCGAACCTTGCAGCGTATAGGTGGTGTTGGTGGTCAACCAGCTCAGTGGACCGCCATCCAGCGACAGCTTCGCGATCCCGGAATAGAAGTAGTTGGCGAAGTGGATGGCGCATGCAGCCATGATGAGGGATGAGAAGATCGAGTCCCGATAGTGTCTAGCGCTGGGTACAGATCTGATCAGCGCCGCGATGGCGAGGCCGCCCGATAGCAAGAAGAGGGCGCACTCCTGCAACGTCATTTCTTCATTCCAGCCGAAGGGCACGCCGAGAGCCGAGGCGAACGCAAATCGATACCAGCCGCATGCGCAGATCGGCAGAATGTAGCCTGCGGGTCGCCACCAGCCGAGGAGCCCGCCTGCCAGTGCTAGCGGCGGCAAGGCGTAGATGGCGAACCATTGTTCGGCCGAGAGTGTCGCGAACGTGATCGAACTTGGCATCGCCTGCGAGACCGCAAAGGCGGTGAGCACGGTGCCGAGAAAGCGAACAAGCAGTCGCAAGGGCCACGAAAATTCCGACGCCCGAATGAACGTCAACGCAAGGAAGAGACATCCGACGCTCCACTGTTGAACGCTGGGGGCGACCAGGGCGCCGCGTAGCAGGAAGTGGTGCCAGTGTGTCGCCAGGGCGATCAGAAAGAGGATCAGGACAAGCGGCAGTCCGTTCAGGGTAGAGAACAGCCACAGCGGTATGGCGTTCTTCCGCGGCCACCGGGCAGCCTTGGGCGCCGGCAAAAATCGAAGCATTCCCATTCCAACTCATTTCCAGAAATTGCGGCGGCGACCATACGCCGCCACAACCAGCCCGAGCAAGCGCCGGTAGTTGCATTACCGCAACAGTACCCGTGTTCCCGGCGTCGGAGTTCGTCGCCTAGCCGCCCAACAGGGCGGCTTTTTCATGAGAGGAGAGCAGAAATGACCATCGCAGCCCTTGTGGCGGCGAAACCCTTGCGCATGGGCGCATCGGGCGATGCCGTGAAACAGATCCAGCTCGCGCTCAAATCCATCGGGTACGGCCTGACCGGTACCGGGTGGTTCGGACCGGACACCGACACCGCAGTCGAGGCGTTCCAGAAGCGCGCCGGATTGAAAGTCGATGGGGAAGTCGGACCGCTGACCGGTGCGGCGCTCGATGCCGCGGTCGGTGGGAAGGCCCCGGTAGCGGCGCCGGCAACGGAGATCAGTCGACCGCTTTGGCTCGAGGCCGGCATCAAGCTGATTGGCACCAAGGAGGGCGCCGGCGCAAAGGACAACCCCGTCATCATCAACTGGGCGAAGGACGAGGGTGGCGACATCGCTGCGGAATATACTCATGACTCGATTCCGTGGTGCGCGCTGTTCGCCAATCACATCCTGACCAAGGTCGGTCTCAAGGGGACCGAGACGCTGTGGGCGCTGGACTTCGCTGGCAAATGGCCTGCCGTGAAGCTCGCGGGACCGGCGGTCGGCGCCTTCGCCCCGATGAAGCGGACAGGCGGCGGCCACATCACGGTCGTGGTCGGCAAGGATCAGCACGGCAATGTCATGGGGCTGGGCGGCAACCAGTCCGATGCCGTCAACATCGAGCCCTTTGCGACATCTCGCCTCAACCAGGGCTTCTGGTGGCCGAAGGATGTTCCGCCGCCGCTGGCCAGTCAGATCGGCTTCAGCCATCTGCCGATCGTCCGCAGTGACGGTCGCGTGTCCACGAACGAGGCCTGACGGCCGTGGACCAGGACCGTCACGCCGAGCTCGACCCCGCCTTCGACCTTTCGCCGTTCCAGTATTTCCTCGACTTCCTGCTGGTGCCATGGGTGGTTTGTAGCTTGATCGCCTTCGCCGTAATCGGCGGAATGCGGTTGTCAGCGATCGCGGGATGGCTGGCCGTCGGCGCGGCGGCTTGGACGCTCGCGGAATACTGGATCCACCGCGCGATCTTCCACGGCAACAATCGCTTCGCGCCGATGCACGACATGCACCATCGGCTCCCGCGCGATATGATCGGGATCTCGAGCCTTGGCACGTTCATGGCGTTCAGCGGCGTGTGGCTGCTGGCATGGGCCGCGGCCGGCGAGGACTCGGCATCGGCCTTCGTGGCCGGCGTCATGATCGGGTACCTGGCCTACTGCGCTATCCACGTCCGATTCCATCATCATGGGCCGAAGGCACGGCTGTCGCGATACGTCGCCTTCATGAACGAGCACCACTCCGGTCATCACCGGGGCGGGAAGGGCAACTTCGGCGTCACAACGATCGTTTGGGATGTCGTCTTCAGGACCTATCGGCGATCAAGCTGAGAGCGCGCGGTCGATCGGCCAATTCAATCGGAAGATCCGACGCCATGCCTTCATGTAACCAATCCCGGCGAGCGCGCAGGCGTCTTTGAGGATCATCTCCTCGCCTCGATATACGATCCTAACATTGTTGCGCTTGTTTCTCGTCTGGATGGCTCTTGTTGACCATCTGCAGTTCGATTTGCTGTAGCCCTCATCATTCTTGATCCGGTCAAGAGAATGGTGGGGGCTCGGTCTATCGCCCATGTCTTCGTGGAAGTTGGCGAAGTTGGACCATCGATCGCAGACAGAAATCCCTCGGCCGCCGTAGTCCGGAAATTTTTCGTCGTTTGGGTTCGTGCATCGCCGGATCATGTGAGCCCACGCTGCGTATTCCGCCGAGAATCGTCTGCCGTGCGTGATCGAGGCCTCGCCATCGCTCTTCGCGCCATTTACTCGAGCATTCTCGGCGCGCAGGCAGCCGCATGAAATGACGTAGCCGCGCCTGACCGACGAGGAGCGGCACACGTAGTCAGTCCCGCAGTCGCAGGCGAATTTCCAAAGGATATTGGACCGCGCGTCCTTTCCTTCTCGGGAGACTGCGACAAGACGTCCGTACTTCATTCCTGGGGTCATGACGCCGACTCTATCGCGTCGCCTCGACCATTCAAAGAGCTTCGTGTTCGGCACCTATCGCCGGGCATCTTGAAGAACGCCGCGCGACGGATCTCGCGCATTTCCACATCGAAAAGGTGAAACATGAACCGCATCTATAGCGCGGCCTTTGCCGTGCCTCTTCTGCTCGCGCCGAGCCTGGCCATGGCGAGCGGCAGCTCGTTCTTCGTCGAGGTCGGACCAGCCTTCGACCCGACGGGCATGCTGATCGCCGGCCTGCTCAGCCTGGCGCTGGCTGCCGTCATGCTGCCGCGTCGCGTCCGTCCGTTCGCTCTCGGGTTGGCCATCCTGGTCGGCGTCTCGCTCGCGATCGACGTCGCGTTCGCAGCCGATGCCGCGGCACCGGAGACGGTCGCGCAGGCGACCAGCGACACCACGAAGGTCACCTGGGCGTACGGCGCCACGGTGTCCCAGTGGGCCACTGCGATCGGCACCATGATCTTCGCCTTCGTGACGTGGCTGCTGCGGAAGCTGCCGGCGCAGATCTACAGCATCTTGGTCTCGATCCGCGCCGACCAACTGCTCCAGAAGGGCATCGACTACGGCATCAACATGGTGCAGGGCGCCACGAAGGACAAAGCGCTGACCGCTGACGTGCACAACCAGGTCGTCGCGGCTGCACTGCAGTATGTGCTGGACCACGGTTCCGACTGGCTGGCCCAGTTCATTGGTACGCCGGAGCAAATTGCGCAGAAGATCATCGCGCGGCTGAACTTGGCTCCGGATGCCGTTCCGGACGTCAACACCGCCGTGACGAGCATCCCCAAGACGTAAGGCGGGCGCCATGTTCAGCGGGACGACGCTCGCCGCTGTTCTGACGGTGCTGCAGCCGCTCCTGGAGGCGTTCTTCAACGCCTTCGGGAGTTCGCTGAACGATTACTTGGCGCGGCAGCGTGCCGACCAGAACGCCAAGGATCTCGGCGCGGCTCAGGCCACCGTCCAGCAGCAGAACGCAACCATTGACGCTCAGCAGGCCGAGCTCGAGGCACAAGCCAATGCCCCGAAATCGGTCGATGACGCGATCAAGCGCCTCGAGGAGGGCTCAGCATGACGTTCACCTGCACCGGCTGGGCCTTCATTGCGGTCCAGCTTACCTGCACCATGCCCGATGCGGCGCCGGCGGTTGTTTGTCCGCCGGTCCGAGCCTGGACTCAGGACTTCCAGAAGCAGGTCGCCGCCGAAATGCGCGCGGCGCCGAACAGCGCGCTCGCCGCCGTTGCCGTTCAGGCGATCGGCGATCGCGACGTCGCCCGGGCATGCGCCCGGCGTAAGAAGGCGGGTAAGCGGTGATGGGCGCCGCCGGCACGCCGGAGATCGTTGCCCAAACCCTCGCGGGGTGGGGGCCGGCAGGAGCTGTGATCGCGGTCCTGCTTGCGACCATTCCCGTCCTGGCTGGAGCAATCGTGGTGCTCTTCAAAGCGAACAACCGTCTCCATATCGAGCGGAAGGAAGAGCTCGCTCGGTTCAGCAAGCTGGTCGAAGCCAACAACGCGGCCCTGACCAAGGTCGCGGAGTCGACCGAGGAGAGAAACCGCGTCACCGAGGCGCTCGCCGAGGCCATCAAGGTGCAGGCCACGGCGTTCGAGATGGTGAACCAGCGGATCGAGTTCTACCACGGCAACAACATCGAGAAGCTGAAAGACCTGATCGGCACATTTGCCTCCCAGGCTGACGCCGTCCGCGTCCTCACCGGCATGGTGACGTTGGCGAGGGATAACAGCTCCGTCGCAGCAACGGCGGCCACTGAATTGAAGGTGAAGGTCGACAGTATCGCCTCGAAAATTGATGGGGCCCTTTTGCGGAGGCCGCGATGAGCCTCCTGCGAACCGTATTGCGCCAACTCCACCTCATCGAGCCATTCGATGAAGAGGAGATCGATAAAGCTTCAGCCGAAAACGCATTGCATGACCACGACGCCACGATGCGGCGCCTTGATACTGCCGATCGAGAGATCAGCAACGCACAAGGCCGACTTCGTGAAGCAGTAAGCCTTTCGCGTTCGTCGAGCGAGTCCGCCCAGGCACCGCCACGGCACGACGAAATTGCGCAACTCGTTCATGACATGCGGTCGTTCGGCCAGAGGCAAGGGCATTGAAATGTTCAAATTGTTGGAGGGTGCGAACGGCACCCTGGCTTTCCTGCTGCTGTTCGCCTGCTTCATGTTCGGGGTCTACATCATCCGCGAGATCACCTTGAACGGCGTCAAGCGGGTCCGTCTTCAGGCCGCAATATCGCTGTGCGTGGCATTCGCGCCGGAGGCGGCTTCCCGGATGTGGATTTGGTACTGGCGCCATCTCGAGAACGGCGGCGCGGACGTCGACTCCATGCTGCACAGCCCGGTGCTGCTGATCACAGCACTTGTCCAGATCGTCGGAGTAGCCTGCGTCATCCGGGTGTTCGCGCCCGATCGTTGGGGCAGGGAGGTCTGGATATTCACCACGCTCGTTGCGGCTGCGATCGCCGTCACGCTTTCCCTCATCGCATAGGCGGCCACGATGGAATGGATTGTCCCGATTGCTGCCGGCGCCGGTGTTGTAGCAATGCTAGCCGGTTTTGTGATGGTGAACATCGCAAGCACCGTCGACGAGACCAACACGGGCTTCGGCGTCGCTTTCGTCGGGCTGCTGGTGGTCGCGCTCTGCTTCATCGTCGCGCCAATCACCCTGTAAGAGTCGACGAAGAAAACTGATCCGGCGCATGCCCGCGCCGCGATAGATCCGTCGTCGCCCTCCAAGTTGCGACGGTAACGAAGGGTTGTCGCGGAGCAATCCGCGGCAACCCACCCAACTACCCAAACGCCACCTTGCCCGGCTGTCCCGATGGGGATGGCCGGGCTTTTTTGCGTTTCTAGGGCCTATCCGTATCAGCCCGGATATGATCCGATTTCGGCCGGTACTACATCTGGTTGCATGACCGACATCGTGATTTCCACGCCGCAGCGACGCTCCCTATTTCCGGCCGCGATGATATTGCTCGTCGCCGGCAGCCTGCTCGCGCTTGCCTATTTCGTCGGCTCACTCATCGCGCATTCAGGCGGCGGCTGAAGGCAGTGGGTCAGTTTGAAAGCTGACCCCGAAAAAAGTCCTTGGTTAATGCCCTGGGCGCTCGTGCTAGGACTCGCACCAGACGGGAACTTGCGTCTAAATTGAGCGACATGCGAGACACCCTCATTTTTTGGCGTCGCTGCGCGGCTTATGCCGCCAAAGGAACAGTCGCCTTTGCAAACGACTGGGCGTGGCTATTTGGTGTCCCCGCCACCGTCATTATCATTCAAGTTGTTGCTACCGGGTCTGGCAATTCCGTGACCGGGAGTATTGTCGCAGATGCGTTGCTGTCCGGAGCTATCGCCTTCGCTATCACATGGATGGTGATATTTTTCGTTAGGCTGATTGGCGCGCCCGCCGCGCTTTACAAACAAGCGGGCGGCGACGTGTTGGAAAGCATCCCCGCAACACGACCACTGCCCATAGCAATAACAGTCGATTCTCTGGCGTCTTACCTCCGGACCGGTAGTAGGCCCAATAGGCTCGATTCCAAGATTGCCAAACAAGGCCATGTAGAACTCAACAACGGCTCTACTCTCGCATATGGACTGTGCAATGACCTTAAAAGGCTGGGCATCGTTGATATTGCTCAACTGGATGCCCTACTGGAGGAAAAGGAAGAACTAATTCTGTACACAGCCACACGATGGATTTTCGCAGAAAGCACCCCGGAGCCCGGCGTCAATCGGGGACAATGCGTAGCAGAGCTATGTAGCGTCCTGTTTGCGCAGCTGGGGAAGGACCCGCAAGCAAAACGAATGATCGATGATTATTTGGCTGCGAAATCGGCTAGCCGATCTTAGCCCTGACGCACTACCCGCAGGTCCTCAGGAGAGTGCGTCCTTCACCCGGTACATCGCGGGGTGCTTCCGGTTCTTCACCTTGACCCAGTCGCAGGTCTTCGGCCGGTAGCGTCGCTCCCGGTGCTTAGAGACGAGGCCCTCGAGGCCCATGTCGCAGGCCGCGCGGAACAGGTCCGGACCGATCTCGCCAGCCTCATAGGGCGCAACGAAGATGCCCTGCGGCCGGCGCGCCAGTAGCTTGGCAAGCCGGCCTTTGCGCTCGAACAGCGGCAGCTCGCGCAGGTCGTCGCCGTCGAGCGCGACAAGGTCGAAGGCGTAGAGCTGGGCGTCCTCGTTGTGGCGGTTGGAATGCAGGGCGTCGAAGTCGGAGATCCCACGGACGTCGAGCACGCAGATTTCGCCGTCGATCGCGAACCGCTGCGCCTTCAGCTGCATGGCGCTTTCGACGATCCACGGGAAGCGCCATGTCCAGTCCAGGCCCGACCTTGAGCTGACGCGCACCACCTTGCCGTCGCGCTCCACGCGACCGCGGTAGCCGTCATATTTGACCTCGTGAAGCCAGTCCGGCCCGGTCGGCACGGCCTTGGCGGCGACCGGCACGCATGGCTGAAACAGGGGTTTTGGCATGCCCGGAAGATAGGTATCCGGAGCGGGTTTTGCGAATCAGCTAGGAGGGTTTCGCGCCGTGGTCGGCGCTTGCTGCCATCATGCCCTTGCCGAGTGGCCCGAGCGCCTTGCGATCAAGTCCGATCGACAGCAGCGTCTGTCCGAAGCCGAAGGTGAAGGCAAACGCGTCGGGCCTGTCGGGAACATCGCTGAGGCCAACGCCGCCTGCCATAACATATGGGTCCGGCGGCATTTCGCCGGTTTTGATGGGCGGAGGAGCCGTGGCGCGGACCGCGGCTGCGCCCAGCAGCCCGACCACGAGCGCGCCGACGACATCGGGGGGAAAGTTCAGCGTTGTCGAGCTTCCATCCTGCGTCGCCGATAGCTTGACGATCGCGCCGTCAGGGCTGAGTGTGATCTTGAAATCAGACACGAGCTTCTCGGTCGGCATTGGCGCTTCCTCTTATACGAGCCTAAGGCTGAGCTGCCGCCGGTCGCCGATGTGTCGATCGACGAAGCCCTGCAGCTGTGCCGGCACCTCGGTCTGCTGCAGGTCGCAGCGGCGCTGGATTTCGCGGGCGACATCCTCAGAGACGTCCTCGGACCAGCGCTCGGCGGTGTTGAAGCCGATGACCCGAAGCGGGTCGGAATATTCGCCGGCCATCAGGTCCTGAATGACGGTCTCGAGGTCGGTCGCATCGAGGTCGGCTTCGCGCCAGGCCCGGCCGATCCGGCCGAAGTCGTCGGCGACCAAGTAGACGGTATGATCGGTCGAGGGGACGATCGAGGGAACCCAGCCGGTTCGACGCATACGCAACTCCACGCCAAAGCCCCAGTTCAAGATACGTGCCGGCGTGGCCATTGTCGAATCTCGGGCGCTCAGGCAGCCGCCGCGGGGTCTTCCTTCGAGGTTCCACGGGCCACGATCGTCAGCGCAACATCGGGCAACGGCCGCTGCAGCGCCTTCGCCTCGTCCCAAGGAGCGCGCATCCAGACATCACGCTCCTCATCGGTAGTCAGGATCACCGGCATCGCCTTAGGGTGGATCGGCGCCACGACGCCGTTCGGCTCGGTGGTCAGAAAGCCGTAGACCAGGTGCGGCCCCGCCACTGGCTTGGCCTTGGTGCCACGATCGCCGGCATACTCGGTCCAGATCCCAGCGAAGGCGGTCAGCGGCCGATCGTCGTCGAGCGCGAACCAGACGACGTCCTTCTTGCCGGTCGCCGGGTTCGGCTCCGGCGCGTACTCCGAGAAGCTGTTGAACGGCACCAGGCAGCGGCTCTCCGGCTTCAGCCATCGCTTCCAGTGCGGTGACTTGACGTTGCGGATGTTAGTCACCGGCGGCCCGCCGTACTGCGGCGGTGACGGCATGCCCCAGCGCATCAGCACCAGCTCGCGGCCGGCGCCACTGTCGCGCACGACGGGGGCCGGGTAATCGGGGAAGACGCTTGGCATCGCCGGCAGGTTGCCGACGTATCGGTTGACGAGCCGGAAAAGGTCAGCGATCGCCGCCTGGTTGGTCGTTATCGAGTAAAGGTTGCACATCAGGCGAACAGATCCTTCCCAGGCTGGAGCATCCTCACGAACGTTCCGCTTTCGTGGTACTCGAGCCAGCCCTGGTCCCTGGCGTACTGCAAGCCGGCCCAATATTCAGCCGGTGTCGCCTTATCCTGGTCGATCATCGGATAGTTGATCTTCTCGATGTAGATCCTGCCGTCCTGGATCGGCTCAAACGCTCGCGCGTGCTCCATGATCCGGCGCGCCGCTTTCTCGGGGTCGGAGTAGGGGCGATCGCCCTTCATCCTCATCGGCAAATTCCATCATTCTTCTGGGCAGCGTAGATGTGCCCGCGGTGCGCGTAACTCTCGTCTGGCTGCTGGCTATCAAAGGCCGCACCGCAGGGACAGCGCATCAGCGAAGATGGCTGTTGAGCAGACAGCTTTTCGCCGCGCTCCCACATCGCATATTTTCGCTCGGTCCAATCGCGCTGATGGCGCCAAGCCTCGAAGTCGGCCTCGGTGCGCGTCGGTAGCAACCGTCCCCATGCGATCTCGAATGCCGCGCGCGCATCCTCGAATGATGCCGCCGGGCCGCTGCTTTGCTGCCCCGGGTCGCAACCAGGATAGAAGCCGCAGGTCCAGCCCCATTGATCCGCGTCGGCTGGAACGCCGGCGCGCTGACCGATCCAGCCGACGTTGACGTCGCCATAAAAGACGTCCCAGCCCTCGCGGTGAGGGTCGGCGGAGGGACGGCGTGTCAACTCGGTCATGTTGCGTCTCCGATAGGCCGCCGCTGCCAGAGTTGAACGAGCTCGGCCGCCGGCCGCCTGCCGGCGCCGCTGCACTTCACACAGCGCAGTCGCCCCGCGAGATCGTGCACCATGGTCGACGGGACGTGGCGCAGCGCGGCCAGGTCGACCGCGCGCGGCGTCTTGCACCTCGAGCATCGGATCTCGAGCCACGGATAACCGGCATTGAGGGCCTGATCGATCGAGGGCGACGGATCGACCGGGCCGCCATCAGCCCACATCTTCTCGTTCCAGCTCTGGCAGAGTAGATCATCGGCTTCCCGGATCAGGGCCTCGCCCTCGGCGCGCTTTTCCTCCGATCGGCGGGCAAAGACCGTCGTCATGGCGCGGGCACGCGCCAATTCTTTGGTCAGCGCCTTCCGGTCACCTCCGGACAGTGGCGTGGGATGATGTTTTGGGGCCATCCCGGCATGATTGCGCCGAATCCGAGGTGAGTGAAGTCGCTAGGGCTTGTGGGTGTCGAGGCCCGCAGGCCAACGGTTTGGTCAAGACAGGGGCGATTTCGAGGGACTAAACAGGCAGATACTCGTCGAATCCGATATAAGCCGTGGTTGTTTTATGGCATTGGCATCGCCCGGCAGTAGCATCACGACCATGGGAAAGAGCAAGAGGCCCAGGACAAAACCAGCCGCGGCGAATGCTGCGATCCAACCGTCACAGCAGCAACCAACACCACCGCCCAAAGCGGAATTGGAATTAAGCGACGGCAAGGTCGCGAGAGGACGATGGCGCGCCCTATATCGACGGCTATTCCCTTGGGGAAGACGTCTCGTCGCTCTTGGGAAGGTTGCGAGCGCTCTATCAGCGGTTGGTGCATTTGTGCTGCTCGTCACGGCGCAGATACGCGTGCTGCCGAGCGTGGTCCTGGATCCACAAAATAGCTTTGGGACGCAATTGGCGATCGTCAACCAAGGACACGTTCCGGTCTTCGATTTACGCTTCTCGTGCAATTTCGACGGGACTTCGGGAGCAGGGAGCCTTTCGAATATTCACATTAATTTGGACACGCCGGTCACGTTACTCTGGCCGAACCAAACTGCGACCAGAAGCTGCATGGTCCAATCGACTCTCGACAACGCGAGGGTAGTTGTGACGCTCGATTATTGGTGGCCCGTACGGTTTTGGAGACACAGGCCATCGTTTCTCTTCACCCTTCGAAAGGGTTCGTCTGGGTACTTCCTTGTGCCAGACGCCGAGTAAACCGGAAGGCTCTCAAGATTTTTTTGATCGTGATCTCGCGGCCGATGTCGCACCCGTCCAGTTGGTTAAATCGCCCATGTCCTGAGCGAGTTAGCAGTTGCTCCTAATCCGCGTTCGAGAAGGCGGAACGAGCAGCACGCCCAGCAGTTGTGAGGAAGAGGGGCTTGACGGATTCCAGAAACTCTGTGCATACCGCTGCCCCATCGAAACCGCCGGCAAAATGATTTGCCTGCTCTGAGGACCGAAACCGTGTTGAGCCTACGCTCACATATCGTCGCGAAAGCCGCCGCCGCGCTGCCGTTTATTCGGCGGAGCGATTGGTCGTGCCTGTCCGTGACGGAACAAGGTCCGAGCTATATGCGCCCCGAAAATCTCGGGACATCCACGATAGCAAGAGCGTAACAGGCGGCGGGAATCCACCCTCCGCCACACCAGGCGGAGAGGGCAGATGGCCCGCACCAACACCACCACAGGACTCGAGAACCGCGCCAAGCAGAGGATCTTCTCCTCGCCGGTAGCGCTCGCCTTCGTGCGGACCGTTGTGGCCCGCCGCGGTGTGACCGAGGCCGAGGCCCGCAATATCTATCTCGATTACATCAACCGAGCTCAGCCGCATCGCCGCGGCGAGCGCACGGCTGCATGACTGATTTCGGAATACGGGACGATCGCCCCCGCAAGGACATAAGGCGATTTCGCTGACCGGTACCGGTCTCCTTCAGTGGGGCGGCAAACGGTGGTTTCAGGCAGCGAAGGTTTTCTATTTGGCCGGGCTCGTCCCGGTCGTTTGTGAATGTTTGCCGGCGTGGCGCAGTGGCAGCGCAGCGCACTCGTAACGCGAAGGTCGCCAGTTCAAATCTGGCCGCCGGCACCAGGTCAGCCCGCATAGCTCAGATGGAGAGCAGCCGCATTGTAGGCGGACGCGCGCAGACTCAAGCCCTGCTGCGGGCACCACTTCGCTGTCATAGCTCATCGGGTAGAGCGCGATCTTGGTAGGGTCGAGGCGCCAGGTTCGAGCCCTGGTGACAGCACCATCAATGCGGACGTGGCGGAACTTGGTAGACGCGCCGGTCTCAGGAACCGGTTCTTCGGAGTGTGGGTTCGATCCCCTCCGTCCGCACCATTACAACTGCCCCGGTGGCGGAATTCGGTAGACGCCGGCTGCTCAAAACAGTCTTCCTTGCAGGTTCGAATCCTGCTCGGGGCACCATCACGCTGAGCCCGGATAGACGCCGGTCGCGAGTTCGATCCGCAGCTTGAGCAGCCGCTTCTGTCGGCTGCGCAGCTGCTCCAAGAAGAACTCGCTGTCGAAGCCGGCACGGATCGTCTTGCGCCAGGTCAGGCAACCTTCGACCGCTGTCCGCCGGCTGATCCGGTATTGCTGGATCGCGGTCAGCGTGTTCCACCATCTGACGTACTCGGCCATCTCGCGCTCGAGCACGGCGTCGACCTGATCATCGGTGAGCTCGCAGAATTCCTCGAAGCGCTCTTCGAAATCGTCATCGTCGATCATGGTTTTGGTCCTCCTACTGGGTAATCGCGCCCGCGAGGCCAAACCGGAAAGGGTCGAGCAGCTTTATTTTCGGCCTCTATGGGAAAGCGTCCCGAGGCAGGAAAAAGCGGAAGTCACGCGCGCCTAGCTCAGCGGTAGAGCGCCTGTCCTACACACAGGATGTCGGCGGTTCGATCCCGTCGGCGCGCACCAATTCGCGTCCGTAGCTCAGTGGGAGAGCATCGCTATGACATGGCGAATGTCGGCCGTTCAATCCGGTCCGGACGCACCAACTCGTGCAACTTTTGCACAACTTCGATCACGCACGTTAGTCCGACCGGTGAGGGCCTCGCCTGATAAGCGAGTGGCAGTTGGTTCGATTCCAGCAGCGTGCACCAACAACGAGGAGGACGATCATGGTTGTTCTGACGACGCTGATGCAGCGCGTGCCGTCGGCGATCCTGCCGCCGGGCGTGCACCTCCTCTCGATCGAGAGCCAGGCGGCGCTGGCGCGCGCGAAGGCAAAGGCCGACGCGATCGTAGAGCGTCACACCAAACCGGAGCGGCTGGCCGCCGCACCCATCGATACGATGGACCGGTTACCGTAGCGACGAACGGCCCGGACTTTTAATCCGGCTGGCCTCACGGCCACATCGGGGGTTTGAGTCCCGCCCGGTCCACCATCACGGACCTGTGCCCCCAGCGCGGATTCTTAATCCGTCGGCGCAAGCCATCGTCGGTTCGAGTCCGAGCAAGTCCTCTGTCACTTGCGCGAGGCATGCGCGCGAGGCGGAAAAGCTGGTACAACCAGAGGGGGAGAATCGAAGGAGGGCGGTTAGGTGGATAGTTCGCAAGAAGACACGATGAAGCTACGAGAATATGAGCTCAAACTTGTGCAGGCATGGGCTGAACTCAAGTACCGCGTGGCCAACACGGTTGCGCTCGCAAACATCGGCGTGTTGGCCACCGCTGTTGCGTTTATGAAGGACAAGGGCACGGATTCCTCATCCCTTCTCGCGCTGGGGACTGGTACGTTCGGTTTGCTGAGCGCGGGTATCGCGCTGATAATCGTCTGGAGCAATTCTGAAGAAGCGATAAACCGGATCATCACCGGCGATAAGCCAGAAGAGCGATTGAAGATCTTGGCGGACAAACGGCTATCGACGATCTTCACCGTATTTATTACGGGCGCAGTAATCGGATTTGGGGGCGCTATTGCCTCGTTCACCGGTTATTCGCAAGCGATCTACGAGTGCAGCCAGAAAGGCAATCCTTGTAAATTGCGGAAGTGAAGCGGCTGGCGGCCGTGGCGAAACGGTAGACGCATTAGTCTGAGGGGCCGACGGGAAACCATGCTGGTTCGATTCCTGCCGGCCCACCATGAATCGATCTACATTCTCGGCGAGGACTCGCGTCTCCGCATTACGTCGTAAGACTGCACGCTGCAGTACCCATAGGCAAACGCGTCATCAGTATATGTCGCCTCACAACCATAGTGGATCTTGAGATGCCGCCGATTTGCATCCAGGAGATCGATGTACCCGGTGCCTTTCACTTCCTGCGTCACGCAATCTGCGGTGCCAGGAATCAAATCGCCTACGTCGGGAATGAAGTAGTCGGTATTGTCGATCGCCTTGCCGGGTACCGGGAAGGGTATTACTTTTCCTTTGTCGCACGACAAATGAAAATCTGCCCTGCACAAATATACCCCATCAGCCGGAGTGCAGTTCAGGACGCCGCGTGGTCGCTTCGTATTGGGCATGTCGGCGGCTAGTGCAGGCGCGATCGCTAACAAGGTCACAAGAAGAATGAAAATACGCATTTGGGCCTCCACGTTCTGATTGGACAGCCTTGCAACGCCAGGTAGCGTACCGCGATCCCAAAATTGCTTCTATTCTGACGGCGTGGACCAAGTGTCGCAGCTGACTGCCCCTGTACCCATCTGGGAAGGGACCGCACTGTCGATGCGGGAAGGCGAGTTCGATCCTCGTCAGGGGCGCCAGTTTGGCTAGACCGGTGTCCATTTTTGTTCACCGCCGTCGTCGTCTTCATCGATCCTGCCGACGATCCTGCATTCCTTCGTCGACCTCAGATAGACGGACCCGCAGTGGTGACAATGCATCGCCTCGCTGCCGATGCCGGTGAGAGTGTCTCCTGTCGAGTAGATCCGTCGCTGCTCAGCTGCCGACATTGTCTTCCAGAAATCAGGGCTCAGCGGTCTCTGCATGTAGCTTTTCCCCTTACATGCCGGGGATGGGCAGTCGTTCGAGGGCTTATTAGACATTGGGTACTCCTTACTGTCCTCAAATTAGCAATTTCCGGCGTGTGGCGCAGCCTGGTAGCGCATCTGCTTCGGGAGCAGGGGGCCGCAGGTTCAAATCCTGCCACGCCGACCAATTCGGGCGTCTAGCTCAGCGGTAGAGCCAGCCGCTCATAACGGCTCGGTCGTCGGTTCGAATCCGGCTGCGCCTACCACGGTAAATCATCCTCGCTTCTTCTTTGAAGCAAGAAACCGCAACGCAATCAAAGGGGGTCGACGATGTTTGCCGCAAGTCCGGCGCTGGTTCTCAACGCCGACTTCCAACCCTTAAGTTACTTTCCGCTGTCGCTGTTCGGTTGGGAAGACTCCGTCAAGGCAGTGGTGCGGGGATCTCACGTCGTCGTCGCGGAGTACGATCAAGTCATCCGGAGTCCGTCGACGACTATGCGGCTGCCGTCGGTCATCGCGCTGCGCGACTATGTCCGGCCGCCGGCTCGAGTCGCCTTCACGCGGTTTAACGTCTTTCTCCGCGATCGCTTCCGCTGCCAGTATTGCGGCGAGCAGCACCTCCGCGGCGAGCTCACGTTCGACCACGTCGTGCCGCGGGCGCTCGGCGGCAAGACCGAATGGACAAACATCGTTGCGGCATGCAGCCCGTGCAACATGCTCAAGGATCGGCAGATCTGGAAGCCGCTGAGGGCGCCGTTCGAGCCCAGCCAGCATGACCTGCTGGCGGCGCAGCGGCTCTTCCCGCCGAACTTCCTGCACGAGTCCTGGCAGGACTACCTGTACTGGGATGTCGAGCTCGAGAAATAAGCCAGCCGGCGGCGATTGCGATCACCGCCGGCGGTGCGTAGATTCTGATTTCCTGCAGCGGCCGCGGCGACGCGGACATTGGGCGGTGCCCGTTCCCTGAATGCGCGATGTGGTGGCAGTTTGCAGACGAGGCTTTTAAAAGCTGGACCGACCGCCATGAATGCCCAAGCCGCTGGCATCCGCTCCCGCGAAGGACAACGGTAAGCGAGGAGCCGGCAAGGACGGGCAGGGGCATGAAGAAATCTTGGGAAAAGGCCGTCTAGCAACCCTCGCGGGAGCCGTTCTGACGTCATCAACCTTCTTGCAAGGAACTCTGTCGGGTATAAATCCCGTCGTTCCCGGAGGCCGAGATGGCAATCTTCAACCTGTTCTCGAAAAGGCGAAAGGCCGAACGAGGCGTTCCCGCCGAAGTGTACACTTACGACAAGGTACCTGAAGGCCTTCGCGTCCAGATCATCCACATCTGGACCGATGCGATTGGCAATCCGGCAGTCAGTATCGAAGACAAGATCCGATCTACCTATCAGGATATTGTCGAGATACTGCGTCGTGAGTATCAAGTCTTTACTCTCACAAAGAACAACCGCACCCCTTATGATAGCCGCAACGCCTTCGGAGAGCTGTGCGAGTTCTTCTTGACGGAAGCGAACGTCGAGCGCGTCCTGGACGTAATTGAGATCACCGCCACCGTCATCGAGAACTACACTCGTCAATGGAATTATCTGAATCGTCGCAACGCTGAAGAAATCGCCGATGATGCAATTTCTGAGCTGAACGCTCGGTTCAAGGAGAATGCTGTCGGTTACGAGTATGCTGACGGAAAAATCATCCGCATCGACAATCAGCTAACGCACACAGAGATCGTGAAGCCTGCGCTACAACTCTTGCGGAATGCTCGTTACGCAAATGCCCAGAAAGAGTTCTTGGATGCGCATGAGAGCTACCGGCACGGTAAACATGCCGAGGCTCTGCTAAATTGTAACAAGGCTTTCGAAAGCACGATGAAAATTATGTGCGCGAAGCGAGGATGGGCAATTAGTGCCAATGCCACTGCAAGTGAACTCATCAGGGCCTGCTACGACAATGGCCTCATACCCAGCTTCTGGCAAACGCACTTCAACGGCCTCCGTAGCGTGTTGGAATCGGGCGTGCCAACCGCGAGAAATCGGTTAGGTGGCCACGGGGCGGGTGCTGCCCCCTCGGCTCAAATTCCGAAAGAACTGGTGGCTTACGTCCTTCATCTAACGGCCTCGACCATCCTTTTTCTGGCTGAGGCTGAGCAGAAGCTGCCCTGACGCCTCGCTCACCACATGCGTAGCAACCGTGAGGAAACTCGCCCTCCACGAGCAGGACCGCGACCGCATCTTGAGAGAGTTTGGCAACTAGGGTGCGTACTTACTCTCGTGCCTCCAAAAAAGACGTCCCCACTACAGGCGATAGGGGGACGCGCAGACGGGATCATTAGTTTTTCCCCTTAGCTCAGCGGAGTCAGAGCGCGGCCGTCCGAATGCCGAGGCCGCTGGTTCGAGTCCAGCAGGGGAAGCCACATTGGGCAGTCTAGTCGGAATGGTCTGACAGCGGTCTTGAAAACCGCGGCTCGCGAAAGCGATGGGGGTTCGATTCCTCGGCTGCCCGCCAATGACTCAGTTCGGCCATGAACGAAATTTAGTCGTCGGGCTAACGATGCCAAACGATCGCGCCAGGCCGGATGTACGTCTGCGCCGCAAAGGAGTTTGTACCCTTTGCACGATTATCGCGGGGTGGAGCAGCCCGGTAGCTCGTCAGGCTCATAACCTGAAGGCCGCACGTTCAAATCGTGCCCCCGCAACCAATCTGCCGCCGTTAGGGGCCGAGGCCAGAGTCACTGCTGTTGCGCAAGTCGAAACACTGCGAGATTGTCGTCGAATTTCCGCTTCACCAGTTCCCAAACCTTTGCGTCGCGCGGAAGTGAAAAGGCTGTTCCTTCCTCGCGAGTCAGAATTTCTTTGTATGATTGCGAAAGTGTTAGTCCAATGATTCGATTTGCTCTGTCGAAAAAAGAGTTGAACTTTCCGCCAAACGCGAAGAGGTCCTCCATTGTTACGTCGAGTGTCGATGGGAGCATCTGGTCGACGTAGAATTTGAATAGCTTCAGGCCGTAATATTTCAGACGGCTCACTTGCTTGAGGTCCTCGTTAGACTTTTGAAGCTTCTCCAGTTCAGCGACTATCTTGTCATACGCGTGTATGGCCAAGAGGGTCTCCTTGAATTGCTGCTCCGACCACATTTCGGTGATGTCTCCATCTACTCCGAAAGAGTAGCCGTACAGCCCGTTCTCTTCCGGCAATTGAAACAGCTTTGCTGGATCTGAAATCGGAATGCGTGGGTCGTGATACCAAGCATATCTTATTTTGCCGAGGTCTTGTAGTTTGAGGACCGACGTTGTCGAGTTGGCGCGAGGGTAGGGACGCTTTCTGCCGTATGCGATCTGAGCCATGTCTCCGCGTGGCTTTGTCGCTTTGAACTTAGATTCAAGCCAAAGTTGTATCGGATCGTTTGAGCGAAAGTCCGGCACCCGAAGGGTATTTTGCGTATTATTGGTCTTGATTAAGGAAGCCGCTATACCCTTCTCTCGGGTCGCATGCTTTACGGCCGTAAGTTTTACAAGAACTAGGTGGTGTGGACACTTATCGCAGCCATAGGACGATGGCAGCGAGAGTGACGACGGCCCGGTAATTCCGGGCGGTCTTTTCGAAGCGGGTTGCGACGCGTCGGAACTGCTTGAGCTTGCTGAAGCAGCATTCCACGAGATGGCGCTGGGCATAGAGATGTTTGTCGAGCGGATATTTGAGGGCTCGCGAGGGGTTGTTGGGGATGACGGCGAGCGCCTTTTTGGCGGCGATGTCTTGGCGCAAACGATCGGCGTCATAAGCCGTATCGGCGATGACGACCTCGGCGGGCAGCCCCTCGATTAATGCAGCGGCTTGTGGTGCATCGCCCTTCTGGCCCGCGGTGAGCGTGAACCGCACGGGGCATCCCAAGCCGCGTACGGCCATATGTATCTTCGTGCTCAGGCCGCCGCGCGAGCGCCCGATCGCTTGATCTTCAGACCCCCTTTTTTCGCCCCGGCGGCGTGCTGATGCGCCCGGACAATGGTGGAATCGACGATCAGATATTCGAAGTCCGGATCCTCGGACATCGCCTCGAAGATGCGGCACCAGACACCCTTGCGGCTCCATCGACTGAACCGCCGGAACACGCTGTTCCAATCTCCAAAAGCCTCCGGAAGATCACGCCAAGGAGAGCCCGTACGCACGATCCAAAGCACACCTTCCACAAACATCCGGTTGTCCCGCCCGGTCGAGCCCTTCTGATCGGGCCGGCCTATGATCAGCGGCGCCATGCGCTCCCAGGCCGCGTCGCTCAACACCAAACGCTCCATCACACCCAAGGCCGCCTCCCAAAAAGAAGCCTTGAATCTGATTTGCTCTCAAAAGGGAATCCTTAGAGTCCACACCACCTAGAGTGTCTTTCAATTTATCGACTATTGCGTGCTTGAGCGCGCCAACCGTCTGCGCTCCGTTCACGATCTGCAACTTCTGAATGACCAGTTTTCCTGTCTTGGGATTGAACTCGAAGTCTTCGCAAAGCGCGGATATGCCATTATTGAAATAGTAGAAATTTTGTGGCTCATCGGTAAGCGTCTTGTTGAGGCCAGTGTTGACCTCACCCTTGCGCCCTAAGAAACGTCTGATATTCCAATTGAAAAGACTATCTTTGTGATCCATGGCGATCTGCTTGAGAGCGTTGCCGCGGATCGCAAAGGTGAGATTGCGTAGTGTGCCGTCTGGTTGCATGAAATGATTTTCAGCTAGGGTCAGACTAATTGTATCGGGATATTTCTCCTCGATGCTTTTTACCGAAACAAATTCATCCCTCAGCCCTGAGATGTCCAAAACGTCGAACTTGACGTTTTGATTTTGGTTGTCCTTCGTGAATTTGTCGATCAGTGCGTCGGTTTTGTCTGACGACTCTCCGGAGCTTATAAAGATGAAGTGAATCAGGTAGCGCTGCTTGAGCCAATACTCGAACTCATTAGCTAGCTCCTCCAACTTCGGGTTGGTGGTCTTTCGCTGGGCTAGATACGTGCGGTCGCTCAATAGCTTATAGTTTGAAAAAAACGACTTCACGTCTCCTTCCGGGATTGGATCGGAGCCAGCAATTCTGGGATGCTTGCACTGGACGATATAGATCTCGTCCGTTTCCTTGCTTTCAAAAAAGATGTCGATCCCAGCGTCATCTCCTCGGATGATGCACAAGGAGGGATCGTTATCGGCCGCGGGATAGCGCTCGCTCAGCAAATTGAAGCACCAATTTTCAAAAGCCATCCCGCGTTGTTTAACGTTGTCGAAGCTCCATTTATTCTCAGCGCAAATTGTTTGGAGGGCGCTCCGCAGTTCATTCTTGAATGAGTCGATCTTCATGTTTGCCTTAGCGCTGGGTCTGCCGGTTGAGAGGGGTAACCTCCGGTGATCGTAAACATAAACTGTCGGTTATCGCCAGCCCTTGGGCTAGCGGCCCGGATCACGGAGCATCGTTCGGGGCCTTTGGGTGGGGGAGAGCCGGCATGAGTCCTGCCCGACGTAAGCACACTCTGGGTAACGCCAAGTCTGGGGACTGAGCGGGCCTGTAACGCCTGCGCCTATGCGCCTTCCTGGTTCGATTCCAGGGTTACCCACCAAATTCGCGGGTAAATGATTACGGTAGTCGGTGAGAGTGCCACTCTCACAGCCCGGGTTCGACTCCCGGTGCCCGCACCATCAACTTGCGCATTTGCGCAAACTCGCAAATTGCCCGGATAGCTCAGCGGTAGAGCGGCACGTTGAAGGCGTGCGCGTCAGTGGTTCGATTCCATTTCCGGGCACCATGACAAGGGAAACGCCGTTTCCGACAAGCGAAACGGCGGTTTTGTAAAGCAATTGGGGACGTAGCTCAGCGGCGAGAGCAGCTGTTTTGCAAGCAGTCGGTCCGGGGTTCGAGTCCCCGCGTCTCCACCATCGTCATTTCCCGATCCGCTAATGGCAAGCGACCCGGCTGTTAACCGGTTCATTCAGGTTCGAGTCCTGATCGGGGAGCCATTTCCAAGCAGCCATCGTCTAGTGGTCAGGATGCCCGGTTCTCAACCGGTCGACACGGGTTCGAGTCCCGTTGGCTGCGCCAATCCGAAGCGGGTGCGAGGAGGCGACACGGTGGAGAGTCGGTCAGTGCCGGCATCTTCTTCGGTCGCGCGCGGATCTGCGCAGCGCTGGACGTGATCTCGAGGCGGACCGGAGCGATCGGCCGGTCTGAGGCGAAGCGCGCCGCGCGCATCGAGACGAGAAGTCGAGGGGAAACCTCGGCGAGGCGAGAAATCATCTTCCGGTAGCTCAACTGGTGGAGCAGCGCGCTACGAACGCGAAGGTATGCAGATTCGAGTCCTGTCCGGAAGGCCAGTTATCAGCGTGTAGGGGAGCCTGGCCGTCCCTACCTGCCTTGGAAGCAGGGGATCGGTGGTTCGAATCCACCCGCGCTGACCATGTTGACGGGGATTAGCTTAGCCTGGCCCAAAGCGCCGCGCTCTGAACGCGGTATCGGCGGTTCAAATCCGTCATCCCCTGCCAATTTGGCCCCGTGGCGAAACAGGAACGCGGCGGTCTGCAAAACCGCTATGAGCCGGGGTAGCACCGGCCGGGGCTTCCATCATTGCACGATCGGTAGAACATCAGTGCGATATCCCGACCGAACGCCAGCAACCAGTTTTGCTGCCATCTCTGCCGGCAGGCCAAGCGAATATGTCCAGTCGGTGAAGGCTACAACGTGCTCCGCCGGCGTCATGTTGAAGGCGCCGTCGATGACGTCACGGCTCGGTGCGATCTTGCCGGCATATCCCTCGAGCCAATGCACGTTGGGAAACCCGCCGAGGTTCGTCGGACAGGCCGAGATCGGTTCACCGTAGCGGCGGGCTACAAACCCGGCCCTGCGAAACAGCATCTTTTCCGAGTGGAGTCGCTTTCCGGTCTCGGCGATGAAGCGCTTCAAGCGTTCACGGGCCGGTCCGCCGACTATGAAGAAGCGCTGATATGGCATACGCGCACTCAAACGCCAAAACCGAGGATTATTTTTCAGATCTTTTGCATGCCGACGAAAAGGGCGTATCCGTCAACGGGATAGGCGCGGGCCTTCTAAGCCCGGAATCGAGGTTCGAGTCCTCGTGCGCTCGCCACGATCAGCCGATCTCTGCCGCCAAATTGCGAGCCTTGTTCTGCGCGGCCTTCAACTGCCGCCCCATCAGGTGCGAGCCAACATGATCAAGGTATTCGATCAGGATCTGCGCCCCATGGTTCAGTTCGAAGACCGAGGCCGGCAGCGGCGCGATCTTCCAATCGCTTTTCAGCGTGAGAAAATAGGATTCGAGAGGTCCGCGAAGGTGCTCGACATTCTCGGGCCAGGTGCTTCTGAAGCCACCTTGGCTTTGCCGCACGCTCTCTGCCATGCCGCGCAGCGAGCGCCCTAGGTTTGTGAGTTCGCCACCTTGCTCATTCGCCAGCCGGCGCAGGACCCGATCGGCCCAAAGACCGATCGACAGACCAAACAGGAACGCGAGGAGTGGATAGAACCAGTGCGACTGGGCTAGGCCGGCCACTACGGAGACGAGCCACGCAACCCCTTGGTCCGGATGATCGAAGTACCCGTTTCGCTCCATCCACCGCTTCAACAGTTCGGCTGCGGACGGGCCGATGAGTACGGAGAACCAACCGATGATGGGAGCCCACCCCGCCGCTTTCCTACGCCACTGCCACACGCAAAAGACCCCGTTTGGAAAGCTCGGATCGTAGCTGCTCGGCAGGCCTGCATCAACGGTCGCCTAGCTCAACTGGACAGAGCGCCGCGTTCCTACCGCGGAGGTTGCCGGTTCGAGTCCGGCGGCGATCGCCATGCATGAAAATGCCCGCTCCTGGTGCGGCCAAGAGCGGGCGTGCGTCCCGAGCGACTGCGACAGACCCTCCCTCGGGGCGCGCGCGCAATTAGGGACAGGCGAGGCCGGCGGTCAATCCGGAGATCTGCGGAGCTCGGTGCTTCCGATCGGTGTTCCGTCGCGCAGCCAGAAGCGCGCGCGATCGCCGACGATCTCAGGGCGCTGCCCGGTCCAGCGGTGCCAGCGACCATCAATGTCGGCCTCGAAGGTGTAGCTCGCCTGGGCCGACACTTCGCTGGCTGGACCCTCAACGTATCCGTCCGCCGTGATCCTTCCGGCGACGGGGTCAGCAAGGGATCTGTGCAGGATTTCCATGATCGTTTCCAATTGGAGAGGTGGCCGAGCGGTAAGGCAGCGCTTTGCTAAGGCGCCGAGTCCTTCGGGACGCGCAGGTTCGATCCCTGTCCTCTCCGCCACTAATAGAGGCAGTGCTGCTCGGGATTGGCTAATGCGTTGCGCGCCGCCGCCGCGAATGTCGGTCCCTCGGCGGCCTTGCCGATGTCGTAGCGATCGGTGGGCGTACCGAAACCAACCCGCCAGTTTGTCGTGAAGCGCAGGATGGTCAGGTGGCCGTCTCGCAGGGACCTTGCTTTGTCTTCGAGCAGGGACATCAGCTGAGAGTTCTCGTCCATTTCATACTCCTTACGCGGGTTTGGGTCATAGGCTGATCACCTGGTTTCCACCCAGGCTAAGTCGGTTCGAGTCCGGCAGCCCGCACCAATCACCAAGGAAACCCCGAGGAGACTGAAATCTCCCCGGGGGCCCTCCACTCGAGTGCCGGCCGCCGCGGTAACAACGTTCCGGCGATCGGCATCCTACCCGCGGAAATTGTGGGCGGCAAACGGCCTGCCATCGCCTGGTGGAAAGGGTACGGCGCTTTCAACGCTGGACATCGCGGGTTCGACTCCCGTTGGCAGGACCAATCATGGGCGCGTAGCCAAGTTGGTAAGGCATCGGATTTTGATTCCGACATCCACAGGTTCGAGTCCTGTCGCGCCTGCCATCATCGGACATCCTCGATCTGTTCGTATCTAGTGCGCACGGACCATGCCTTCTCACATCGCTCACACCTTGCAGCGAATTGGACTCGGTTCGGATCGCCGCGGTCGGTTCGCTTGCCGTCCCTGTCATAGGTGGGCCCGGGCCACCCCATGCAGGTTTCTTCGCCACGCCTGATCTTGATGGAGCAGTCTCGCCGCGGGCAAAGCATAGTGACAGCGATCGCGATGTCTGATTCCACGGCCGGCTTCACGTCATCCGGGGGAATGAGATAGTTGAGCGGCTGAAGCGCGCGCTCCAAAGCGCGAAGTTGATCGAAATATCGATCATGACCAACGCTGTTCACGGCACCGCTCTCGATCATTGCGACACGGAAGGCTTCCGCAGTTGCGAGCAGGTCGGTCAATTGGCGGTCTTTGTCTATCGGACGCGGCATTTCGTGAATTCCTTCCTTTCGCAGGCCCTCGGTCGGGTAGGGGCTGCCTCTCATAAGGGCGGCTAGGCTGGTTCAACCCCAGTGCCTGCGACCACTTCCTCGAAACCTCGAACTCCACGCCAAAACTCGATCGGCCGATCATCGGAGTAGACGGCGATCTCGCGGTTTCCGTCCGCGTTAATCAGGGTGCGAAACAGCGCGGTTTCGATCTTCGAATGGACGAGCTCGGAGGGTTCAAAGGGACGGGCGTTGATGAGCAACTGATCCATGCGGCAAATCGGATAGCGCTCGCCGTTACGCATTTCGTGCGGGACGGTGAGATAGCCGAGGATCTTGTCCGGCTCGCAGCAGCAGCGGACGAGATACCTCACGGCAGCACCGTCTCGCGGGTCTCGATCTCGGCGACGACGTAGTTCGGATTGCGCCGACCGAGCTCATTCACGGTCTCAAGGCGGACGTGCAGGCCTTCGCTGCCGGCATCGCTCAGCGCGCTGTTGAGCGCCGTGACAGCATCCATCACCTTCCGCGATGCCGCCTTCTGTTCTGGTGTTGCCATCTCAATCTCTCCTGACTTTGTTCAATGGTAGGACGCTCGGCCGTGGACCGGGAGACGCGGTGTTCGATTCACCCAGTCAGGACCATCAGATCCCTTCGCCGGCGCCGAGCTGCGTGAAGATGTCCCGATATGCAGCGCCGATCTTGGGGTCCTCGCCGGGCGCGACATAGCCGCTGTACGTGAACGTCGGCTGCCGGAAGGGCAGGCCGAGCGCCGCGCACCAGCACCGCCAATCGTAGCCGCCGGCGTCTTCGCAGATGTCCTGGCCGTAGCGGACCTGCTCCCAGAACACGCGGCTCATCTCGGCGGTGTAGGGGCCGCGGCCGATCGCGGCGAGGGCGCCGTCGACCAGCTGGTCGTCACGGCGAGCACGAAATTGCCACCACCTGGCGCGCGCCCGCGGGATGCATGGCCAGCCGTGGACGGTGCAGCCGAAGTATTTCTCCAACGCCTCGAAGGTCTCTTCATCCGTCATTGCTGTCTCCATGGGGAATTAGAGGTTCAATCGGCGAGTAAATCGGCGGGCGCTGGGCGCGGCATGGTCTCCAAAACCATTGCAGGTTGGTTCGACTCTAGCCGCCGGTGCCGGCCTCGATCCCCGAGAGAGTGATGTAGTTTCCGATGGCAGTTCGAGCAAAGCACCTTGCATTTCGCCATCTCGCTCTTGATCCGGGCGATCGACCATCCGTCGGTGATTGCTTGCGAAACGCCGATATCTTTCCCATCCGGCTCAAGATGGTGAAAGTCTAAAGTCGCCGGGTGATCCTCGGGACATTCCGAGCACTTCAGCCCTCGCTTGAACTCTTCCAACCATTCCTTGATGCGGCTTTTCTGCTCGGCGCGTTTTGCCTTCGCAAAGTCCTTGTTGCGATGGTACCACTCGCGCCGATAGCGCCGCATGTTCTCGACGTCGTTATACGCCACTGGGTTCGATTCCTACCGCTCCTGCCAATTCCGCCCTCATCGGCGGGATCTCGACCAGCGTCAGCGCGGTCCAGTTCCAGTCATTTCGCTGGCGGACCGCGATCGCGACAGGCTGGTTCTTGTGCCAGAGCGTCGTGACGTTGGTGTCCTTCACTCGCTCCTGCGTGATCTCCGACCCGGGCTTTCCCTTGAGGTCGAGCTTCTTGACGACCGCCTCCAGCCACATCTGTTCGATGTTGCCGGCCTCGAGCTCGTCCATCGTGATCATCTGCTGCGGGTTGGTCATCGCTGCAGGGCGCTCCGTTCGCTTTCGTCTTCCCAATTCTTGATCCGTTGGATGGCAGCGATCGCTCGCTTGCTAAGCTTGGGGGCCTTGATCGGCTGCGAAGCGAATTTATCCGGGGGATTCATGTCTCCATCCTTGGTCAAAGCTTCGGTTGAGCGGAGAGCTCGACTTCCGCCGCGAGCAGCGACGCCCAGGCCTGTTCGAGCAGCGGCGACGGCGCATTCGTCAGGATCTCGAGGGTCGCGCGCTTCTCCGGCAGATAGACCTTCGCGAAGCCGGGATTGTGCTTCGAGATCGCAGACGTGTTGCTGATGAGATCGGCGCACTTGATGCCCTGTGTTTCGGCCGACGCGCGCGCCAAACGTTGGCGATCGATATCCTTCCGCATCTCCCGATTCAGCGCCGGCGTCGGCGGCATATCGGTGAGCGCCATAACCATTACTGACACTGGCTGCCCGAAACGCTCCACGAGCTCGCTCTCAAGAACGTCCTGATCTTCGACGACATCATGCAGCCATGCCGCGGCGATCGCGCTTCCCGACAGGCCGGCGCGCTCCACAATGCCGGCGACTTCCTCGAGGTGCACGAAGTACGGTTCGCCGGTGTAGCTCCGTTTCTGCAGTGCGTGCTTCTCCCGCGCGAATTCGCGGGCCATTTCGATCAAGTTCATTTTCCCTCCGCTGCCCGCCGCTGCCCCTGAGCAGCCAAATATTCGCGGGCCAAAGACCTGGACGCTTCGTCGCCAGGCAACTCCCCCATATCAATCATCCTGTTCCGCCAGCCGTGCCAATAGGAACGGCCGCGGTTCGGTCCCGGCTCGGGATCTCCGCGCTCGGCCGAACGATAGCCTTCGATCATCTGTCCCTCATCGAGCGTCTCAAGGTCGGCGAGGGTGCTGACCGGCGCGAACTTCAT